CTCATTACAGAGCAATTGCTAGCTACGAGAGCATTAGGAACTTGTTGATCTGCATTACCTCTACTCACATTATTACTATGACCAATAAAGAAATCTGCTTTAGATGCATCATTAGTAATGGTCCAGTTATTTATACGAGCAATGTCTCTCAACTGACCAACACTATATTTACAACCGGGTATAACATACCCTTTAGATTTAGCAGGTAGGGTAATTAATGCACCCCCCTGGAGGAGTGCATTAATCTTTTCTACTGAATCATCATCTACAGTATACAGCCAGGTATGAGGAAGTGGTTTATGCTTCCTATCTATACTAGCATATCTTACCTTTGTTTTAATAAATGGTAACTGCTTCAGCATGGTGTCTGTAACATTACCGAGATTCAAATCCATTTTCATTACTTAACTGCAATAGCAGCGATGTTAGCGTTTAACATTAACTTGGTGAACTTCTTACTTCCGTTAAGGATACCCTTGATAACAGCATACTTCAAGTCATTAGTAAAGATGTCCTTATCAATGATGAAGTTAGTAACACGGTCAATAATCTTTTGGTCTACCGTATTATCTGTGCTATAATGAACAGCATAGTTAGTGAAGCGCAATGCCAAGATACTAGCAATGTCTGCACGGTATGCATCATCCTTACCAATACAAGAATTCATCTGACCTTTAACATACTCCCAACTGTTGTTAGTCAACATGTCCTTAGGAGTAATTAACTTATCTAACTTGTTGTTAATGAATGTAGTAAATAGAGTAGCAAACTCGCTACCTACACTACCCTCACCAATCATTTGGATAAGTGGTAAGTCTTTCTCAAAGTTCTCTATACTAGAGATACTATTAAAGAAAGTAGTAATACTACGAGCATTAGTAGTCTGTGTAACCAACTCAGGATGCATCAACAAAAAGTTAATACAACGAGAGTCAATGTTATTCTGCTCTGCCCAACGAGCCCAGCAATCTGCATCAAACTTTAAGTAAGCTGTAATAAAGCGAGTCTTCTGAGCAGCATCCATAGATGTTACTTGATAGTCACCATTATCGGGATTACTAGTCAATACAATATGCCAGTTCTTTGGTAGCTCCCATGAGATATACTTCTGACGGTCAATCAATTCCATTGCAGCTTGAGTAAATCTTTGGTCAGCACGGCTGTAGTCATCTAAGATTAAGATACCACCTTCTTCCTTACCTTGAATCCACTCTGGAGCTGCATAACCCATACGTTTTTCTCCGCTAGGAACATACTTATTCTGAATATACATAGGCATGATGTTCTCAGGTACCCACTTAGCTGTTTTCTTGCCATCATCTGTAGTCTTAACTACTTCAAATTCTTTAATAGGGAAACCTGTAAGGTCACCTAGCTCCTCGATCTGAGCAAGATTCAACTTAACTACATCTAGTCCTAGCTCTTTACCAATCTGCAAAATTGTGGTTGTCTTACCTATACCGGCCTCACCTTCAATGTTCACTGCTACAGGAATCTTTCCTTCAGTTTGGATGTGCTGGTTGTTCTTTACAATGTGACCAATAAAGGTCTTCAACTCGTCTGTGTTTAAGTTAACTTGATTTGCGCTCATACTCTTAATTTAATTTAATTTGTGGACCAGGTAGATCCTTGTTTATACTTCCACGGGTAGAGATTACCCACAACATTTTGCCTCTTGGCTTTACACTACAATCACATTCACCATCTGTTAAGTATATCAAACAAGTATACTTATCTTGGTGCTCATTGTACAATTCTAAAACAGGATCAAAGTAAGTACCACCGCGACCATGTATCTCAATCTTATCTCCAGCCTTGTATGGCCCGATATGACGTATACTTGTATCACATTGTACAATAGTTATCTCTGCACCTGTCTTATTGATATGATCAATCTCATGGAAGAACTCTTGTACTTCCACATCACTAACGGAACCGCTAGTATCTACAGCAACTAAGATGTGCTTACGGAATTTAATCTTAAGACCAGGGTTATCCTCAAATCTTTTATTAGATTTACGTCTAAGCTTCTTAGTAAATACTTTCTGACTACCTCCAGTAAACCTTCTAAGATAAGACTTCCAGTCAAACTTAGATGGCTCACTACTGTTAAGCTTGTCTAGTAAACCCTTGAGTTCTCCAGGTACATGACCTCTAGACTTTGTTACTTGATCTGCAATCTCCTTAAGCTGATGCTCAACTTGCTTTTGTATAAGCTTTTGTTCAGCCTCACTTAAGTCTTTGAAGTCATCCCACGTGCTATGATCAGGAACCGGTTGACCATCACCATATGTTGGCTGACCTTCCTCCATAGCTTTCATCATCTGCTCAAACTCACTAGTACCGTCTCCATTATCTTTTTGCTCTTGTAGTAGTTTATAATACTCTCTACAGCCAGCCTTAGCAGGAAGATTCATAGGTGCAAACATCTCATTGTCAATGGTACAACCACCGTCAGGAAGATACTGTGCATCTATATACTGATTAATCTCCAAGTCCATTGCTACATTAGCTAGCTTAGGATCTGCAAAGTCATTGTGTATAGTAAGATGGAAGAATGCAATATGCAATAGCTCATGCTTTAGTAGGCCTATGTGATGCTCAGGACTCAAGCTTTCCCAAAACTCCTCATTGATCATCAACTGAAAGTTTATGTTATGCTTGCATACACCAGCAGTAGGAACACGTTTGCTCCATAATTTATTTAGTCCAATGAGAAAGAGCCCGTAAAAAGGCTCCTTCAACATCAGTTCTTTGCTAGCTTTAGCTAGACTATCTTGTTTTGTCATTTACCTTTTGGTATTAATGTTAATTGATATTTCTCCATGAAAGTAAAACCGGCAGTTTCTAATTGCCTCCCTAATTCTTCTGAAAATCTATTAATAAAGAATCCCATAGCTATTGGATCAACATTCACATTTTTGTGAAGTACATCATACATACTATTCCAAGTAAGGACACTGTTATAATCTAAACCAGTAATTTCTTTTAGCTTTGCTACAGTATCTGAATCAAGATTTAGATTCTTATGTCCTGCTTCTTTACATAACATAAGTATGTAGGGTAAATTAGCCTGGATATCTGAAGAGTCAATAAGATTCTTAACCACAACATGGTTCTCTTTATCTACAGACTTAGCCATAGCCAACAAATTCTTATATGTTGACTCATCAAGTTTAAATACTTCTCCCATTAGTCTTCTATTTTTAAAGTTTTTAACATCCATACAGGAGGGTTATTCATATTAGTAATCCACTCCTTTGCACTTGGTAGATAACCATTGCAATCTTCTTTTACATGTTGCTCGCCTACATAGCGAGTCATAACTTTTTTACCTACTGAGTTAACAAAGAAGGGCCCGAAGACCCTCTCACATTCAAAGATACCTTCACTGTGATGCCTGAATAATCTATGCATACTGTGACCATACCAGGCCTTAGTAGCATCAAACCACTCCTCAATATGGATGTATTCTTCCCAGGTTCCTCCCCACCGCCTTGCTGCGGATTTGGCGTGCTCTATAGGGTGGGACATACTGTTAATTTTTTAATTGTTATCAAATGTACTTTCATAATCCAATTTTTAAAGTCTTCTAGACTCATATTACTTTTTGCTCTGTTACAAACTTTACAGCAGGTTACAACGTTTTCTTTAGTGTAACCTTTAGAAGAGTCTACCCTATCTATACCATTGTATAATATGGGTACACCAGATCTTAATTTACCAGTTTTAGGATTCTTTAATTGATAAACTTGTATAGGTTCAATACCGCAGTAGTTACAGTTTTTTTGTGTAAGCTCTTTAAAATAATCAGAGTCTAACTCAAAACTAAACCCTCTATCGCGAGCATGTTTTTTGTATACATATAGGATAGCTCTATGACCCACATCAGGATCTTTATCTCTTTCAGTTCCTCTACAAGGAGATAATCCACAAGAACTACTGTTACCATTTCTTATATTATTAAGACATATGGTTTTCAATCTACCACATTTACATTTTGCTTTAATATAACGTTTACCTGTGGTACCATTTTTTGATACATCCTCTAAGTATGTCCAGTTTGTTTCTTCACCTTTACGGGTTTTTAGGATACCACCCGCTTTAAAAATAAGTGTTTGTTTAAATGAGCTCATGTACGTATGATTATATGTTAATACATGTACAATGTACAACAAAATAATCATACATACAAGAATGAGCCATAATTACTTACTCATCTTGACCTCCGTAAGTTTCGTTGTAGTATTCCTCATTACTTATTGAATATCCTTTAAACACAGCATCAATACCATCTTGTCTTGCATCAATAATCTGCTCCTTCTCCATTTGCTTGGCTACCTCCTCTCTTTCACATAAACAATCAATTAGGTTAGCATTTTTCTCATCACCTGCTTTTCTCATAACTTCGGATAAAGCTCTAAATTCTTGAAATAATAGTGTTACCGCAGTTTGTTTCTTTTCCATAGTTATTTAGTTTTTAGTTATGTCAGTCCATTCCCATCCTAAGAACATCTTCATCATTGCACGATGAAAGAAGTTAGGTTTTTTTGTAAAAGAGATACACACTCCACCATAACCTCCACCATAACCTCCTATGCAATACTTACCTACATATGGAGGATTTAATAGTGCCTTAACTGATGCTAATTGTTTTGTATTTTCCATAGTTATAAATTTTTAGTTTTTCCGTAAGTTTCGTTGTAGTATTGTTCGGCATTTGTAGACTCACCATATATGCTATGACCTTCAATGTAAGAATCAAGTATCTGCTCCTTCTCCATTTGCTTGGCTTTTTTAATAGCACTAATTAAACCTCTCTCAGATAATCCAAGATTGATTTGCCATTCCAACCATTCAACTGCAGTTTGTTTCTTTTCCATATTTATTTAGTTTTTAGGTTTTCTAACAATTCAGAAAATAAATCTGCAACATCTTGTCTACCTTGAAAAGTAGCGTCTATTAAATCTGCTAATTCTTCCTTACTATACATTTGTTTGGCTTGCCATTCAGCACCTTTTCTAGCACCGTCTTCCCATATCTCTTGGGTTCTACCTTCATCGTAGCCTTCTCTTTCTAAAAATTCTTCAAATGTTTCTTTTTCCATAGCTTTTAATCTTGGTTTAATTGTTTCATAAAACGTAACACCTCTTCATAGGGTGTGAAGATGAAGAATAGCTCTCCACTTTTTAGATAGACAACACACATATCAGGGTTAATAATGTCAGCCTCATCTGCATTTTGCCTAACTGCTACTATCTCATCGTACTTTATACATACATCAGCAAGGCTTTTATCTTGCTGCTCCATAAAGTCATACTCCTTATCATGAAGGAGTTCTGTCTTAGTGATTAGTAATTTACTCATAGTTTTTAGTTTTAATTATTAATGATCATATGGATGCGCCATTACTCTTTCCACTTAATATCTGTGAGGTCAACTGAACCATAAGCATCAGTAAGATTTCTTACATAACCATTGATATTTATAGTAGGAGGTTCCTCTTCAAAGTCAATGTCAATGGTTCCATAACCACCATCATTGTTATACCAGTCATACTGATAATGCTCCTCAAGTATATGATAAGCTAGGTCTTGCATATCCCCCTCATACATATCAGTAAGAACAGCTGTATCTAAATTTTCTCCATAAAAGTCTACATCTTCCACCTGGCCAGAGTCTCCTCCGCCATCATATCTAATTTCTACATTTGTTACACCAGCATCTTTTAATGCTGCAAATAAGGTTGCTGTCTTTAAACTTGCCATATTACTTTTGTTTATAAAACCTACCAAGTATGTTTGCGTTTAACCAGAAGTCTTTCTCTAGCACCTCGTACATAAATTGGTATTTAACTTCTTGATAAGAGAGCTCTGTCTTAGAGTAACATATCTTTAGGATAGTCCTTTTGATTTGTACTCCAGCCTTATGAGCTGCCTTAAGTTTTTCATTACTGCTATAGTAGTTCTGATATACAATTTTTCTTACGCGCTTGTAGGACTTCAAGCGTTTATCAGTGGGCATAGCCTTCTTAGAAAGCTTAGTCTTAACATCCGCAAAGAAGTTCTTCTTGCCTATGTAGGATTTACGTTCACCATCTAGGATAACATCCATCTGGTATACAAATCCTACAGCACCATCAGGAATCATGTCCTCGGTGAATTCTTTTAATTTATAAACCCACATGCTTTCTAGCTATCTGCATTAGTAAATCATTTATATGACGGTGAGTCTCATCAGCATCATAACCTTTAATAATATCAAGCATTTTAACTATTACCTTATCTGCTTGGTCTGGTAAACAAAGTGTACTAATCTGATCAAGTAACCTATCGTAATCACTATTATAACGCATAGGTATAGTTTCAGGTAACGAATCATGCATGATTCCATATGTTGAATTCTGTAAAATTCTATGTGCTAATTTTAAATTCTCTTCTTCCATAATTTTATTTCTTTAATGCTTCTTTTAATAAAGGGTGTAACACTTTTCTTGTCTCAGGTATACCGTAGTCTCTAACAGAATCAGATAGATCCTTAGACATTGGTATGATAACACCTGGCAAATCATATAGCTCTTCATACTTCTGTGCAGCCTTAATGCCAGCTACATCATTATCAAAGAGAGTACATATAGCTTTATACTTCAGCTTGTACATTGACATAGCACCATTAGGTATCACAGTATTCTCACTGTCTGGGGCAACAACTTCTGTGTTGTAACCAAAATTAGTAAGGCACATAGAATCCTTTAGAGAACTACATATAACAAGGTTAGGTTGATTAAACTTAAGCTGATCAGTACCTTGAATATAATTCTTTACCTTGAGAAACTTATGGTCTGTAACATAGGGCTGATATATTTTATATATGGTGCCATCAATTCTAGTATATGCATACAGGTGAGGTCCATTAATAATCAATCTATCAGCATCATCTTCTTTGGTCATAGTATAACTTTCCAAAGGAATTACATTAAAGTTTTCTAGTATAGCAGAACTGATTGCATACTTAGTCCAGAAAGTTCCATCTTGTTTTGTCCACTCTCTTTTCTTGTGATACTTTACTTGATACTTAGCTTGCTTCTTAAAGTTACGTATGTCATCATCCTTTTTACCAGACATCATATACTCATTGTAATCAGTAATAATTTTTGCTGCAGCTCGACTTGCATCTATATTAAATAGATCTTTGACAAACTGCAGTGAATTACCACCTTTGCCGGTTGAAAAATCCTTGTAGAAATAAACATCACCCTTCATATATATACAAAAGCTTGGTGTTTTTTCATCAGGTTTGAATATAGATTTAATCTTAATATCCTGGCCTACAAGTCTCTCTGTTAAACAGCAATAATATTCAAAGACCCAGTAAGACGGTACTTTACATGGATCATCTAACAAAGATTTTGTACTTATCATAATTTATAGGGTAAAAGAAAGGGGAGTGAAAATACTCCCCTTCCTATTAACAACCAAATAATTTACAACTCAAAATCGTTACTCACTGATGATGAGGTTGTTACAGGACCATCTCCAAAGGATGTAACTGTATCTGACTTACTTTTCTTAATGTGAAGAGCAGAATCAAATTTCATAAGCTTACTATTCTCAGGTGCTACATCAGCTGACTCGTAACCATATTGACCACGAGCTGGCTTTACTACATATAAATCAAAGTTAGTATAGCCCTGTTTGTTTTGATACTCTTTACCACCAATACAGAAGTTAACAAACTTATCTGTACAAGGAAGATCAGAATCAAATTGATTAACAAAAGATTCTATAGTATCATGCTGATTATCTTGCTTCTCAAACCAATCAGTACATCCAGTTACTTTGCACAGGTTCTGAAGAGCGCGCAATATCTCATAGTCACGGTTAACTTTAATACCACTTTTAGTAGTACCATCTTGGTAAGCATACTCACTAAGACGCACTCTACCTACTTGACCTTTGTGACGACCCAGAGACTCATCATCCTTATTGATAAAGAATCCCTCAAAGTCTGATCCTAGATCATTACCTTCAAGGCTCAACATTACATTAAAAGCTTTAGGATCAAAGCGAGTTGGTTCAAGCTTTAAACCAAGAATTTTACAGGCATTGTTACCTGGTTGCAATGTCTTTGGTGTTGACGAGGATTGTTCTCCTCCGATGTTTTTTGTGCTAATCATTTTTTCTAGTTTAATCAATGTAAATTTTATCCCAGTTTGTAGTAATATTACCCTCGCTATCTATTTCAGATAGAATAATTTCTTGGTTACTCAAGTGCCTAGGTCTTGCACCACATGCAATCTCATCACTAGTCTTAAAGCTCAAGATATTCTTCTTACCTTTTCTGTAAAGATATCCAATAGAATCAGAATTAGATGCTGTAATTCTTTTTAGTTTACCTGTTAGATCTAAATCTAATGAGTTAAACTCAGCACCATCTTTCTCCAACATTGTATCTTTCACGTGTCCTACTAGAATAATTCTAGGTGCCCATGTTTGAATATAGGCTACAGCTTTCGTAAAAGCTTCTCTAAGATACTGGTAACCAGCACCGTTAGGTAGTCCTATAATGGTTCCGTACTTAAGCTTACCATCAGTAGGCCAGTTCTTACCCATAGGAGTTTTCATATACAATTGTTCAGCATACGGAATACACATCTCTTCTAATGCAGTGATTGTGTCTACAGCAATATACTTATAGGGGTTACCTGCTTCTGTAATTGCTTTACCGATTTGCTTAATCTCCTCAATAGAGTGAGCTTCAACTTTCATCGCATCTACATACTTAGAGCCCTTTTCTAAATCTAGAATAAGACAGTTATCAAGCTGTGACAATAATGTTGTTTTGCCAGTCTTTGGCTTTGAAAAGATTACCAGGTTACGCGGACTTGATTGCTCAGCCGGAACCTTACTAGTAGGAAGTTTAATCTCCATGTTATTTAATTAAATCATTTAACCATTTCTTATTACTTACAGGCTTCTTTAAAAGAATAGCTGCAAGATCTCTAACAGTCATTTGGTCAAGTGGTACATCCTGATCAGGATCAATAATCTCAGAGAAGAATGTAATAAGATCTAATTGCTCAGAGGTTGCTACTTTCTTTTCTACAGGTGCAGACACCTTCATTAATTCTGATACAGGAATAAGATATCTTACTTGACCATTAGCCATAGGCTCGGTAGTATCATATTCTTCTTCCCAGTGTGGATTAAACTGCCACAACCATAATGTTCTTGAAGGATCTTCTACTTCAAGATCTCTACTTGCAAATTCAATGTAGATATCTTGCTTCTTTTTAAAATCTCCTAAGAAGAAACTCACATGAGCTTCTGTCTTTCCTTTAGGAACATATGCTAACTTAGGTTGAAATAAAGCATCAGGTTGTCCTATTGCATCTAGCAATGGCTCATGATGTTTTCTAAGCTCAGCCACTTTGTCCCTTGAATCCTCGGTTTTTGTTGATATACTCATCTTGTTGTTAATTTTCTTTCTTGTTTAGGTGGGGTTTCCATTTCTGAAATCCTCATCTTTTCAAATTCTGCTCTGAAAAAACTCATGCGGTTATCACCATTACGGCACTTAAGAAAGTGTAGTACTAGGATACGATCATCTTCAATAAGGTATTTGTCAGGACCATACATTTTAATCTTCTGTTTACCTGGCCTGTTAATACCAACAAGAGTATCCGCATGTTGCAATAGCGCATCTGAACCAAAAATATCAGACTCAAGTATGTAATTACCATACCTACCGTCCTCATTCCTTTCAGGATTATCTATGCCTCTGTTTAATTGTGTCAGGATAATAAAAGCTATTGGAAACTTACGTTTAAGTTCTGTTATAGCCTCTCCTAAATTATACAAAGTATCATACTTGTCCTTTTCAAATGGCGCTTTCTTTAATAGGAGAGAGTGATCAAGTGTCACTACAGTCTTGCAATAAGCTACAAAGTTTTTATCCTCATCTCTTATAGCATGAAAGTTCATATACTGCTGTACTATATCCTTTAACTCATTTACAGTAATAGGATTTTCTACAACATCTATTGGATACTTTACTCTCTCAACGGCATGTTGATAACATTTCTGGAGATCTTCAGTAGTGAGCTTGCCGTCAGCGCTACACAAATACTTATAAGATTTTCCAAGCACACTAGAGTATTCTCTAATGGCACTAGTCCGGGCTAGCATCTCAAACTGAAACTCTAGTACCCTAAATGATTCACCTTGATTAAGTTTAAAAGCTTCTCTTACAATTTGATCTTTAATAAGAGTTTTGCCACTACCAGGTCTTCCACCTATAACTGTCATAGAGTGCCATTCTAGACCGTCTGTTGTAGCATCATTAAACTTATCCCAAGGTGTCTTTAAACTTTTAATCCGACCTTCTTGTCTGCCCTTCATATAGTTGAGCGAGTCTAGGAAACCTTCTCGCTGACTATTCCAGGGAAGACTGTTTACATCTTCAGATTCATTAAGCATTAATTATTGGGATTTACATTATCTGGGTGTGTACCCATCGATTCTCTTCCATGCAAATATATAAAAAAACCTTGCCACAAGCAAGAGAAATTCTATAAAAAGATAGGAGCCAAAACCAATTGGAGTGACCACATTATTTATAATTGTCCAGCACATTAGTGATACCACAGCGGATACCAAAAACTTAGCTAAAAACTTTTCAGAAATTAAACTCATACAACTCTATCAGTAAAATGAGATGTGTCTTCTTCATCTCCGTTAATAATAATCTCACAGTAATTAGCAAGCTCTGAGTCCCAAGATCTATCTGTATTTTGTTTACGGATAAAGTATTGAGAATTCCTCATATACATGAAATTACTTTTCTCATAGGTCTCAACATAATACAATGTTGCTTGTAGTATTACATCCCAGCTATAGTCATAGTTATTAAAGAACCACTTAAAAGCATCTTCAATATTTTTCTTGTTCACTCTGGCAGGTTTACCCGTAGGCAACTTACCCTTAGGGAATATAGAAATAAATGTATCAATGCTTGATGCACCTTCTTCAAAACTAAATTCTTTTACAGCCGGAGTATGTCCAATCAAAGCAAGAGCTGAGTCATTAAGCTTAGCACCCTTTACAAAGTTAGAAGCTTGTAATGCTCTAAGTTCTAGGTGAGCATTAATATTCTTAGGCTTGTTACCCGTATGTATACACCATAAAAGATAATACTGGTTAGGTGTAATCTTATTGGCTTCTAAAAACTCAAATAGCTCATTCATCTTTTTCTACATATTTAATTACAGCATTCATAATTTGCAACCTTAGAGTAATGCACTTAGGATCATTGATAGATAAAAGATCTCGGATCTTCTTAATACTATGATCTATAGTAGCATGATTCTTAATAACCTTATTACCATATAGCACATTCAATGCATTATACATATGATTATATGTATGACCCATGCTTGCACCAATGTAATATGTCAGCTGCCTTATCAAAGGTACACGATTAGCTCTTGAACTTACACTAGCAGTAAAAGGTTTTTCCCTAGGGAATGTATCCTCTACAATTTGCACAAGCTCTTCAAATGTTACAGTGCATGGTAAGATATAATCATCATGATCAATATCTTCCTCAAGTATCTCACTCATTTGAGCAAAAAACTTATTTACAGCTGCACTAATTGATGTGTTTAAGTCTCTAACATAGCTGTCAACATTCTGCTGTAACTGATTCAATTGTTTCTTCTTCATAACTTACTCGGTAATCACATAAATCAACATAATAGTTACGACAGCTTGCTATATCATTAGCAATAACCTTAACAATTTCCTTAGCGCGGTCCATCTTGATATCAAACTTAGATAGAGCATCATATAAACATTTGTTTTTTATAGTCAGCCTACCTTTACCTTCAACCTCAAACCACATCTCTCCAAAGTTTACATCTATAAATGCAGACACTTTTACTTTACCAGGATATTTTGGTTCCTCCATCTTGTTCTAAATATTTGTTAATCTTATTCCACATGTCTTCACAGTCCCACTCTTCTTGATTCTCATAAGCAGCACTCGCAGGATGCGATACCATAATCTTATAATTGTTATCAGGAATTAGATCTGCATACTCTTGAGCTTTCTTACCTAAGAATACATAGATGAGTCCGGGCTTTTCCCAAACTAAACTATCTAATACTTGTACAAGGAAAGGGCGCCATAGCAAATAGTGACTACCTGGTTTATTTATCACCGTTGTAAATGCACTATTTAATAATAACACACCTTGATTAGCCCAAGGCTTGAGATCACAACTACCAATATAACCGGGAACTGCTGTCTTTTTAATAGACCCGTGCATATATGCAAGAGAGGCTTCTATCTTACCTTTCTTACTACAGCTAAATGCTAAGCCATCAGCAACATTAAGTTGCGGATAGGGATCCTGACCAATAACAACTACTCTTGTAGTATCAAAAGGACATTCCTCAAAAGCATTAAAGATATCCTTAATCTTAGGAGTGAATCTTTTATTATCTAAGGCATCTTTGAGAAGCTTATCTAATATAACATCCATATCTTCTCCCAGCATAAAGGTTCTTAGCTTAGCACCCCAACCACAAGGTTGAAGTTTGCTTACGAGTTTTTGTTTTACATCTTGTAGGTTTACACTTTCTAGCATATCTTAGCTTTCTAAATTTAAATTTATGGCAAATAAAACTATTGACATTGATGTACTTGACGAGCAAACATCAGTAACTGTAGAAATTCCTGCAGCAATGTATGCTCAAATTAACAAACTAATTATTGATTTGCTTCCAAAAGATATGGACAGCTACAAACTATTAATGGAGTCTGTTAACTCTAGTACATCAGATGATAACCTAGATTTCTTTAAATACAAAGTTCTCTTTGGACTTACACTTCTAATTGAAGAAGCCGCAAGAGAACAAGGTAAGATTAAAAAAACTACATTAGACGTAGAAACTGGTGAGATGGTTAATACAGAGAAAAACCCACAAGCTCCCCAATCTCAATCGACGCCTGAATAGCCATAGACACTTCTTCTTTGCTACAATCAGCAAAAGATTTGCAATCTGAATTATTACATAAACCAGCACGTAACTTAACCTGGAGTTTCATATCTTCAAATGAATCACCGGTATAACTAGCAAGTTCTCTGATGTGTTTATGCACTTTACTCACTTGAGCATAGCTAGCATCATCATTCTGTACTTCATAAGTAATAATAATTGTATCACCCTCATCCATACCCTGGATAAATTGAGACAACTTAGCAGATCCCAATGGATCTATCTCTAAGTTCTTACTTACTACTTTTGCGCGTATACTTACGGGTAGTTGGTTTGCCATCTTGTTTAGGTTTATTAGTACTTCCTTTAGGTCTTCCTACTTTCTTCTTAACTACAACCTCTTTCTTAACAGGAGTAATAGGTTTTAAATACTTCTCAAACTGTAGTCTGTGATTTTCAATAACACACTGTACATTGTGATTTTCAATAACACATTCAGTATAATCATCTACTAAACTCTTGTACCTATTTTCTAGATAGTCTAGTTCATCCTGAAGATTCTTAGTCTTCTTATTTCTAATAGCTAAACCTATAGCCATACCAGTAGTTAAACCAGTAAATACAAATACACATACATCAAATACATTAAACGTTTCCATTTCTTTTTTGTTTTAAATGTTTCTCTATTAATTCCGCACACTCTTGCATCTCCAGATAATTCATATCTGTTATGAGCTCTGCAAACTTGCTCAATCTATTAGACATCTCCACCATGTCTATCTGGTCAGGTATATCCCAGAATGCTTTCAGTAATGGACCGTGTTCTTTAACCACGATATCATTAAAGTTATTCAAGACATTCTTAGTCTTATGCCTATTAAACCACTTAATATGAGTAGTTTCATCAGCTGCAAATACAGCCATTTGTAACCACACTACAAGATTAGCAATCTTGAGTCTGTCTTCATCTTCTCTTTTCAACTGCATAAATGTAATTTAGCTAGCTTATCCTCTACTGTAATGTACTCTATCTTAAGACCTGCCCACTCTGGTAGGAAAGATCCCATATCTGTACCATTCATCTCCTCACCATGCCACTCCGCTTGAGCAGTAATGTATGGTCCACCACTAGGGTCTATCATAGAGAACTTATAGTTAGGCATCTCTGTTTCACCAGGCCATCCACCTACGCGGTAGTGCTCAGTAAAACCAGTCATCTCTATGACATTATCCTTCTTCTCAAAGGTAATTACATCACCATACCTGTTAGTGTACTCAGTCTTCATTCTTTAAGGGTTTTAATTCTTTTATACAGCATTTCAACACAGTCCTCTATACCCTTGTAAGGGTTAAGATAAGGTACTGTCTTGTTATTACGCAAATTCTCCATCTGCTTAATAAGATCTTCTAATACTTCTTTTGTTGTCATAAACCTTCAGGATCAGTTGTTGTGCCTACAGTTATCGGGTCTACCCAAACGGTATCCTCCGGTATCTTAACAGCTTTAAACATTTGGTAGTCCTCTCTCTCAAGAGGCTTATCCTTTACAGATAGGTATAAACCTATTGTAGCAGCACAATCTAGTAGTAAGATAAATGCTAATACCCACATTAGATACTTACCCATAACTAAACCATCTGCATATCTACTTACTTGTTTCTTAACATCTTCAGGTGTCTCAGCCATTAGTCTCTCTACAGTTTTAGTTTTCATCTTGACCTCCGTAAGTTTCGTTATAGTAGTCCTCAAATGACTTTTGCTCCACCTTAAATTCATCACCCATATCTTCTACTCTACTACTAAACCAAGTTTCTTCGTGTTGCTCCTTCTCCATTTGCCTGGCTTGGTTTTCAATTTCTATTTTTCTTTTGTCGAACTCTAATATGCTTATTCCTTCAACATCATACTCATATTCAAGTTTATCGAGTTGTTCAATGAACCATTCAACCGCAGTTTGTTTCTTTTCCATAGTTATTTAGTTTTTAAAGTTTTTCTATTTCTTGTTTTACTTCTTTCCAATACTTTTTTAACACTCCTGTTGTTGTGCCTTCTAAAAGTCCTGTGTTAATTATCTCATCTACTGCTATCAAGGCACATTGCTTAATTTGGCTATCGTACATTGAAATAGGAACTCTCATATCCTTTTTTTTACCAACTAACGTGCGATAATGAATTACATTCATCTTATCTAACAATTCTTCTGCTTTCTCTTTAGGTGTCATAATTATTTAGTTTTAGAGTTTAATATTTGTTCTTTGTGTTCTCCCTAATAAGTCTTAATTCAATAATCATTATGACTTGTAATAAGGTTGGCACCCAAAAATAAATGTGTTCCATAGTTATTTAGTTTTAAAGTTCATATAATTAATTTGCGCTTTACAATCTTCAAGACTTCCTTGAAATAGCATAAGACCATCAGGAGTTACTATTTCTAAAGAGTAAATGTTATTTGCAACAGCTACGCAAGAATAGCTTATATAGTCCTTCTCTTGTGGTGTCATAGTTATTTAGTTTTAAAGTTTGTTTAATATTTTAGCTGACCTATCAACACAGGCTCTAGCTATTTTCTGCAACACGGTTACCGTGAGCATTGATAATCTTTTACTAAGATTGTTCATGTTTAAAGTTTTTAGTTTTTACAACATTTACATTTACCTCTACCTGCATGACCTTTCATTTTGTCTTTAGGCATCCATACCCCAATGTAGATTAAAAAGAATATGGGTATGCACATTAGCATACATAATAAAGCATAACCTATTGTTTCCATAGTTGTTTAATTATTAATACCATTCTAAGATTTCAACTACCTCTGCATACGGTTTATACAGGATGAAGAATTCACCGCTTGTTAAATATACAGCACACATTTTGGGGTTGATCTCATCATCCTCTTCATCTGCCCATTCTCTTAGGGCTATGATATTATCTGTGAGTATCTTTACCTCCGCCTTCATGGTACAGGTCTCTCCACCAATAAGGTTAGCTAACTTGCTATTAATTAAGTCAATGTTAGCAGTTATAAACTTACTCATTCTCTTGCTCTAGTTCAGGACGGTTGACCTTAAGGCCCCACATCAGGTTATACATAGAAGCAGATCTCTGAGCATACTTAATAGTAAGCCTTCTATGCTTACGTAAGTACCCTACCATCCACTCCGTCCACTTTTCTTCTTGCTCAGGAGTCATGGTCCATTCTTCATACCATTTATCCTTGCGGTCTTTGATGTCCTCATAGGATACATCATGACCAGCTATTATAAACATGGTGTTGATTATATCTTTTACCATGTCATCATCAGTTAGTCTTTTACTTTTCATAAATTAATTAGTATTACTTTATTATCTATGGTGATCATAGCTACTGGTATAAGGTCCTCATCATCAGATGTACGTACTATAATTTCACCTATGCTCATACGGTCAGGGTCACTTGAATAAACAACTTTACATTTATGACGATCAACCCCTATTATATCACTAACTTTTAATACAACAGTATCTGGCTCATAGTAATCATCTATAAAACAATCCCCTGGTTTCATGGGTCTTCTATTTCACAGGTTAAATCTAGTTCACCAAATATACCAGCTATAACTTCTAGGTCTTTACGAGGACCATACTTTGCTACAGCTTTACCGTCATTGTGTACTTTCATTGCAATCTCTGCTGCTTTTGCACTGGAGATTTGACAATATACAATAAGAGCCATAATCACCTTATCAAAAGAATTATGATCATCATTATACAAGACGAGCTTGCTGTCCTCCATAAAGGACAGGTCAAGCGTCACGTCTTCATCAGTTAAAGTCTCAGGACTTCCAGTTACACCAATCATCATTGTCATCTGCATCTTGTTCTTTAAAACAATCTATACATAAACCTGCTTCTTCAAGCAATGTTTCCATATGTTCCTGTGTATCAGACTCATCAAGGGTGGCCTCTTGAGCCATACCCCTAATGATATCTTGATCACAGTATCTACATAAATCATCTACTTGATTCCAAGGTGCATTAACATCTTGTTGTGCACCAGCGGGTAAATTATCTTGCATTGTTATAAGCTTTATTAATTAAACTATGAATATAACTTGTATCATGTGGGATATTATCAAAGTCTGTATTACCACGCAATGCTATAAGCATACGAGCATGATTGTACTTCTTACCTTGAGATCTGTAGAAGTTACAGAAAGCCCCATGAAATTTAGCATTAGTAGTCTTAACTAAAGCAGAAGCTTCAATCAAATCTTTAGTAAGCTGCACTGAATCTTCAGCAGTAACCTGGAAATTACCATTGCGTACACCGTTAAGACCTTTACCACTAGATGCATTACCACTCAATATCATACTTGATACAGCAGGAGTAAGACCATTACCTAGGAAGTGAGTCTTCAACTTAAAGTAATTCTCATTACCTAATCCACAGTATGCATTGATATAGTCTACCAATGTCCACTTCTGCTGAACATTATTTAGTATAGCCATCATCTCAACAATCTTATTTACAGATTCTGTCTCAACAACAATAGCGTTTACTTTCTTAATGTTTAATCTCTTTAATGACTCAACCAAGTGTTGACCATCTACATTATAATACTCTAGCTTACCACTAATACATTTAGTATAAGCTAACACAGGTGTTCTCAACACCCCTACATTTGCAATTGACTTAACTAACGCCTGTACATGCTTCTCGCTTTTTGCACGGTTAAAAGTCAATTCTTTAATCTTGTCTACAGTTACCTCGATTGTGATGTGTTTTGAAAATTCCATTTTACTTATATTTAACCCATTTAACTTTTGATTCATCATACTGCTCTAAGGCCTTCTTAACCCAGGTCTCATCAACAGTATCTTCATAGCACAGGATGTGCACTACAGATTTCTCATTAGGATTCAGGCGGAGCAATCTGCCTAATCTTTGTGCTGACTTGCGCTCATTACCATAAGAATGCATTATAATACCTTGTTTAAGATTAGGTATGTTGACACCTTCATTAAGCTGTAATACACAACTTAACTTGTTTATCTTACCGTCCTTAAACATAATCAAGTTCTCTTCAGAACTTTTATTATTTGCATGGTAGCTATGCTCGCAAAGTTTATCTGCCTGCTCTTGTGTATTTGCAAATAAGATTACCTTGTCTGTTATAAATTCAAATAAAGACTTAGCATATCTTTCCTTACTTGGATAAGCCATTAACCCTTTCATGCGCATTACTCTAAGAATTTGTATATCTTTTTGTGTAACTGCATTCATTAACTTCTCTGTCCAGTAATTATAATTAACTAACTCTGATGTAGGAAAATGACCCTTCTTGGTCTTCTGCATATAGTCTTTATTACTAGATAGATCCAACTTATGCACAATAATTTGATAATCATTTAAGATGCCATCATTAACTGCATCATCAGTTACATACTCATAAGCTATAGGGCAAAAGCGTGATACCATTTGACCTTTCTCAGAACTTGCAACCTTTGGCGGTGTACCTGTAAGACCTACAATCTTACCTTTGTAACTAGTAAGCCAAGGCTCATGAGAAAATAATAAGTTGTGACACTCATCTAAATATACTATATCAAAATCAAGATCTTGTTTTACCAAGGAGAGATAAGTACTAAACTTAATGTGATCTAATAGATAGGTCATATTAAACTTGGCAGCTTCATCTTTCCAGGATTGTATAATAGATTTCTTTGGTGCAACAACCAGTACTCTTAGTGTATCTGTATAGCTGTTAGCTATATGTTGCAGACCAATTAAGGTTTTACCTACACCCATACTAACAGCAATACCACATCTGTCACAATCTTCAATTGCTTTCAGAGCATTGCTTTGTATTTCTTCCCGGGTCATATTACCATTGACCTTGGTTAGTAACGCAGAAGTTACTGCCTACATAGGCATCCATCCATACACTTTGATCAAAGCAGAATGTCTTCTTATTACCTGTACAATCATTAGTAATCTCTAACCAGTAACAAGTACCAGTAATACCATCATTAGCAATTGTACCACAGTTACACTGCTTATCTTCTTCTTTACTGCAGCTAACTAATCCAATAGCTAGCATAATAATCATCATTAACTTCTTCATGCTGTTTGTTTTTTAATATAAAAATGTTTAGGGAAATCGGGTCCTACATACAAGAGCAGTAACTCACATATATAGTGGAGACCTAGTGTACTATGAGTATACATGGCCCCAGGTAATCCTTTGCTAACTTTATCAAGAGTAAATCTCTCACTGTCTTCTATGGGCACTGCAGATATCTCAAAGGTTAGTACCTTATCTTCTGTATCACCATATAGCTTACGTATAAGGTTAGTAAGATCAATATGTAGTGTAAGATCATTGCTGTCTCCACGCCACGTGCGGTCTAATAGTCTTAGGTTTTCAAGCCCATCTATTACTTCAAATTTTAGTACCATTTCCAAACATGTTTACATTGTTTACTATTCATTACAATAACTCTGTTATGATCAACAAAATCCCAATCTTCACCCCATACATCATATACATGTATGCGAGCAAATAGTGGAGGATTCTCATAGACCATTCCTCTCTTCTTAATACTTGATTTGATAAACTCATGGGACAATTGACCACATGGAATAAATAAAGTATTAGTTAAAGGCTCTTCAAAGTCTTCTTCAAAATAAATAACTACTTCAAAGTAATTACCTACAAATTCTAAATCTTCACTCATTTGATTCTCTTGATTTACTGAAGTTTAATAACTTGGCTTCTTTAGGGTGTGTCTCAATCCAACCATGACAAGTCCTGCATACTGCTAAAAACTCTGTATCATCTAAGAATAGTGCACCTACTCTTCCTTTCTTGTGATGGATATCACAGGCATTGATAGCACAACCTGCTAGGTGTGCTTCGCAATGAGGATGATGTTTCATGTATTGTTCCCGTAGTATTGAGTAAGCTGCATTAAGTTTAACAATCTTGGAAGATTGAAGGCGCATAGGTTTCTTGGCTGTTGGTTTTTTAGTGCTTGATAAACCCTTAAATTGTTTAGTCCAGCATTGCTTACAAAACTTTTGCGTACCTTCTCTCTTCCAGATTGTTGTTACTTCGCTACATCCATCACACTTCTTCAGCTTGGCTTGTAACATTATCAGATTTCATTATGATAATAGAATCATTACCGTAGGTGAGAGCAATGTGACTGCCCTCTCCTACATGTGTAATAATATTATCTTGTGAGGTTAACTGTTTAAGCATTACTTCTTCTGCTTCAGTTTCTGGGGTAAGTACTAGTCTAGTACTACCATTCATTATAAAAGTTGTCTTCATTTAAATTTGAGTTTTTTCAAAGCAGTCTTTAACCTTGTCAAATAGATTAGGATCTATATCCTCAATCATATGAGCAACAGGCTCAAGCTTCTCGTTGATATCAAATGAGTATTTGTAATGAGAACTATCTTGCATTTCATCTATAGACTCGTCATCTATATATTTAGTTACACTAATTCTACCAAAGTCTAGAATCTCCATAGTGTCTATAATGCTTTTATGTTTAAACATATCTTCATATGTGTCAATCCATTTGCGATTAGTGAAATACAAGAAGAGAACTTCTTCATTGTTTAACTCGTTGATACTCATCTTAAGCTGCTTTAAGTGTGTAAAAATCTTTAGGTAAAACTTTTTCTTCTATTAGCTTATTGACAATTTCTTTTTTGTCAATACCAAGAGATTTAAACTCAAGGTTGCTAATATAATCAGGATCAATTGCATCCGCAACATTTTCAGTAAATTCTTTTACCAAATTACTATGGTGAAAGAACTTACCCATTAGGTCAGCAGCCCACTGATTAGTAAGCTGTTGCTTCCAAATGTTTAACACTTGTTGTGCACGCTGGTGAACCTTTGTAATTCTTTTTTTCTTATCCTTATGCATCTTAGATAACTCGACTTCCTGATAAACAGATAGTCCAAACAGAGCCCTCTTATATAAGAAGTTCTGATATGCATTAAAAGGATCACGCTCAAACTCCATCTTGGAATTATTAGAGCCGTATAACTGGTAAGACTGTAGTCTTCCTGTGTAATTTACTTTTTGATATGACATTATTAGTTGAATTTTTTACAATGAGAAGGGCGGAGAAACTTCCCCGCCCCGAAATACATACACAATTAATACTAGTTCTCTTCTTCTTCTTCACCAAAGCTTGGTACAGAAGAAAAGTCTATTACCTCAGCAGTTTGACCATCAAGCAATTGCTCTGACAATGATCTTTCTGAAGGGATATAATTATCATGAGGGATTAGCTCATCAGTAGCAGACATATCAGATGTATACACAGCACGACGATAGATATTTCTACCATTTTTAGTGCATGCAATACCTGAAGAACCTGCTGTCTTAAGATCTTTATCTGGATTCTTCTTGTTAAAAGGAGTAAGTGACTCTTTAATAACAATCTTACCAGATATTTCTTGGTTGTCCTTCCAACCTAAACCACGCAACACATTAACTTCACCAAATACAAGAGCGCTTTGCTTTTTCTCTAATGCAAATCCACGTTCTGTAAATGAGGTTACTGTTTGCTCTACGCGCACATAGCCAAACTGATCATCAGTTAAAACAATGACATTACCGTCCTTAGCGGTTACAATTACTTTTGACATACTAAAAAATTTAAAGTTGATTACTCTTCAGGATCTATATCATACTCAGATAGGAAATCATTTAATGTTTTTTCCTCATCTATATCAAAGATTATAACATCAGTTTCATCAAGGACTTCTTCCTCTTCATACTCGACATCATCTTTAATATTATCCTGTAGTACAGAACCCTGAAATGGATTGATAATAGTTTCCCCGGCATTAACACTTACTAAAAAGCGGACATCATCATCAGTTAAGGACAGATACTCATCTATACTCATATGAATCACTTTGCCATTGGGAAGTTGATATAACATTTACATTAGGGTTAAACAAATATAAACCCTATACTTAATAATAACTTGATTTACAACTAGTAACAAAAAATAAATTGCATTATATAGCTATTGCTATAATTGCAGCAAGCAAAGCAGCACAAGAAACTATCATTACAAACCTTAATACCTTCTTAGTCAGGCCTAATTGTAGGATAATATCATCTTGCTTCACTTGCACTTCTTTCTTGAAACGCTCAAAGTTGCCCATATATACGGGTCTTTTATCTTGTTCACTCATAATCAATTAGTTAACCCTAACTACAAAGCAGGAGAATTGACACTCCTGCAATGTATTAGGTCTTATCTACCACTCACCCTTAAAATTATAACCACAACATTTCAGGTGGACTTGCCAACTGATTAGTCTTGTAGTTCTCTTTAAACCATTGTTGTACTTCTGGTTTGTCTAACCATTCCTTTACATAATCCTGATGACATTGATCAATGCTCTTGTTATGCTTACCATGCATCTGGTTAATAACAAAACAATTATGATCATAGTATCTAGTAATACCAACAGTAGCACGTACATCACGGTCATTAAACTTAAATACAAAATAAGATTTATCCTTAACCTGTGAAGCATAGTTGGTATACACGCAGTGAGACATAAGTCTACCTTCTATATATAGATCCTTACTATTAGTAACTAACTCAAGGCTACCATTATTGGGTAACTCGTTAATATACGCATAGTCAATGCATTCCACATGCTCTTGCTCTATATCCATTATGTCTTTGGTCCACTCACTGTGAACCTCACCCATACGAGATCTAGACCACTTAAAATCTATTTTGCGGTTAAGTCTTTGAGCCTGCTTAATCAAATCCTGCGTATCAAAACTCATATACTCTGCAGTTGCCATGTACTCTAATGCATGATTAGGGTCCTTTGCAACAGTCATTATATCAGATAAAGCTTGAAGTCTATTGGCTTGACCTCTTGTGTTTACATATTTCCACAGAGTTTCTGTAGAAATATTCATACCACGCATTACAGGATTAGTCTTTAGAATAGCCTTGATTAGATCACGAGGATTAGTAACTTTACCTAACAATACCTTGTTAAGATTAGTATTAGTACAACTAACTCTCAAAGACGGCGGAATAGCATCAAACCATTCTGTCTTAAAATAGTTACACATATCAGCCACTAACACAGGACATGCTATAATAGCTTGCTTACCATACCACCATTTAAAAGTCTTCTTGACTTTATCATAGCTACATCCTGCACCAGCTTCTCTTTTAAGATACAAGCCTGTCTTAATATTCCATTTAGGAATACAGGCATTGCTTGCCCAATACACATGCGTATCAGACTCTGCACGCGTATCTTCTGCCCATGTATGCAGTTTATGACCAAAGAAAGCAAATCTTTGCTTATCTAATGACTGTGTCTTAAGAGTAGTATAAGCTTCTCTTTCTGTAAAAACAGCTTTACTAATAATTGTTGTTTCCATTTCTCAAGTTGATTGTTTAGTTGATTTAATTTTAATTGACCTTACATTAAGAGCTGCTTCAAGTTTATCAGGTGATAGACCTTCCATAAGTTCTTTAACAGTTACAGTAATCCATGTATCACCTATAGACTCCCAGCCATCAAACTCTGTGATATCATACTGACAGCCGTCAGGTAACTCAACAAGTTTTAGCTGACCATGCCGACCCGAAGTTCTTTCTGAACCTAGTTCTTCAAAAACTTCTATAATAGTAGGGTCATCTCTATCTATATCATTTTCTGATATAATAGTATCACCATCTACATAGTAACCATAGTCACCATACTCAAGAGTCTTTTTTGTGAGCTCAATATTCTTTTTCTTTGCCCATAACTCAAAGGCTTCATCAGATATACCGTATCCGCCATAACACACATTGATTAATAACTTCATTTTAGTTGGTTTTTAGTTGAACTTAATTTTAACACCCTAAAGGTGGCTGTCTTTCCAAGCTGTCAACCTTTTTAAACGACGTCGAGAAGGCTAACTCTATCTCCTATACGATGAGAACAGTTACTTTGAGCATTGTCAAGAGGCTTACTGTGTTTTACGATCCCCTCGCGAGCGGGGCTATTATCTTACCACCCGTTAGTTCCGCGAGGATTATAGTTCTCGCGGATCTTTGGTTTAAAACTATCTTGACAACTATGTGTGGTTGTACAAGAGGTCATTAATGCTACTAATGTGATTAACACAAAGTACATTAAGATAAGGGCATTACTCTTTTTCATCTAATAATTTATGTAGGTTAGTAACAGCATCTGCATAATTGTTCATAGCAATGTCCAATTCTCTAACAGCTTTATCATAAGCAATTCTTACTTGTGCAATAGCCTCTAGTTTGGCTAACTCTTCAAGAAGAGCAGAGCGTTCAGCTTCTTCTTCTTGATAATGCACTGAAGCAGCCAACTCTTGGTCTGCCATCATTTTCTCAAATTCTGGGGTGTTTTTCATTTTACTCATATGTTTTTGATTAGTTCTCTTGAAAATGCAATGCTTCTGTCTAACCCATATAGCACATGCTCTAACTCAAAGTTAGTCATGTCATACAGATTATCAAAGTCATCAACAGTCAGAATCTTATCATACATAAGGAGTTTGGCCTTATTGATATCTTCTATTAGAGATATCTTAGTCTTTTGTGCGTCGGTCATAAACACCCCGTGTTTAAATTTCCTACCATATAACCCAAATGATACCACAGATACCAAATCGCAGCATTGCCTAATATGACAATAGCCCATACAATAACATCTTTAATTCTAGCTTTCATAGTCGTGTATTAATTGATTTAACTTATTTACAAAAAAGTACCTGCGGGCATAGCCCAACACCCGCAGGTTTTCCACACAGCGACAATAAGGAACTTATAAAAACCTTATGTCTATCCTTCACACATTAAAATGGACAGCCATCACCTTCAGGGTCATTGGCTTGTTCTTCTTGCTTATCATTAAACTCTTGTGCCATATCACCATTAAGAGTAACCTCTTTATAGGACTTGACAACAGTTCCTGATTGCTTCATCAAGTCATCGTACATATCAACAAGCGTATTATACTCACGCTTTAACTTGTTATGCTGAACAATGAGTACTTTAAAAGCATTCCTGACATGGCCATTGCCCATATCATCTACCTTAATACTCTGTTTGTTTGCCATAGTCCAGTATACTGGTAATGGTTTAGCGAATATGCTCTCGTCTGCCATATTACTATTTGTTTTATGTTACTTCTTTTAAGGTAGAAGTTTAACCTTGGTGTGTACCACTCTGCATTCAGTTATAGTATTACCTGCTGGACGTTACTCCAAGTCTGAAGAGACCCTACGTATAGTATAGATTATCAAATCTATCTAACTCGGCATATACTATAACTGCTTACCCTTGTGAAGTAAGTTATGATGCATTAATACAAATCAGAATTATGAAGCCTATCATAGTAAGTGTTAACCCTTGCATACCTTGCCATCGTGGACTGACTACTTTTATATGGTAGTCACGGCTCTCATAATCTGTTACAGTTTCTGTTATCTCGCAGGTTGTCTGAACTGTGAATTTACAGACCTGCATAGTTGACCCTTACATCGTGTACCCGGGTTGAGGTTTTGTTTACAGAGTAGGTCTTATTCAACTTTCACCTATACTGCACCGGCTCACTAAATCATTTTATACTCGTGAACTACATAAGACTTAACAGGCTTATCAGATCTTACATAGTCTACATTATAGCCTACTACAAATCTTTTACCTGGATGTCGTCTATAAGTATTCACAGTTAAAAATACTTTCATTCCCATATCAATCCATCTACCTTGGGTAAATGGATCAAGATATTGGAATACTTCCTCATAGTCTTCCATAAGACTTAAGCCTAATGACTCTATAAAGGACATTAGTTCTTTCTTATCATATGGGTTGACATTATCGGGAACTAATATCTGTGTCATGCTTAAAGGTATTAAGTAATAAAACAGCCTACTTCATCAGCTGTATGTAATGTTCTTTCTCTGTCGTATTTATCACCCTAAACATTATTCAAAGAAATTGGTGACTACGGAAACTGCGATTTAGTAAATTAATCTATCTAACATGGCATATAGTATTTAATCATTTAACTCACCGGCTCTACATAGATTATCATCATATGCAAACTCACCGGTCTCTATCCATAATAAAACCTCACCTTCACAGGCCGATTCTATTACAACAGCATTGGGACTATGTATATCATACAATCCGTCCTCGTTCTTAGTAACCATCCCGGTCATAAGATAGAAATAAAGCAATAGGTGATTCATAAGGCATTCTCTATATCATTACTAACAGAGAAGTAACCAAAGCAAACTCCACCACGGAGTCTAACTACTATGAATCTAACATAAGAGTATCTCTCTTTAAGCTTATAGTACATAGTAACTATATGAGAGTATAACTTACCAATGAAGTTGAAAGTCTTAATCATATCATTTAGCCATATGTTACGGCTATTGTTATTGATTTTGAGGCAATTAGCATAAAGATAGGTAGTCAGTGGTGGGTGTCAACAAGTCACTGTAACTCGCTGATACCCAACCACTTAACTACCGTTTCTTAATGATTTACATCAAGATTATGCTTCATCTTCCTCTTCTTCTTCTCCATCTGCCTCAGCCTCCAATAATGGTACTGCATTGAAGTTAATGGCAGGTGTTGCAGCCACAGGATTTGCAGAAACCACAGTCGCCTGAGTATTGCTTACTCCATTGAATGCCCCAATGTTGTGCATCATAGTAGTAATCTCTGTACCAACAGCCTGTGCCATATTAATAATGGACGCTGTTTTTGCATCAGGCTCAAACTCATAGATCATTTCGCCAATACGGTCACCCGCAACTAATGGTCTATGTATAACAGTACCTGATGGGTAAGGAACAACAGTCCCTGTTACATTACCCTGCTCATCTCTGTTGTACATTGATACAAATAAGACATCATGATTCTGCGCAGTGCGCTTAATCAGTTCACCGGTTTTGTTGTTAACCTGTGTAGTGTTCCATACCTTAAAGGCTGTAACTTCGGCTGTCGTGCCGATAACGCGGTACTTCCAAGACCCAGTCTTAGATGCACCGATAAATTGTGCTTTTAGCATATTTATATTTGGTTGTTAATTGTTCAATGTTAATGCCCATAGTCCATAGTCCTTGTCAACGCCGAAGGCGCAATGGGTCTGATAAAATGAGTTTATGTGGAGCAAGGAGGAAGAGAGGGAGCGAGCGCGAAGCGCGAGCATGTCCATAGTAGTGTGCCTGTGCCTCTTCCCCCACCCTTCCTTTTCCATAGGAATACAATAGTCCATAGTAGCTAACTAACTGATCCTCAGCATATGAGTTTGTGTTTGTCCATAGTAGCAGACCATACTAGCTTTCCAAGAATAGTCCATAGTCGTTACCTTGATCATGGAGGTGATAGTAAAAGTTAGAGCAAGGGCCGTAGCCCCTGCTGTTTAATGACCGTAGTCATAACCTAACCATACTATTCTACCTGATGGTAGAGTGAATGACCAGTTGTAAGTACCGCAGCAGACATGCATCTCACTGCACTCATCCTCAGTGTCACATATCCTACAGTTGTCACTGCAGTCTGGATCTTCCTCAGTCATCTGTCTGGTGAATTCGTTGTAGCATAGGTCTGTCTCCTCTGCTGTAAGTGTTGCTTGTGTTGTCATATATATAAGTGTATAAGTTTTCCATATGAGTAGTAGTGCTCCCTCTCTTGTTGGTGATAGTAACTAATGTTATTGTCAGTGTTCGCGCAGCGGCAGCAGCTCTGGTAAGCTGAGTTTGTGTGGAGCTGATCCAGTGAGGAGTGTGCGGTGAGAGTGCACGGTGAGAGTATACGCAGCGCCGAGGAAAAAAAAACCACACACAGAGCCGAAGCAATGTGTGTGGTATAGGTGAGGCCGAGGACTATTCCCCGCTCTCGGTGTCTTCAGCAGGAGTGCCGAAGATTGGTGTCTCGCTTTCAGGAGTCTCTGGTGCAGAGTCTGTGAAAGGTGTGGCACTGAAGTCAATTGTCATCGGCACAAAGGTGCGCTTCTTGACAACCAACTTGGGAACTGCAATGTCTGCAAACAAGAGGTCACCAATGCGAGCATTGATATCATCTTGTGAGAGACCACCAACAGCACCGCGCTCACGCATTGCAAGTATGGTGTCTTGCATTGCAGCACGTTGCTCTGCATCGATAGGGTGTTCTTCCAGTGAAATGGAATACCCGCTATCAGTTTGCAGAATGGTGCACGCACTTGACCAATCTTGGAATCTCTCGTGAGGGATCTGTAGATTGGACAATATGGTGATTGTACCTTTAGGCAAGATACAGCCTGCAGCAATGTCTCGACGAGTGCGGTCCTGGATTTGGGGGTCTAGGCTCGTTGGGTCGAAGACCCACAAGTTCCCGTTAACAGTACGCACCTTGTCGAGTGCTGTGTCTAACATTTGTCTCTCGGCAGGCGTGTCACACTTGACAGCATAGCGATAGATGTTAGAACTTTTTGCCGTTTTGTTGTCCGCATTCGGCAAGCGGAGGATTGCAGTAATAGCCATTTGTATAAGTTTTTGGGCTATTATAGGACACTTGAAGCGTAGTCCATTACACGCGAGTCAGTACTTAAATGTTAAGCACCGCCTTTGGCGATAATGAGTTTCTTTGGAGCAACACGCAGACAGAGCCGACGTAGGAGGCTGTGGCTGTGTGGTCTGGTGTTTGTGTGGAGCAGTGCCACGGTCGTGTTGGCCATGCTGTGCATGCAGTGCAAGCAAGCATGAGAACCTTGCCCGTCGCAGAAGGTAGCCACCCCCCTCAAGCAGATGACCAGATGAGTGATCCTCCAAGAGCCAGGGGGTACCCCCGCCAGCCAGCCGAGCCGGGCCATCGCTATAGAACACCCCTTACACCCTCTCCCACAATATAAATCCCCTACCTCCACCCTGCCCGGGGGGTGTCCCGGTAAAGATTACTACCCGGGGACTATATGTCCCTACGTATAGATATGGGGTATATTGGATTACTATATGCCGGAGCATGTAATTTCTGGAAAAATTCATGCAAAATTATATAGGGTAATTCGGAGAACTTCCGAGTTTGGCACCTTTTTGTTACGGAGTTTGGCACTCTATAGTTCGCCAATACTCCTAAAATTTTCCAGTAATGGCGGATTAGCGCAAGGGGGTTGGGGATTATTTTCCACTAAAGGGCTGATTCTGGTGATTATTTTCCACTATAGCTGTCGCAAGTATAGTAGATATTTGCGTCACAAATTTAGCATATATATGTGACAGATGTTATTAACCACATCTATCTCATATCAATGGTGCCAGGTTTATCCTGATATCTGTACTATGAAACGTACCCGGGGAGGTACGGAGTATACTCTCTATACATGATAACATCCCTTACAGGGTATAAAAACCAGGTTTTTTGTTCCCTATAAACCACATTAAAGTATGATATACTATGCATTAGCCTGTGAAATTGGGGTTAATGACTATTAAAACATACTATAGTGTGGTAACAATTTTACGCTATATTTGTTACGAGATGCTACAGTTTATTACCTATACCCTACGGTGGATATCTTCTAACCTAGCTATTCCTTTCTGGACAGTTGGGCACATCCACCTCAGTATTAATGTCTACGAGGACTTGGTAGAGATACTTTCTTCTGTAGGTATGAATCTTATAGTAGCTGTCGGATTCTATATGGAATGGCGGGAGCATAAAAAAAATTCTTGCCCGTAACAAATTCTTGTATATATTTGTCACACATTAAACCAATAAACACATGAGCGCATTCAAACAACTACGCGGAAAACGCATCCTGATTACTAAGCCAGTATCAGAAATAAAGTCTCTTATAGAAATAACTCCAGAGGTTCAGGCACAGCTTGACCAGGAGATGATGATCAAGTGGACTCGTCTTACAGTATTTGCTGTAGGTACTGATGTTACTGATCTTAAGTCTGGTGATGAGGTGTATGTTAGCGCTGGTATGCTATCTAATGCTGAGCTAGTACAACTAGATGGAGTTGACTACATGATGGTTCAAGACCATGCTGTAGCAATTGTATATTAATACGTAGGGTCTGCTTTACTCCAAACACATCTTATCTCGGGATAGGATCTGCTCGTAACGTAGACCCTACTCTCTTTTTAATTGTTTCTGCCTAGAGCTTGGATACGGAAGTGAGTCTTCTCTTGCTCTGCTGCCATGATGGCCATGATACCACGGAGTTCTTCATAGGTAAGTTCTACTACTAGTTCTTCTTCACTATCAAGTACTTGTATTACTCGCGGGTCTATATATATGTTAGCCTCAATCTGTTCATCAGAATGAGGTACTTGATATGTTCCTGCTTTAATATAAGTTGCCATAGTTATGATACTACCCCATCAATGATCATCTTGTTATCTACTGAAAAGGTACCATCCTTTTCTATTTTAACTACTGCAAATCCATGTACCCAATCGGAATGACCTTTCATGTACTCAGGATATAACTCACATAAGCAACCAGTACTCCAAGCTCCTTGGATATTGTTGTTAATGTCTCTTGTTATAAATTCTGATTTTCTATGAAAGTGACCGCAGATAGTACTAGCCTTTGCTTTAAGATATAAGTTTCTTGCAGGGTTCACTGTACCACCACCTAGATATTCATGACCGTGAATGATATTTAAGTTACCTGCCTTGATGGTAGATGTAGACTCTATAAGTTGAATTTGATTCTCTCCAAATCTTAGGAGCATCTTCAACTCAAACTCATCCATACCAATCCATTCAGGTGCTTTAATCCTTAGCCACTTCTCAAGTCTCTCCTCGTGGTTACCAATCTTGTAATAAATTCTAGCTTTAGGGAATGCTGTACGTAATGCTTTCATAAACCATCTACCTTGTTCAAGTTCTACTTGCATCTTAGGTTTAGAAGGGTCCTTGTCAAACCGTGACAGCTGGTAGAAATCTAAAACATCACCGTTAAGGAGAATTGTATTAACTTCTTGAGCAATTCCATATTGAATAGCACTACCAAGAGCTTCTTCATCATGATAAGGGAAGTGTATATCAGAAAGAACAAGAATATGATTGGCATCATCTGGTAGTATAAAGTCATTAGGTCCAGACTTATATGACTTTGGTATATCATTAAAGGGTGCATAGTTATATGTTATGGGTCTTTGTAACTCAGGGTCTACAGTCTTTCTGGTAAGTTTACCTCCTAGTCCAGCATGTGCTTTAAGTAGTGAGCGTGCATGATCTATACTATTAAAGTGTAGCTCATTTTCAGCAAGCATAAGTTTAGCAAGTGTTTGGATTGGAAGTTTAGGATACTTCTTTAGATACTCTTTAGCGAGTTTACCAGTAGCGGTTAGCTTCATATAGTGTGGATATCTTATACAAGATTATGAATTTTTTTTGATTTTCAATGCTTTTTCTACAGATATTTTTATATTTGTTGTTGTATCTTTATAGTATGAGAAATAGTTTAGCGGGAAAATCTACAGGAAAAAGCAAGTCTGCAAAGTATTTTGCTAGTCATCCTGAGGCTCGTGCTAAAAAGAATGCTTATAATAAAGAGTATCACAGTACACCTGAGAGAAATAAGTATAGAGCTAAGCTAAACATGGCAAACCGTGCAGCAGGTACCTACGGGAACAGTAACGGTAAAGATGAATCTCATACAAAAACAGGCAAGTTGGTTAAGGAATCAAGATCTACTAACAGGGCCCGCAATGGAAAAGGAAACAATAAAAGATTAAAATAATGCCAACACCTCCTAACAATATATTTGCTACAAATGTAGCTACTAAACCCGATCCAAGATCTACACCTTTAGGTGCTCCTACTGTTATTGTATTAGACTTTGATACTCTTGGTATTACTGAGTACTCATTAAGCTGTGCACAGTTTACAAGTTACCTTACATATATTTTCTTAACAGGAGCTACTACAGCTACAAGCCCTACGGTATACTTACCATCTACTAATAGTTTGAATGGTCAGACTGTAATGATTAAAAACGTTACGCCTGATAATTATTCTGTACAACCTGTTGCAGGAGTGCAGTTAGATGCGGGTACTTATCCTTCTATAACCATAATGGCACTAGGTAATACAGGTGATCCTGGAGCAGTGACTGTAGTTGCTAATCCAGATCCTGTTAATAGCTGGTACATTACAGATGTATATGTCCAGTTATAATTTGCATATGTAAACAAGTCTTCTTATATTATACTATATACTAATCCATTAATCTAATCTAATCATGGACATTCTAAACTGGCTATATCTAGCTAAAAACAAATTTGTACGTACACAACCTGCTAACCTTCAAGATTTAATGATCTTTGGTTCTAAAGTAGGATTTAATAAACGCGGAGATCTTTATCAGAACTACGCAATGGAGATTGGAGACTTTGCTCAAATCTTACCTGCTGGCCCAGCTGGTCCTCAAGGAGTTGCTGGTAATACCGGTCCTGCTGGTATACCTGGTCCTGTAGGTCCTGCTGGTTTAAACTGGCAAGGAGCTTGGTCTGCTGGAGGAACTTATGTAATTGATGATGCCGTAGGCTATGGCGGAGCATCTTGGTTCTGTATAAATCCTGTAGGTCCATCTGCTACCAATCCTTCTGCAGATCCTACTAACTGGGCATTACTTGCTGCACAAGGTGCAAATGGAGCTACTGGTGCCACTGGATTACAAGGTCCAACTGGAGCAACGGGTCCTTCAGGAGCTACTAATAGCTTAACTACTACTGGTACAGGTGGTGCTGCAACATTAGGCGGTGGAGTAATTAACATTCCTGTATATCAAACACAGATCCCTCATTTAGAGTGGAATAACACTGATAGAACAATTTGGAATAATGGTCAAAATGACGCCCCTTCTAACACTAGTTTTGGACAAAATGCTTTAGAAGCTAATACCATTGGTTTTGAAAATACAGCATATGGTTATAATACATTAAGAAGTAATACAAACGGTGTTCAAAACACAGCTATTGGAAGTTATGCAGGAAATAGTTTAATTTCATCTACTGGCTGTACTCTTGTAGGAAATCAAGCTGGTGTCACAATAACTTTTGGTAATTATAACACAGCCATAGGTAGTTATTCTATGGAACAAGCTGCTGCTGGAGGAGAAAACACAGCTGTGGGTTACAACACTTTGCGTTTAAATTCAAATTCTAGTGGAAGCACTGCTATTGGTTCACAAGCCTTATATAATAATGCTGCCGGAAACAACACAGCAGTTGGATCATCCGCTATGTATTCTAATGGAAGCGGAGCAGCTAACGTTGCTGTTGGAGTACAGGCTTTACGATTTAATACTTCCGGTCTTCAGAACACGGCTATTGGCTCAGAAGCTTTAAAAAATAACGTTATTGGAAATTATAATGTAGCTGTTGGGGTAAGCGCTTTGTTTAGCAGTACTAACACTACGGGTGAACTTACAGCAGTTGGAGCTTTTGCACTTTCAAATAACACAAGTGGATCAGCTAACGTAGCTGTTGGATTTGAAGCTTCATTAAATAATTCTTCAGGAACTGGTAATGCTGCACTTGGATACCAAGCTTTAAGAGCTAATGTTGGAGGAAACGGTAATACTGCTGTAGGTTCTGCAGCAATGACTAGTTTTACAGGTAACTTCGGAACTGCTGTAGGGCAATCTGCATTACAAAACGGTGGAGCTAATGCTGTTGCTATAGGTTACCAAGCTTTACAAAGTAATACAGGAAGTAATAACGTAGCTATGGGTTATCAAGCTCTTCAAGCTAACACTACTGGAGCTAATAACGTAGCCATCGGACCAAACACTGTATCAGGTAACTTTAGTGGATCTGTTCTTTTAGGTAGAGCTGCTACTGCAACTGGAAGTAATCAGTTTGTTGTAGGTTCTACTACTTACAACGCTGGAGCTGTTACTACTGAAACAACAGTATCTTCTAGTAAAACATGGACTGTAATAATCAATGGAGTAGCACAAAAAGTATTACTAGCATAATGGAAAAAGAAAGAGCAATTGAAATTATTGAGCAAGCGTTAAATGCAGCTACATTAAAAGGAGTATATACTCTAAAAGATGTAGAGGTTATTTTGCAAGCCCTTAATGAACTAAAAATGTAAAAAATGGACATCCTTAACTGGCTAGGCATAAAGAAACAAGACTTAATCAGAACCACACTAGACAGTCCACAAGACTTACTAGTGCTTGGTGCTGATGTATCATTCCAAAAACGGGGAGATAAGTATCAATCTTATGCCATGCCTGCTGAAGATTTTATTGAAGCAGGTCTCATTGCTAATACGGCTCACTATGAGTTAGATATTGCAGCTACTAGCGTTGTAACAGTAACTACTGCCCGTGGTATTATTGATATTGTCAATATGGGAACATCTGCTCCTTTAACACCTAGTGCAGCTTATGCTACTTCAGTTTCTTTCTTGATTGATAATCCAGATCTAGACCTTACTATAACTAACAGAGATAACGTATATGTACAATACTCAGTGTATTACAAAAACACTATAACTGATAATGTTATCCCTCATTTAATTGCTACAGGAGTTTCAAACGGATTAGAGTTTAATCTTTATAACGCTAATCCTACAATAGCTGGGGTTAATAACTGGGATGGTGATTTGTACGTTTATTATGAACTTTATACAATAAATAACTAAGATGGATATTTTAAACTGGGTATACCTACTCAAAAACAAACTAGTAAAAACTACAGTACAAGATCCTACACAAGATCTTGTAATTCTTGGTAACAACGTAACTTACGCTAAACGCGGAGACAAGTACCAGTCTTATGGTATGACCGTAGAAGATTTTGCTGCATCTATAGTACCTGCTCCGGGTACTCAAATGAACTATGTAACGGGTATATTAGATCCAGAAGCAGAAAGTGATTTTATACAGTTACCTGATACTATTACAAGCGGTCCACTATTATACAATACTTACAAATTAGGTGGTATTGTAAACTTTAATGGGATAGGTCAATCGTCTTATTCATACCTAATTGGTGTAATATCAGGAGATACTAGACTTAGATTAATTAATGATGCTAGTGTGATTGGCGCTCTTGGCGTAACTACATATAATGGAGTATCTGGTAAGTTTACAGTAAACGCTTTAGTAAAAAACGCAAGTACAGGAGCAGCTATACCACTTACATTTGCAACGATTGTACTGGATAATACAATAGCAGGTCTTGATGACTACTTTGTATCTATTGTAGCAACTGCTGGAGCATCTTGGGTAGGTACAGCATACATAGATATTGAGTTTATGTCTGACCAAACACTAGTTTACTTTAACTAATAAAACTTAAACATATGTCATTAAGAAAAGGATCATTAGAAGAATATTATAACAGTGTACCTGGTTCTAAATCAGCAGGATGTAAAGCTCCTATAGGAGGCCGTCCAATAACATGTTATCAGGATAAGGTAGAGCCTAATACACGTGAAAAGTTAGCACTTTATGCAAATCCTCAAGATGCTCCAAAGAGAGCTTAAAAAATTATAAAACTATGTCACTAGGAAACGGAAACCCAAAAGAAGGAGATAAAGGCTCTAACTTTAACTACGAGTTAAAAGTATTACAAGGACTTCAATGTACTTGTGATCAACTTAAAATTATTGATGCTAATACCGATGATGTAGAATTTATACTTTCATCAATACTTACTACACTTCAAGCTAGTACAGAGTATGAAGCTAAATTTACAGTAGATACTTGTAATGGTGATACAGTATATTTAGAGGTACGGGTATGGAATCCTGATACATCTACCTGGGGTCCGATTACATACTATCTACCAGGTAGTACAACACCTGTAGTTCCTCCAGGGGCAGCTACTCCAGGATGTTTAGTATATGCAGATCCTTCTGCTGTATTAGCACTTATATTAGGGGCTATTGAAGCTGGTAATGAGACTCTTACTAAGATTGAAACTAGTGTTCAACTTATAGATAATTGCGTAGGAACAGATGGGGTTACAGCACCTCCAAATTCTTTTCTTGTAGCAGGTGTTACAGCTGGTGGAATTCAGCAAACTATTGAGGTAAATGCAAGTGGACACGTTAATATTTCAGATGGTGGAGGTTCTATTACTGTAGATGGTACTGTGAATATCGGAGCATTACCTAATGAAGGTCAACAGACAATGGCTAACTCTATATCAGTTGCTATTGCTAGTGATCAAGCAGGTGTTCAAAGAACTCCTACTTTCCTAAGACCTGCAGGTACATCAGGTACTATACCCGCAGGTAGATACTCTATGTCATTTGCTAATGTAGGAACTATCAATGCAACTGTTGGTGGTGTTACACTAAAACCTGGTGAAACAATGAACTTTGATGCCGGAGCTATTAATAATACACTAGGTTCTGTAGCTTACAATGCTACAGGAGCAGGTGGAGAGTTATTAATTATTTCACTAGTGTAACTATATTTACAATCTATAACCAAGCATAATTATGAGTACGCAAATACAAATACCATCTATTAATCAGTTACCTATAGCTGCCGTATCTGATACAACGTTTACAACTTTAACAGGAACATTAACTCAAACTATTGTAAAGATTTTAACTATACCTGCTAATACGTTAACGATTGGTAATTATTGGAATGTAGGAAATAAAGATTTTGGAAGTGTAGAAGCAGCTATAAACTATGCGGGAACAGGTGCTACAAGCATGCTGGTTTATATGAACAATACTACTAATTTATCAGGTAGTCCTATTCAATTAGGTGGTGGACTAAGTGCCGGAGCTTCAACTGGTACCGCAGCTTATGCCTTTGGTATTAATTCTACATCAGGGGGTGCGGCTAATGCTATGACTCGTATTACAAGTAATACTAATGTGCAAAATACTTCAACAGCAACATTACCTGGGGGATATACGAACTCGACTATTTTTGATATTACACAACCGATATATATTATTTTTGCTGTAACTTTAAATAATGTAGGAACAACACTTTCTATGGGACCAGCAATTATTAACCCTCTAAAGAAATTATAATGGGATCAGCAGAAGCGTGGGTATTTACCACTAAAGATGTTATCTGGATAGTGATGACAATAGGTGCAGGTTTATCAGCATATTATGCTCTTAAGCAGGAACTAGGGAAGTTGAAAGGGAAGGTGGATAAACTCGCAAGTGACATGGACTCCCTAGAAACAGATCTTATGGCTAAAGAGACAAGCATCTATAATAGAATGGAAATACTTAAAGAAGATCAGAAAGCTGCTCACGAGAAGCTTGATCTAAAGATGGATAACCTTACTACGCACATGACTCAGTTGAGTACTAACATTGCTGAGTTAACAGGATATATAAAGGCTAAGAGAGAAGAAGACGGTAAACGAGCTTAACTCTTAAGTATTAGGTACCCGTCTAGCATACCGTAAGATCTGCTAGCGGGTCTTTTTTTTTGTTTAAATGTTGTAAGTTTAAACTTTTCACCTATATTTGTTTAAATCTAAATATTTAAAATTATGGAAAACCAACAAACAATTACTCCTGAAATGATTGAGGAGAGAAAAGCTGAGATGATTAAATACTTTGATTCTCAGATGGAATTACTTGAAGCTCAAAAGCGTTATGAGACTGCTATTACTGAGTTAGAAGAACTTAGAGCTAGACGCTTGTATGCTGCTATGAAGATAGCTCAAATTGAAGCAGGTCCTGATTCACATGCAGCAGAATCTAAAGAGCAGCCTATTCCTCAACAAGGCCGTAAACTAAAAGCTGAGAAATAAGTCATGGCTATAGTAAATCAAGTACAAAAAAAAGTGAGGATGGACTTATGGGAGATTGTAAAACTCCAATTCATCACTCATTGCTTTATAAAGAACATTAAAGTTTCTGATCTGGACTTGAGCTGCTTATCTATGCTTGCTATTTCTGGTGAAACAGAACTTACTGATTTTTGTAATACGGCTGCTGACAATAACATATTTGGTTGTAGTCAGTCAGTTAGAAATGCTGTTGCAAAGGCTGAGCGCAAAGGACTTATTGATTTTGTAAAGGTTGGAAAAAACCGTAAAAAAATCAAAATCTCTAAGGAAATTGTTGTGCAAACTACAGGTAATATTTTATTGGACTATAAATTTATAAGATTTGAACCCCAAGAAAGCAAAGGATCTGAGTAGCGCTACAGCTAAAGCTCTTAAAAAAAGCCCTGATCTTGTAAAGGATGTTGTAGATTTCTACTGGGTACATGTAAGAAAAACCCTAGGAGAAATTGAGCATCCCTTTATAAGGTTACCAAATCTCGGTACATTTACCCTTAGATATAACATCCTTAATAAGAAGATTGAGTCTGCTAAAAAGGAAGTAGCACAAGATCCCCCTAAAAGCTTTGTTAAATATAACATCTATAATAGTTATGTAGAAAAACTAAAGAGATATAACAGAGCTAAAGGAATTATGGATGAGTATATAGAAAAGAAAAACCAACATAAAAATGATAAGCAAACTCAAAAAAATCTGGAAGACTAAGTGGCTCATCTTAGAGGGAGTTTTTAATTACTATTTTACTCGCAAGAAGATTGAGAGAATTGCTAGTTACAGAAATGATATATGTAGTACGTGTCCTTTAATAGATCTTAAAGGTGATAAATGTGAGGTACCTGGAACTCAACCGTGTTGCAGTGATTGTGGCTGTTCCCTTAAATATAAAACTCGCAGTCTATCTTCAGCCTGTCCTAAAGGTAGATGGTTTGCAGTAATGAGTGAAGAAGAAGAGGATGATTTAAACGCTAAACTAGAAACCGATGGCAATAGTATTTAAACCCGAGACACATAGTTATACAAGCATAGATACCAGTGATAATATCACATGGACTAGCGTAACAAGCATCATATCTAAATATAAGAAACCTTTTGATGCTGATATTATAGCTGCTAAATCTGTTAAGAACAATTGGAGCAAATGGTATGGTATGACAGAAACTGATGTTAAAGAAGCTTGGAGAAATGAATCACAAAAAGCTGTTAATCTAGGCACATGGTATCATAACCAAAGAGAGCTTGCTTATACATCATGTAGCACTATAGAAAAAGATGGTTGTATTATACCTATTTTTAAACCTATTGAAGTTGATGGGATTAAAAAGGCACCTGATCAAAAACTTGCAGATGGTATATATCCTGAGCATATGACGTATCTTAAGAGTGCGGGACTATGTGGTCAAGCAGATAGAATAGAAGTAATTAACGGAAAGGTCAATATATATGATTACAAGACTAATAAAGAAATTAAGACTGAGTCTTATGTTAATTGGGAAGGAGTTAGTGATAGAATGCTTGCTCCACTCCATCATTTGGATGATTGTAATCTTAACCATTATGCATTACAGTTAAGTTTCTATATGTATATGATTCTTAAACATAACCCTAGATTAAAGCCAGGGATGATGATTATAGAACACATATTGTTTGAGGAAGCTGGTAAAGATGCTTATGATAATAGAGTTGTTTTATATGATCAGTTTGGTGAGCCTGTTGTGAGTGGAATAGTTGAATATGAGGTGCCTTACCTCAAAAATGAGGTGATTAGTATTATAAATACAATGAGAAATGCTGGTAAAACTATTTGATATGCAAAATGGAGTGGTAGTTCCTAGTGAACACTGCTACACTATAAGTACTTTAAAGAAAATTATGGATGACTATCCAGAGGATCATTTGAAGATATATCTGTATCTTTTTTATATGAGCTGTCCTAATCCAGATCTAAATCCTTTTTTCAATCTTGCAGAAGATGACAAAGAAGAGATTATATTAGCTGAGATCAAAGCGGAATTTAGTCCTGAGGATGATGGTATTCCAGGAGCTTTACAGCTTTGTAAGAAGCTTTATGAGACACCAACTATGAGAGCTTATAATGGTATTAAACAAATGCTTGATAGGCTGGCTAACTATATGGGTACAACAAGTATTACAGATGGTAGAGATGGTAATCTTACGGCTCTTACAAATACAGCGGCTAAGTTTCAACAAATTAGAGAAGCTTATAAAGGTGCTTATAAAGACCTTCAAGAAGAACAAGCAGGTCGTGCGCGCGGGGGTGCTGGACTTGCTTATGACCAAATGACTTAATATGCTACAACAAACAGATATAGAAATTCCTACATGGGAAAATGGAGAGTGGTCAATGACCCTCTTTGCTACTCATGATGATTTTAGAGATTTTGTTTTTAGCATATTTAAAGAGCCGGGTCAATATCAGTTTGATGAAACAAGTCTTGTATTCAATGCTGAGGCAAGAAACTTTAATGCTAAAGGTTTTTATTGTCAATTTCCTCAGGGTACTAAAGACTACATACAATACTGGAATGATCAAAAAGATAAATGTCGTTTAGGAGCTATATATAAAAATAATGGCAATGCCTGGTATATACCACGTGACTATTATATGTGGTTAAACTTCTTACCTATCTTTAATAAAGAGATTCAAAAATATGGTTTTGCTGATGTCAGAGATGCTCAGTATCATATGGCGTTATATGAGATGCTGGCTGAATTAAACTTTAAACATGCCGCCATATTAAAGAAACGTCAAATTGCATCATCCTATTATCATGCTGGTAAGTTTATAAATCAGATCTGGTTTGAGGAAGGGGTTACTCTTAAAATGGGAGCTAGTCTTAAAGACTATATTAATGAGAAAGGAACTTGGAAATTCTTAAATGAATACGAGGCTTTTTTAAATCAACACACTGCCTGGTACCGCCCTATGAATCCTAATAAGGTTATGATGTGGCAACAGAAGATTGAGATAACCACAGGTATTCAGAAACGTAAAACAGAAATAGGTCTTAAAGGTGTACTCCAGGGTATGTCTTTTGAGAAAGATCCTACCAATGGTGTAGGGGGACCGTGCAGGTATTTTTTCCATGAGGAAGCAGGTATTGCTCCTAAGATGGATACAACATTTGAGTACATACGCCCTGCTATGAAATCAGGATTCATGACTACGGGAATGTTTATTGCTGCAGGTTCTGTAGGAGATTTGTCTCAGTGTGAGCCTTTACGTAAAATGATTATCAGGCCTGATGCTAATGATATATATGCAGTAGAATCAAGATTAATTGATGAGACCGGTGTGCATGGTAGAACAGGTTTGTTTATTCCTGAACAATGGTCAATGCCCCCATTTATAGATTCTTTTGGTAACTCTAAAGTAGAAGAAGCTCTTGTTGCATTGGATGAACAATTTGCGGCATGGAAAAGAGAATTAGATCCGGCAGAATATCAGCTTCGTATATCACAGCATCCTAGAAATATTAAAGAAGCTTTTGATTTTAGAACAGCATCTGCATTTCCTCAGCATTTGGTTGTTGCTCAAATGAGAAGAATTGAAGAAAAGATTTATCCTTATGAGCACCTTGAGATATATAAAGATGAGAATGGTAAGATAACTGCAAAGGAGACTAACAAATTACCTATCAAGGATTTTCCTATTACAAAAGACACAGAGGATAAAACAGGATGTGTTGTTGTATATGAAAGACCCTGCAAGGATCCTGAATTTGGGATGTATTATGCATCTGTCGATCCCGTGGGAGAAGGTAAAACTACTACATCAGAGTCCTTGTGCGCCATCTATGTGTATAAAACATCTGTAGAAGTAACAAGGAGAGACGGTGATGAGGTAGAGACTGCTATTGAGCAGGATAAACTAGTAGCTGCTTGGTGTGGCCGCTTTGATGATATCAATAAAACACATGAGAGATTAGAACTTATTATTGAGTGGTACAATGCCTGGACTATTGTTGAGAATAATATTCCACAGTTTATCACACATATGATTAACCGTAAGAAGCAAAAGTATTTAGTTCCAAGACAGCAGATTCTATTCTTGAAAGATATAGGAGCTAACGCTAATGTATTCCAGGAATACGGCTGGCGTAATACAGGGACTTTATTTAAAAGTCATATGGTAAGTTATGCTATTGAATTCTTACGTGAGGAGCTACATGAAGAAACAACAGCTGATGGTAAAGTAGTTAAGACTACCTATGGTATAGAGCGTATACCAGACATCATGTTGCTTAAAGAAATGCAAGCTTATAGAGAAGGAGTTAACGTAGATAGACTTGTAGCTTTTGCTGCTTTAGTAGCTTTTGCAAAAGTTCAACAAGCAAATAGAGGTTATAAAAAAAGATTTGAAGATAGCGGTAAACCAAAAAGCTTGGATAACAACGATAAATTCAGTAAATTGAATATGAGCCCTTTCCGTCATATTGGTGGGGGTGACAAGAGCTTTAGTGGTATGAAGTTACCAAGAAGTCCATTTAAAAATTTTAGATAAAAGATATGCAGATATTTAATGCAATGCAAGTTAAGGCTGGTGCCAAGGTTGAGTACAACAAAATGGGTACTCTTAATCAGCCTATTCAGTTTTTGCCACGTTCCAAAAAAGATGAAGCTTGGGCTGCATGGAACCTTGACTGGTTGGAATGGGAAGGATTAAAACAAATCCGTCGCAATGCTCGCCGCCTTATGAAGAACTATAAGCTGGCTAAAGGTATCATAGATAAAACCGACTATATCATAGAGCAGGATAATGAGTATGCCGACATGATAGAAGTTCTTACAAAAGAAGATACTTCAGCATTAGAGCTTAAGTTTTATCCTATTATTCCTAGTGTAATTAATACACTTGTTGCTGAATTTTCTAAGAGAAGTACAAAGGTTATATTTAAAGCTGTTGATGATATTTCATATAATGAAGAATTAGAGGCTAAGAGAACTGAAGTAGAGCAGTTATTGTTAAAACAAGCAGAGTTGAAGGTTAAAACTAATCTTCAAAATATGGGATATGATATTGATGAAAAACAATATCAAGATGTACTATCGCCAGATAAACTTAAAACATTACCTGAGATACAGAACTTTTTTCAGAAAAGTTATACAGGTATAGTAGAGCAATGGGCTACTCACCAACACTTGAATGATATTGAGAGATTTCACATGGAAGAACTTGAAGAAAGAGCTTTCCGTGATATGCTTATTACTGACCGTGAGTTCTGGCACTTTAAGATGATGGAGGACGACTATAATATTGAGTTATGGAATCCAGTATTAACATTCTACCATAAATCACCAGACACACGTTATATATCAGAGGGAAGTTGGGCTGGTAAGTTTGATATGATGTCTGTTGCTGATGTAGTTGACAAGTATGGGTGGTTGATGAATGAGGATCAGCTTAAATCATTAGAGCTTATATATCCTGTGCGCTCTGCGGGATATCCTATCCAGGGATATCAGAATGATGGTAGTTACTATGATGGCACTAAATCACATGAGTGGAATACAGAAATGCCATCTCTTGGTTACCGTCAATATACATCCATGTGGCAAAATTCTACAGTAGGTGGAGATATTGTTAAATGGATTATGAGTGAGTCAGAGGATTTCTTTGACATGGGATTAACAGATATGCTTCGTGTAACTACAGTATATTGGAAATCGCAGCGTCGTGTAGGGCACTTAACCAAGATTGATGATCTTGGTAATGCATCACATGAAGTTATTACAGAAGACTATCAGGTTGTAGATAAACCTGTCTATGATACTAACCTTATTAAAAATAAGACCAAAAATAATCTAATGTTTGGTGAACATATAGATTGGATCTGGATCAATGAGGTTTGGGGTGGAGTTAAGATTGGCCCTCACGCGCCATCTTTCTGGGGAACTAAATCTCCCGGAGGTATTAATCCTATATATTTAGGTGTGAACCAAAATGCAATCAAGCCAATAAAGTTTCAATTTAAAGGAGACAACTCTCTGTATGGTTGTAAACTTCCTATTGAGGGCTCCGTATTCTCTGACCGTAATACAAGATCTACTTCCCTAATTGATTTAATGAAGCCATTTCAGATTGGCTACAACATTGTAAATAACCAGATTGCAGATATATTAATAGATGAACTGGGAACAGTTATCTTATTGGATCAGAATGCTTTACCTAAACATTCTCTTGGAGAAGACTGGGGTAAGAATGCTTATGCAAAAGCATATGTTGCAATGAAGAATTTTCAGATCTTACCCTTAGATACATCTATCAGTAATACAGAAAATCCACTTGCCTTCCAGCACTATCAGAAACTTGACCTTGAGCAAACTAACCGCTTAATGTCTCGTATTCAGTTGGCTAATTACTTTAAGATGCAAGCTTTTGAGACAATAGGTATTACTCCGCAACGGATGGGACAACAGTTATCACAAGAAACTGCAACAGGTGTTGAACAAGCTGTAAACTCATCTTATGCTCAAACTGAAATATATTTTATACAGCACTGTGATTATTTAATGCCACGTGTACACTCTATGCGTACAGATTTATCCCAGTATTATCACAGTACCAAACCCTCGGTACGCTTACAATATATAACAACAGCTGAAGAAAAAGCTAACTTTGAGATTAACGGTACTGATCTAATGCTCAGAGACTTTAATGTATATTGCACAACGCGCTCTAACCAAAGAGCATTACTAGATCAGCTTAAACAATTAGCTATTCAGAATAATACAACTAATGCGTCAATCTATGATCTTGGTAATATTATGAAGTCTGAGTCTATTGCCGAAGTTACTAATGTACTTAAAGCTACTGAGATTAAATCTGAGCAAAAGCGTAAAGAAGAAATGCAACAGCAACAACAAATGCAAGATCAAGCTATCAAAGCTAAACAAGATGAAGCTAAGCAGAAGATGGAGTTTGAGTCTGCTGAGAATGAGAAAAATCGTCAAGCTGATATTCTACAAGCTCAGATCAAATCTGCAGGCTTTGGCTCAATGAAAGACATCAATGAGAACAAGCAAAGTGACTATGTTGATGCTATGGACAAACTTCAGAATACTGAGTTATATAGACAAAACACTCAGATTCAACAAGATAAGGAAGTTTCAAGAGCTTCACAGGCATCTACTAAACTAGACCTTGAAAAAGAGAAACTTGCTACTCAAAAAGATATTGCGATGACCAAGCTGCAAATTGCTAGAGAGAACAAAAATAGATTTGATGCTGGAGCAGAAGAGTAGCCATTAGCTATATGATCAACTTTAATTTTTGAGATTTTAAAATCTTAAAAGTTTAAATGAATACTTTTGCCTATATTAATATTATAAACCAACAAACAATGAGCTTAGATAATATAAATACCGATGTTACGGAAGTAGCACAAGTAGAAATGAACCTAGATGAAATTCTAGGAACACCGGGTGCAGAAAGCGTTGTGCTCCCTGAGAAAGAAACAAAGCCTAGTATTTTTAGTCCTAGGAATGAAGATCTTTCTTTTATTGACAATCCTGAGGATGAAGAAGATCCACAGGGACAGAAAGCACCAGAATCTATTGATGATATTCTAAAAGACATTGATCCTGTTATGGCTTCAGATGATGAATCTGAAACTAAAAAATCAGGAGGTCGCCCTAAGCTTGACAAAAGCGGAATGGCTGAGGTAATGAATAAGCTTATTGAGAAGGGACAAATTGTACCTTTTGATGATGATAAGTCTCTTGATGAATATTCAATTAAAGATTTTGAAGAGCTTTTAGAAGCCAACTTCAGTGAAAGAGAAAATAGAATACGTCAGGAAACACCTGTAGAATTCTTTGAAGCTCTTCCAGAGGAACTTCAAGCTGCTGCTAAATATGTAGCAGATGGCGGTGATGACTTAAAAGGATTATTTAAAGTACTTGCTCAAGTTGAGGAAGTAAGAGAATTAAATCCTAAGAAAGCAGATGACCAAGAGCAGATAGTACGTGAGTACTTGAGAGCTACAAACTTTGGTACTACCGCTGATATTGAAGAAGAAATTGAAGACTGGAGAGATCGTGGTGATCTAGAAGCTAAGGCATTAAAGTTCAAACCAAAGTTGGACAAAATGCAAGAATCTGTTGTTGCTCAAAAGCTTGCTCAACAAGAGCAAATAAGATCACAACAACAGGAAGCTGCTAAAGCATATGTACATAATGTATATACAACTTTACAGCCTGGTGAACTTAATGGAATTAAGTTAGATAAGAAGACACAGGGTATGTTATATGCTGGTCTTGTACAACCTAACTACCCATCTATGTCAGGTAAACCTACAAATATGTTAGGTCACTTGCTAGAGAAACACCAATATGTAGAACCAAACTACCCATTGATTGCTGAGGCACTTTGGTTATTAGCTGATCCTGTAGGATACAGAAATAAGATAAAGGACAGCGGCAAGAATGAGCAAGTAGAAAAAACTGTGCGTCAGTTGAAAAGTGAAGAAGCTCGTAAAACATCTAGTACTCCGGTAGTAGAAAGAGAGGAGAAAGTTCAACGCCGCATACCTAGAAATGATAACTTTTTTAAACGATAAATTAACTTAACCCTTAAATAAATAAAAAAAACATGGCAACTCCAGTTTTAAACAATGGTATATTTCTGCGGGATACCAGCTACACCGCTAGCTCACACGTAGATTCTTACCACTTGGTTAACATGCTCAAGAACTCTGAACCTATGGATTTAGGACCAGTAGATCTTTGGGCAATGGCGCAAAAGGTAGAAATGCCTTTGTACCAAATGTCTAGCTTTGGTGGAAAGAATGTAATTAATGTTGACAATGCTCGTGGAGAGTACAAGTGGCAAACACCAGTTGTATTAGATCTTCCTTACATTGTTGATGATGTAGAATTAGATGGCGCTACAACAGTAGGTGCTGATGGTACTACATTTAGAATCAAATTGTCACGTCGTGAATTTGGACATGGTGATATCATCACTTATGACAAGTACAACGGTGCTGAGATGTACATTACTGTAGATGACATTGTTCCTCTAGGTGATGGTTTCTTGTACACTGTACAATTGGTAAACAATGATAGCTCTTTCTCGTTATCAACTAACTATCTTGTACCAGGTACTAAAATCTTCCGTAAAGGTTCTGCTCGTGGTGAGTACGGAGAGCGTTTCTCTGACATCACTACTGCTACTGGTTTCCGTGAATTCTACAACTTTGTAGGAGGAACTGAAGCTCACGTACACTATTCTGTATCTTCTCGTGCTGACCTTATGCTTAAGGGTGGTATGAATGCTGATGGTACTGTACCTGTAGTAGAGATCTGGCGTAACTTTGACAAAAACATGGATCCATCTGTAGCTAACCTAGATACTATGGTTTCGCGTATGGGTAAGGATTATGTTAAGCGTGCTATGTCTAACGGATCTTTAAGCCGCACTTTCTTAACTGCAATGGAAGCAGCTCACTTGGCTAAAGTTGCAAATGACATCGAGACTTACTTAATGTGGGGACAAGGTGGTCGTGTGCGTCAAGACGGTCCAGATGACTTGCGTTTATCTGTGGGTCTTTGGAAGCAATTGGACAACTCATTTAAGCGCGTATATAACAAGTCTGGTTTTAACCTTGACTTATTCCGTTCTGAATTGTATAACTTCTACGCTGGTAAGGTTGACTTCCAAGGTCCAGATCCTAAGCGTCAGTTGATTGTACAAACAGGTATGGGTGGTATGCGTATGGTTAATGAGGCAATCAAGCGTGAAGCAATGTCTTCAGGTTTGTTGATCCAAGCTGCTGACATCGGAGCAATCACTGGTCAAGGTATGGACTTGAACTTTGGATTTGCTTACACTTCTTATGTTATCCCATTCTTGGCTAACGTGAAGTTTGTGCTTAACCCAGCGTTTGACAACTTACATACTAATGACATTGAAAACCCAATCATTGATGGTTTCCCATTGTCTTCTTATAGCTTCATCATCTTTGATATCACAGATAATACTAATGACAACATCTTCTTGTTGAAATTATCTTGGGATAATCAATTAAAGTGGTGGTACCAAAACGGAACTATGGATTACATGGGACGTAGCCAAGGCTTTGCGTCTTCTGGACAATTCAATGGATACCGTGTATACATGACACAAACAATGCCTGCAATCTGGGTTAAAGACCCAACCAAAGTATTGAAAATTGTTATGCGTAACCCAATCACTGGCGGATCATTCTAATCTTAAATAATCTGTAAAAGGGGGAGGTTAAAATCTCCCCCTTTTTACTATCTTTACAAAACCAATAAAAAATAAAACCAACAAACATGTCAACATCATTTACAAAAGTAGAGCGTTACTCAGAGACTAAGCGCTCACCAATAGCAATTAAACCATATTTTGATGACAGAATATCAAATATGGGATTAGAGAAATACGGAATGTCTCTCTATGAGGGAGTAAAACATATTGAACAATTAGCATGTCTAGAATTCAATGGAATTAAAAGATATGTAACAGGGCTTAATGAATTTGCACCAGATGTTAAAAACATTCCTGATCCAGAAGTAAGAGCTGCTGTAATTAAAGAAATTAGAAATGTGGTTGCAGAAATTGAAAGAGAGCTTGCAGCAAATGTTCTTGATGTAGAGGACAAAGACTTTTGGGCAAAAGTTAAATTGCTTAGACCTGACAATGATGATTTCTGGTCTAAACTTGAATTAAAGTGTGGTAATGATCCAGTATTTCTTGATCCTAAAGATCCTTATGATCTAGTTAAGATGTATGCGATTAATGCAGGTGGCTTTAGCATCGTTGCTAAAAGCTATGAAGATGCAAGATCAAAAATGCCGGTTCCTAAGTTTTACTTGGATAAGCATGTTGAAACCGTATCTACTAAAACAGAAACTAAGAAGTTACGTAATAAAGCTTTGTCTGAGTTACAAAAACTATTTGATAAGAATACAAACAAACTATGGTATATAGCTAAAGTTGTTGATAGTGCAAGTGCTCAGTACAAGAAGAACACACCAAATGATATTATCTATGACAACATGGATACCTATATTACCGGAGAAGGTTCTGAGAAAAGTGCTAATCGTGCAGCTCAACAGTTTTTAGATGCATGTAACTTTAGCATGGAGACTTTGAAAATTAAGTCTTTGGTTAAAGATGCAACTTACTATAAGTTTATTGTAGCTAAAGCTGATGGATTTATCTACCATAAAGATAAAAATGTGCTACTAGGTCGTAACCAACCAGATGTTGTAGAGTATCTTACTAATCCTTTAAATGAAGAAATTTTGGTAGATTTAACCAAAAAAGTAGAAAAGTATTGGAATCAATGATTATCTTTAATATAACAACTTAATATTTATATATCAAAATGAAAACAAAGAATTCAGCATGTGGAGTGTGGGTAAACTTAAACACACCCGTTACAGTAGAGCGTGCACCTAAATCAAGTGGCACATATGTAGGTTTAAATGCAAAAGCTACTGCACAGAACAGCGCACCTAAAAATGCAAAATCTGGTGGAGTAAATAAACCACAAGCTAAACCTGATAAATACTAATTCAATCCCATAATATAATGGCAACAAGTAAAAAACCCAAAGTTCCTAGAAGAACTACAACAACCACTCCTATTGTTGGTGATGGAAGTCCTTATTCTATTAAAGAAACTGTTGTTCGAAATAGAAAAGGTGATATTAAAAAATCAGTGATAAAGCGCACTGATGGTCCTTATCTTAAAACAGTTGTTAAAAAAGGTGTATCAAAAGACAAAAATACAGCTAAAGGTGTAGCATTTGATGTTGGATATGCTCTAGATGATGCTAGATATGCTGTTGCTGATGCTGCTTCTGCCGTAGGTAGAGGAGTTAAAAATACAGTTAAAGCCATAGCTGGTAAAGGTCCTGGTGCTGCAGACAGACGTCAAGATCGTCAAGATAGACGTACTACACGTGTTCAGGGCAGATCCGAAAGAGCTGATATAAGACAAGATAAAGCAGCAACTAAAGCAGCAAACAAAGCAGCTGATAAAGCAGCTCGTCAAGAAGGACGTTGGAATAAAAAAGTTAGAAAAGAAGAAGTATTAGGTGGTGTTAGAGATGCAAAAGCTAGACGCACTGCTGAAGTATTGCGTGGTGGAAAAAATCCTGAATCTGTTTCAACTACTACTAATGTTAACAGCAATAACCAAACAACTAAAGTGCAGGCAAATCCTGCATCAAGAAGTGATGCTGGTGCAACAGGAGGATCTTCTAAGGCTAACTCTAGCTCTAATGCTGAAGGTGGATCATCTTCATCAAGATCAAATTCTGTTATCTCAACTCGCTTGAAGAAAGCAGGTACTAAAATTGTTGATCTTAGTGAAAAGAAGCGAGGAGGAAGAGCTGGTAGTAAAATGTCACCTATGTACAACAAAGGAGGCATGTATAACAAAGGTGGTATGTACAAAAAAGGTGGTAAAAAGTAATAATGAGCAAGATTGTAAATACTGCTGAAAAGAAATCATTAATTGGATATGCTAATTCAAAGCCTACCTTTAAAAGAGGTGGTGCTTTGAGTTCTGTGTATCCCACAAAAATGACTAGCTGTGGCTGCAAAAAGTAAACAAATGCTTAAGCGCAAAGATGGAAGTACATCTCAAAGAGGACTTTGGGATAACATTCGCGCTAACAAAGGTTCTGGAAAGAAACCTACTGCGCAAATGCTTAAGCAAGAGAAAAAGATTAAAGCTAAATCTGTTAAGAAATACGAGGAAGGTGGTATTTTTAAACAAAATGATCCTAAGGCTACCTTTTCTGAAAACGTTAAGAAAAATTTCTTGACTAACAGAAGTGCCAATTTGGAAAATAGAGCAAGAAGTGCATATGAAAATAATAACTTTAACTTGGGGAATAGAATAGCTACTAAGGCCGGTCGTGCAGGAGACAAACTTTCAATATTAAATGCACAAATACAGCATCGTAAAGCGGGGGGAACTGTTAAAAAAAAGAAATAATGGCAAAGTCACCAGCATGGCAAAGAAAAGAGGGTAAGGCACCAAGTGGTGGTCTTAATGCTAAAGGACGTGCTTCTTATAACAAAGCCAATCCTGGCAAACCCGGATTGAAGGCACCGCAACCAGAGGGCGGAGCTAGAAAGAAAAGCTTTTGTGCTAGAATGTCTGGTATGAAAAAGAAACTTACAAGCTCTAAGACAGCTAATGATCCTGATAGCAGAATCAATAAGTCACTTAGAAAGTGGAAATGTTAAAAGTATAGATGATGAAAAAGAGTAATTCGGCACATCCTGGTTTTAAATCAGTGCAATCTAAGATTGCTGCTAAACAAGGCATTTCTAAAAAAGCTGCTGGAGCTATCTTAGCTACTAGCACACGCAAGGCTTCTGCTAAAGCAAAAGCTAAAAACCCAAGATTAAAAAGAGTTAAAGGATAATGAACAACTCAACCCTGCAAATTAAAATAAAACAAAGGCTTAACAAGCTTGCTAGTAATGACTATGATAACATAGAGTGCTGGCAGATTGTTGAGGCTTTTAATAAAGCACAGATCCAATGGGTCCGTCGACAACTTGCAGGTATTAATATCCAAAAGCAAGGTGATGAGCAATCAAAAAGGAAAATTGATGATCTTCAACCCTTGCTAACAACAACAGCTCTCTCAACTGTTAACATGCCTGATTATGTAATGTCAGAATCATTACCTCCAGACTACATGGAGTTTAAGAGAATTGATGCTTATGCCTCTAGTGACTGTTGCCCTAATCCAAGGCGCATGATTGTTTATTTAGCTGAGGAGGCTAATGCAGCAATTCTGCTACGTGATACCAACAAGAAGCCTAGTTTTGAATGGGCAGAAACATTTTGTACCTTAGCCGGTAACAAGATTAAAGTATATACAGAATCAGATTTTACTATAGATACAGTTAACCTTATCTACTATAGAAATCCAGTTGAGATACAAATTTTAGGCTGTGTTAATCCATACACAGGTTTTGTAGTTACATCAGATGTTCCTTGTGAATTTAAAGATGATGTCGCTGAAACTATTGTTGATGACGCTGTGCAAGTTTTAGCAGGTGATATAGAGTCAATTACTCAATATCAAATTGCTCAAAGCTCTAGTGAAGAAAACTCATAATACATGCAATAATGGCCGAACAACCAAGAAATTTACTAAAGAGAGAAGTCGTAGGTACAACAGCACCACAAGCAACTTTAAAGAAAGCAATACCTACTAAAGGTAAGAACATACTATTGTCAGATGACTGCGTAGAGTATTTAAACTATCGCGTACAACAAGAAGAATACTCAGGTAGAATCTACTTGGCTATGTCTATGTGGTTAGATAATAACGGTTATGTTAATGCTGCTAAAATTTGGCGTAAGTACTCTAATGAGGAAATGGCTCATTCAGATTTAGCAAGAACTTACTTGTTATCTATGGGCGTACAGCCAATGACTCCTAAGTTAGATGCACCAAATCAAACTTTTTCAGGATTGCCTGAAATTATTGAAATGTCTTATGACCATGAAATTACCATAACTAAGCAGATTAAAGATTTAGCAAATGATGCTATGAAGAAAGCAGATCATATGTTATATGAGTTTGCATTAGCGTATCTAAAAGAGCAGGTAGAAGAGCATAACAAGATGCAAAACTGGGTAGACCAGCTCAATGCTTTTGGTACAGACAAGACAGCAATGCGCTTACTTGACCATGAGATGAAAGATTATTTGTAAAAATTTGGAGAATATAAAAGTTCTTCTTATATTGAATATATATTTATAACCCTTAAAAACAAAAAAACATGTCGTATTTTAATCATGCCTTTCAGAAAACCTTTGTAGGATACAATGGTTTTGTTACTGATCCAGGATTATCAACAAGTGACTTAACTCTAGGTCAGTTTACTTTTGTTGATCCAAAAACTTGGACTATCCCTACGGATCTTGATCCATCAACTGCTTTAAAGTGCCCATTGGTACTTGTATCAGGTTCTATTCACCCTAATGACAAAATTGGTCCATTCCACGGTGGATATTCTGAGTCTGTAAAGTCTAAGACTATCAACCCTAAGTATGTATCATCTTTCTACAAAGTAGAATCTTGTCCTTCTCAACAAGCTCAAATTGTAGTAGGTGATACAGACTATGAATTTGGTGGTACTTGCACTAAAGATTTCCTTTGCGGTGAAACTTACAACTTGCGTGTAGACATCAAAGGTTCTCCAGTATTACGTACATTAACTCGTAATAGTTATTATACTGCCGCTGGTTACACTGGATGTTGTCCAGCTGATGCAATTGCTCCAGTAGCTGTAAATCCTTTGATTGTATACGTACAGTGGGCTTACCAATTGTTGAACTCTCCATTGGTTAATCCATTTATTCAAGTTGCGATTACTTATACAACTAACAGTGGTGGGTCTTGGACTGAGCTTGGAGATGGTACATCTTCTACGACAAACTTAGATCTATTATTAGGTTACATTCAGAATCCAGCATCTCTTCCTGTAGTTGACCCTGCTGATGCTACTGACGGTGCTGGTTTGATTATTACAGGAGCTTATGTTGATACACGTTTCCAAGACTGTACTTTCTACCCTAATGATTCTATCATTGCTTTCTTAGAGCCAGTTAAAATCTATGCTTCTGAAGTAGATCTTAATGGAGATCCTTGTGCTTTCACAGGTATCTGTGTTAATGATACTTGTACCCCTCAGCAATTAAAAGGAACAGGAGAGAATGTTATTCGTCAGCTTATCTTAACTGAAGCCTACATGCAACAACCTTTCTATACTGGATCTGACTTGCGTATCCGTGAGATCACTAATGGTACAGACGTGTATGATACAATTAATCGCAATGCTTTCTATACTAGCTATTATATTCAGCACAATGTTCCCCGCTTTAACAACCCAACTGGTGTATTTGATAATGATCAGTACTTGTTGCAAATTGTTGTAACTGAGGATAATGTTGTTGCAGGTATTGATTCAACTGCTGCTTCTACAAGTACTGCTGCTGCAGGTGCTATTCCAGCTTATGGTACAATCACTGTAGCTTCTACAGCAGGTTTGTTACCAGGTATGGTTGTTACTTTAACAGGTGGAACGGGTACTATCGTTGCTAATGCTTACATCTATGAAGTAGTAAGTACTACAGTATTCACAATTACTTTAGGTAGTGCAACAGCACCTATAACTGTAGCATTAGATGCAACAAGTGTATTGTCTGCAACTACTAACTACAACGTAGCATTTGAAGGCTTTGTTGAAGCTTGGTTGAGCAACGCAGGTAGCGGCTGTACTACTTTGACAACATATGCTTGTCCAGAGACTTGCGACCCAATTGATCCTAACGCGGACAACCGATAATCTTAACTAAAACTTATAAAAAGGGAGGGAGCAAAAAAAACTCTCTCCCTTTTTTATTTTTACACTATATCTTTGTAACTTAGTACTATGGCACAACACGCACTCTCAATAGAAATTCCTGATGTTCTTACTAACTGTATCTTTAGAGTTATAGATACTAGTACTTACAATGATACTGTACCTTTGGATTGTCCTAAGCTTGAGATTACAGCTCCTGGATTTACCACTGCAATTGAATTGCAACCAGGTACAGACTTCTCTGTAAACTATACAGCATGTGAGTTAGGTTTACAATTAACTAACTGTGGAACTACACGTAATGCAATTCCTGATGGTGTATATGTTGTTAGATACAGTGTTGCTCCTAATGAGACTGTTTATGTTGAGTATAACCACTTACGTATTACTCAGGCATTAAACCAGATAAATGATTTGCTTTGTTGTCTAGATGTTCCTAATTGTGAACCCCTATCACCTCTAGCAAATAAATTAAGAGAAGTACAACTTCTCTGGACCATGTTACAAGCTGCTAAAGCACGTGTAGAGTATTGTCATAACCCTACAGAAGGTATGGCAATGTACACTTATGTGTTAGGTAAACTTACTAAGTTAGCTTGTGGATGTGGGTGTGGAACGTGTAAATAATTTAAAACCAACATATCATGAAATGCGCAAATTGTGGAACAGCCCTGAGTTGTGGCTGCCAAAAGAGAACAACTAAAGACGGTAAACAAATGTGTACACATTGTATACACAAACCAAAACCTGTTGCTAAAACTATTGATACACCTAAATAAATTAAGATATGCCCATTATAGGTAAAACATATTATTGTGGTGATGAGGGAAAACTAAAAGTCTATGATCATGCTACAAGCATATGGACCGATAAATCTATTAGTGGTTCACCTGCATTCTATGATGTAAAAGCTGATCCCACTAATCCTAATGAAATTATATTAGGAGGATTAGGCTATCTGTCTAGGTCAGTTGATAGTGGTACTACTCTTGTAACTTGTACAGGTAACTGGAGCGCATATACACCAACTATTTATCGAATAAGTTATACCAATAATAATAGTATCATCTATACAGCGGGTATGGGCGGTGTAGCAAAATCTACAGATGGTGGTGTATCATTTAATCGCTTAAATAGTTTTACTGCAGTAATTGGCCTTCAATGCCTTGCTATTCATTTTATAAATGATTTAGTTGGTATTGCATCTCAAGAATCTAAATTATATAAGACAATTGATGGCGGTGTGTCATGGTTACCGTTATATACCGGTAATGTTATAGACTCTGCTTTTCCTAATGACTATATAACAAGTCTGCATTTATCAGCAGATGCATCTACTATTATAGTAACTACAAAAAGAAAAATATTTAGATCAACAGATGGTGGATTAGGTTTTACTATGGTCCAGTACTTTGGTACAACCGTTGCTGCTATGGGCAAATCACCTAAGTATACTAATCTAGCTTGGTCAAGTGATAATATTTTAATTGCTTCTGCAGGTAATGGTAATGTATTGTATTCTTACAATGCAGGTGCTAGTTGGATAAATACAGTAGGTATGATACCCCCTACAACAATTGACTCTAAATCAGGATCAACCCTTTTTCAAGGATTTACTACAAGTGGTGCCCCAGTTGGATTTTTTAACAGTGACGCTGATGAAACCATCTATAGATTAGAACAAGTTAATTTAACTACATTTACGGCATCTGTATCTGACACATACCAGAAGTCAGTACTTGCAATGACAAGTTCTGTAGCTGATGTAACTTGTTATGTATTAACACCCTGTGGTCAAACAGGTGATATTTTAATTGCATCTAATACTGAATTCTCATCTTACCTTGACGGTTTTGTTAATATTGATGGTTCTTGTTTTTATGTAACAGAATCAGAGGATTGTAGTAATACAATACATGTGGTATATTCTAATATTATCTCGGTTGCAAACTGCGCAGCATGTGATCCACCTCCGACTATTTATGCTATAAGGGACTGTATAGCACTAGAGCAAACACAATACACAACGGTAGCTTTAACACCAGGTATATCAGGATACGTAGGCCAAGTTCTTTATATTGCAGGTTATCCGAATACTTGTTGGTTAGTAGTAGAACAATCAGGTGATTCACCTCAAGCAATAACAATACTAAATAATTTTGGAACTTGTCCAGATTGTGCAAGTCAATTACCTGGCCCACCTCCTGTTTATGAGTTGACTAATTGTTTAGATCCTTTAGATATTCTTTATACTTATAATTCTCAGTTTGCAGAACCTGCAGAACTTGAGCAGGTTGTTAAAATAACACAAGATACAGATCCAAGAAGTTGTTGGAAAGTAGCAGAAATTCCTTTTGATGATCAAGCAATTAGTAATCTTACTATATACGTAGATGAGGAAGGAGTTCTTCAAATATTTAAAGACTGTGAGTGCTGTCTTCCAGCACCAGATCCAGCTCCTATAAAGTATACAAGAGTTATTCCTAAGCCTGATAGAAAGTTTTATCAGATCCAGCAGAGTCAGTGTGATATAACGGCTAACATAAGATTTGCAGATGGTTACTACAGACTGTTTAAAGAGTTAAAGTATGGTATAAGTAATCAATGCGATGGTATTAACCTAGAAAGATTATGGATTAAAAAGAATTTATCAGACTTAGCTGTTATCAATGATCCTACAGCCTGTATAATAACAACACCTGTTGTTCCAGTTATTTGTCCAGAACCTTCAGGTAATCCTTTTATACCACCACCTCCACCTATAACTTATACATTTACAGTAGGAGCGTATGGAGTTGATCCAGGTACTTTTGGTTGCACACAGTGTCTTGATGGGAGTGCCCCTAGCGGAGGTGCTAATCTTTGTCCTCAATTTAATCTGGTACTTGATTATAATATTTTAGATAGCCTGGATCCTTTTTCTGCATACGTATTTAATTATAATGGTAATTGTTTATGGGCAATTGGATTTACAATAGTTGCTGGTTCCGATCCTACTTTTCAAACATATACTATGACCTCAGCAAATATTACAAGTATAGTTTTAGAAGATGGTGTTTTGCCATGCTTATTATGCGGAGGATAAATTTTGATAATAGATAAAAAAACAGTAAATTATATATATGGCACTTCCTATTCAACCAACTAATACTCAAGCAGGATGTAATCCTGTTTCAAGTAACTGCGTAATCTGGCAGGGACCGGATATTCCATGCATTACATTATGCAGAGGAGATAGTATTTCTGATGTTACTTATAAGGTAGCAATAGAGATATGCACATTAGCTGAGCAACTAAGTCTTACCAATCCTGGTTTTGACTTAACGTGTTTCTCACCTATTTGTCCAAAGCCTGAGAATATTCATGATCTTATTCAGTTTATCTTAGATCAACTTTGTGCACTTACAACAGGAACATCCACTACTACAGGTACAAGTAAATCTTTAGTTCCTGGAGAAGTTCCTGTAACCAATTGTCAAGAATCAATGAGCTGTTTAGTTCCAATTGCTTCTTGTTTTCAATATACTGATGGATTTGGTAATCTTGTTGTAGAAATGTCTATTGCAGATTATGCTGCAGCAATTGGATCAAGAGTTTGCTCTATTGCAAGCAGCTTAACGGCCCTAACAAATACAGTAACAGATATCAATGATAGATTGATAATAATTGAAGCTTGTGATCCTTGTAATCCCGTATACCCCCCTATTACAATTCCTACTAGTTGTTTAACTGCTGGAACTAATATTGATATTAGTGATTTTGTAGAGAACCTTGAGACTACATTCTGTGCTCTTCAAAACTCTACAGGTACACCTTCTCAGATTTATTCAGCCATTTCACAAGAGTGTATAAACTTAGATACATCACCTTCCCTAACTAACACATCCGTTAACATGGGTAGTTTGCCAGGATGGGTATTGGCAGGTAGTTATAACACTATGGCAGATGCAATCAACAATATGTGGATTACTATTTGTGATATGCGTAATGCAGTATACAATGTAGTTACTACATGCTGCACACCAAGCTGCGATGATGTTGATGTAACTATGACAGCATCTTACACATCACCAAGTATCCTTGTTGATCTAACTGGTTCTATTGGATCATTTACAGATTGCTATGCAGCAGGTTGTTACATAACAATAACCGATGCATATGGTAATGCCTATACTACACAAATTAATGTTGCATCTAATATTAATGGAGCACCTGTTCCAATTAATATAACCGCAACATCTTTAAATGCTTATACTGACTATACCGTAAGTCTTAACTTATGTATGGATGATACAATAGCTGGTTTAAAGTGTAGCCAATCTTTAAATTATTCAATTGTGAATAGTGCACTTTGTCCATCTGTAACTTACTCTGCAGACGTTACTTATATTGATTATGTGTTTGCTAATCCATTATCAAGTCCTGTTACGTACATGCTTGAGTGTTGGAATTCAGCTCAAACTGCAATTGTAACCACAGTATCTTCTATAAATCCTGCAGTAGGTCCTGTACTTGGACAAATAACAGGTCTTGTAGCAGCTACTAATTATCAAATTCGCATGAGAGTAATTATTGGATCAACAATTACAGATTGTCCATTTACCTCAGTAACTACTAAACCCTAACTAAAATGGCTTGTTCAACTTGTCAATCTACAAATACATCATGCGGTTGTAAGGATCTCCCCCTTACAACTGCACCTGTATATACATGTCCTCCTGATATTAAATGCCCGGATCCAACTCCGTGCTATGAGACTATCCAAGACACTTGTGTAAAACATGGTAACTATAGCATCATTAACTTTGGAGAATTATTAGCAGGTGGTGACTCTTACCCAGCATTACCTGCAGGAGCTTCACTAGAAAATGCTTACCAAGCAATGTCAGCACAAAGTGTTGATCCTAACTGTCTTCCTCCAATCAATATACATCCTAGTTATGTAGGTACAACAGCTATCATACTTAATTGGGAAGATACAGGAGCAGAAAGTTATACTGTAGATTATGGAACTGTAGAAGGGGTATATACAACCTCACCTACTTTAACAACTCCTACTTTTACACTTACTCTTTTAAACTCTAATACTAACTATTATTTTAGAGTGAGAACAGATTGTGATGGCGATACTTCTATTAGTGCGCTTATTATGATAAAGACATTACCTGTATTATAGTCTACGTTTGTTGGTTTATTCGTGACTAAACCAGGGGGCCCTCAAGTACAACTTGGGGGCTTTCTACTACTTGTCTAGTAATCAATTATGTATTATCTTTCAAACCTGAAAGAAATTTTGTAAATTGTAGTATACGTTATGAGTAATAACCAAAGACCTGATATAAAAGGACCTAGATTTAGGAAGAATGTTATAACTACTTTGAACATAGACATGTTTAAAGAATTCATTAACAAGTTCCCTAAATACAAAGACCTTGAGTACAAGGAGTTTAAAGAAATTATAATGCATCATTCTGAAGAGATCTGGAAAACTGTTATTACTACCCGAGATGGTATTAAGCTTCCGGAGCATTTGGGAATGTTATTTGGCGCTACTTGCATCAATGATGGTAATAACTATAAGACTTATTATAGTTATCATAATGATGATGGAGCTGTAGCAAGAAAGAATTGGGAGTCAGATGGGGCATTGGCTAAAATATTTTATACCAACTATACGCAGAAGGGTACAATGAAAGACTATTCTATGTGGGGGTTTACTCCAATTAGACAGTTTAAGAGAACCTTTTCTGCTGAGTTTAAGAATAACTGGAAGACCTATGTAACCATAGGCAGACGCGATAATGTATCAGCTTTAATATCAAATAGAACAAAGCCTTTTGTTTTCTCTGAGCTTAAAGAACAAGATATTTCAACATATAATGAATTTGAATTTTAACTATGACTACAGTAGGAGAAAGCATATCAAGGGTCCGCTCATTAATAAAAGGTCTTACTCAAGATGCTTTTATTACTGATAGACTCTTATTCAGTCTTATAACAAAGGCTGCAAAATTTTATCTTAAGCGACAAGATTCACTGAATCAACTGCTTAAGTATAACAGTATATTTAAAACTTTGCCTTGCGTCGAGCTTATTGAGATAGACAAGGTTGAGGCATGCTGCGATGTTCAGTCCGGAGTAATAATAAAACGCACTAGAGAAAAGTTACCTAACCTTATGGAAGGTACCTATGGCCCATTGCTTAGGAGTGTGACTTCTGTTGACGGGTCATTCTTTGTATATAAAACAGACCCTGCTCAATATACAGCAATGACTAAGACTACCAAATTTAGATACAATAAGACTAAGTATTTTTGGTACCTCAATGGTTATTTGTATTTTCCTAATGTAGATTGGGATGCTGCAAAGGTTGAAGGTATATTTGAAGATGATGTTACTTTATTTACTTGTGATGCAAATTCAGAATGTTCTATAAGACAAGATCAACAACTAGCATTACCTGAATATCTATTTATGGAGATTGAGCAGCAGGTTGTATCAGGATTCTTTACAACAGCTCAAATGCCAGCGGACAGTGCTCAAGATGACAAACAAAACATTATCAGAACATGAACTATAACTACACTCTTAAATATAGGACTTTTGAGCAACTTTTGGAAGATGTCCGAGTGGATCTTCCAACTGCGTCATTGGAGAACAAAATTGAGCCTGCTACGCTTGTCAAAATTGCAATTAAAGCTAACTATGATTTAGGTCTACGTATATATCACACTAAAGAAAAAGTTTTAGAAGTTGTTAAAGGAAAGGTTAGACTTCCTGATGACTTCTTTGTAATGAACTTTGCTCTTATTTGTGGTGAGTATACGAGTACTATTGTAAATCCTCAAGGTACTCAGATTCAACAAGTAGTTCCTGAATATAGAGATTGGGTTGAAGGTAACTTGTGTTCTCAAGTAAACACTACAAATACACCAGTATGCCTAACAAAATGTGGAAATGATTACCAGCTTATTCAAGTTGTCAATACAACTACACGTCATTACAAATCTATGTTTCCTATTAGGTTTAAAAATTCTCAGTTTATTGACTGTGATTGCCCTAATCTCCAGATGTACTCTTCTGATGACGCCTACATAAAAGATAATTTTATTTGGACAAGCTTCCAAGAGGGTAACATCTATATCAACTATCAAGGAAATATGGAGAATGAGGATGGAGAGTTAATGGTACCAGATCACCCTTTTTTAAATGAGTACTACGAGTATGCCCTTAAAAAGAAAATCTATGAGACATTACTTCTTATGGGAGAAAATGTGACAGTTCAGTATCAACTAATTGCTACTGAATTTAGAGCTGCGCGTAATAATGCACTATCGGTAGTTAATACTCCTAACTTCTCTGAGATGCAGAAAGTTTGGGCTATGAATCGTAAGGCTATGTATGGTAAATACTATGACATGTTCAAGTCATATTTTTATCCGATTGACTATAATATTAATAATGCAGTTTAAGTATGGCAAAGAAAGAAGGCCCTTCAAATGCAGGATCAGAAGTTAATACAAGTACATTTAATAAAGGTCTTACTAAAGACTATGATGAAGTGTTCTTTCCCGAAGGGGCGTGGTCACATGCGCGTAATGCTGTAAACAATACAAATGAGGGACAGTTAGGTACCTTGAGTACTGAGCAGGCTACCTTGTTATGTGCTTCTGCTCCTTATACTGTTATTGGTGCTGTATATATGCACGATACCACTTGGGGTATTTTCTCTACAGATAATATTCATTCTGAGGTTGGTCTTTTTGATACTGCAAAATGTGGAGATACTGATGCTTATATAAAAGTTGTTAATGATGATTGCTTAAGTTTTAGTCAAAGTAATCTTATTACTGGAGCTGCTAAACTTAATTTTGATTGCAGCTGGCAATTATACTGGGCAGACGGATTAAATCCTGATAGATCTTTAAATGTAGATAATGTTCCGTATATCCAAAACTGTACTACTATTGATAGTTGTATTATATGCACACCTACAAATCAATTAGACTGTGATGCAATAAGACTTATATCACATGCGCATTCACCTTGTATGTCAATGGATATTGGAACAACTGGAGGGACATTACTTAATGGATCTTACTTTGTTGTAATCGCATATACTATAAATGGAGTAAAGGCTACTGATTATTTTTCTCCAAGTAATGTTGTTGCTGTATTTAATCACGATAACTTACAAGGATCTTTAGATATTACCTTTAGTAACTTAGATCAAGATAACTATGATGAGTTTGAACTTGTTGTAGTTAGGATGGTGGCTGCTAATAGTTCAGCTAAAAGATTTGGTACTTATAGTACTCGTACAAAATATGTGTCAATAGATAATTTAGAGGAGTCTTTACCCTCTATACCATTGGCCCTAATACCATATAGAAACTTTCCTTATGAGAAATCAGATACAATGGCAGCAAGCTCTGAGTATTTATTTAGAATTGCACCTACAGGAAGATTTGATTTCAACTATCAACCTTTAGCAAATCAGATTTCAACACAGTGGGTAATGACCGAGTACCCACATACCTACTATGAAAAAGCAGGAACCAATGTTGGATATATGCGTGATGAGCAATATGCTTTTTGGATTAGGTGGGTGTATGATACGGGCGAGACAAGTTCATCTTATCATATACCGGGTCGCGCGCGTAAGCCTTTTATAGAATATAATATTGCAACAGGACAAGACTTTGTTGTAAATAATATTGATGCTATTGAAGCTGGGGATCCTATGGAGCCCTATATACCTAAAAGATGGGAGGTATATAATACAGCAACCTTTACACCAACTAACTATACACTACCTGATGGAGGTGTAGTAATTGCTCAAGGTGATATGGGTTACTGGGAATCATCTGAGATTTATCCAGATAATAAACCCAATATCTGGAATGCTACATATACAGATCCTGATACAGGAGTAAACATTGGTGGAACTACTAATAGTTTTGATTATGATCTTTGTGGTAAGCCGATACGACACCATAAGATGCCAGCCGATTTACTTAACACATTTAACGGACCAGCTAACGGTGTGATAAATGATAGCTACACACATGTTAGAACTGACTCATTAGGTAAAGCTCAATATATAAGATTGCTAGGTGTTACTTTTGATAATATAAAACCACCTGTAGATAATTATGGTAACATAATACCTAGTATTGTAGGCTATGAAATATTAAGAGGTACTCGTGTAGGTAATAAAACAGTACTTGCAAAAGGTATCATTAATAACATGCGTACTTATAAGTTACAAAATGTTAGTGATGTAGATGGCTCAAGTGAGCCTACTACAATTGGTTTATTTCAAAACTATCCTTTTAATCCATTATATGTAGATCCTGCTATTGTTAATGACGAAACTAATGGGGGTGTTAATGATACTAATGAAATTTATTTTTATGGGCCTGGTGTAACTACATCAGCATCTGATATAAAATTTTATAGCCAAAATCTTTTTACATTTCACTCACCAGAAACTAACTTTAGAAATCCTTACTTATCCCCAACAGAACTTAAAATCTATACAGAGATATCTCAAAATTCTGATGAGTTTGGTTATAATGTAAGGGGTAAGTTTAGACCTGTTCCTGGACATCCTAGACATAAGTTACTTACTGACTTAGCATTTATTGTAGCATGTTTAACGGGTATCGCTGAAGCAATTGTTGTTCATATAGCAGGTAAGAAAAAAGAATCTGTAGAAGGCACTGCTTCTTTAAATGCTTATAATAGTGGACTAATTGCAGCATTACAAAGTGGTACAGTTATACCTTTAAATATCGCAGGTAGCTCTTTTTTAAACTTAGCATCTGCATCAGTAGGAGGTCCTCAGTTAGATAGCCCGATGAATATGGCAGTTGCCTATTTGGCTTCCGAAGTTGCACAGGTGGCTGGTTATCAGGGAAATAGGTATAAGAAAGAAAATGAAAATACAGATCTGCAATCATTACCTAAATTTTTACGTATTGCAACAGGGCTTGTATTAACAGCTCAATACTTTAGCCAAGGTATGAATGTGGCTATAGATCTTATTAAAGCTTTAGTTAAATATCGTCAATATGCTTGGAGATATTTAAGTCATGGTAACCTACATCATCATTGGACAGGTAACGCTATTTATGGCAATACAAGAAGATACATTGATAAGTCTATGTATTTAGATCCCAGTGTACAAAACTTCTTTACAGATAACGGAACTTACTATAAAATAAATAATCTAAACAGACATAGGACAGTAGCTCTACATGTTACAGCAGCAGTAAATAACCCTAATATACTAGACAATACTGCACAAACTATTGGTAGTCATTTTGGTTCTGCTGTTTCTTCATCTGATTGGGATCATGATAATAGCCCTCTTCCAGAGTTTGGGACATCAGCATCATGTTTTTATGCCGGTCTTAAAGTAAGACTCGTAAATCAATATGGGCAATTAAATGGAGTTAGACAAATACCTATACCTTGTAAGATAATAGTTAATAATAATATTCCCCTTACAAATACTAATACTAGATTTACAAGTCCTGTATTATTTGGTGGCGATACTTATGTAGGACGCTATACCGAAAAGAATACTTTCTTTTATTTTAGGGACTGGTTGTATAATGTACCTGATGGCACTGAGTTTAACTATGCTAATTATTATATGTTAGGTTTCCCTAGATATTGGGCTGACTTTACTGAGTTTGAGGTTTCTGGCTTTATATCATCTGTGTTCCAAAATCTTATACATCCTGACGCATGGGAGATACCTAGTAACTTACACCACTTAGATAGGGGAGTTGGAGGAAATCCATTTGCTGGAATTACTGAAATTCAAGGTGGTAATGGTATAGAATCACCAGATCTTGCTAATACATCATCAACGACAACAACTGAGACAGTTCCCAATCCTGCTTATTGGGACAATGGTGTTTACACAGCCGGAGGATTTCAACCTGGTTGCGATGGTTGTCCCCCGTACATTACACAAACAACAACAACTACTAGTATTACAGTAGATCAGGCTGCAATTGATGATGCTGCTGATCCCGAAAATATGGGAGGATTTGGCTCTGGTTTCAATGCTGCAAACTTTGTATTTGGATTAAAAGATGCATATATGTATTTGTTTAATTCAAGTGTTAGAGATTTCTATGTTGAGTCTGAGATTAATCTAGCATGCCGCGACTGGGATAATGAACCAGCCCGCAGACATTACGATGAGTATACATATACAGACTTAGCTCAAATGTTTGATACACAGATTATCAAGTTTGGTAATTACTATAAGTATGATTATTCATTAGGAGTAAGTTATCTAATGTCTAATTTCAACTCATGGGGTCAAATGCAATTTCCGTATTATAATCCAGCAGTATCAGCATCATGTTTTACATATATGCCTAATAGGATTATATACTCATTGCCATTTAAAAATGATGCTCCAAAAGATACTTGGAATATTTTCTTAGCAATGAACTATGTAGATTACGCTAACAGACCTTTGATGATTAAGCCTGTTAACAAAACAGGATTTGCTGTGTTATTTAAAGATGCTAGTCCATTGCTTTATGCTGGTCAGGATGTTCTTCAAACAGAGCTTAATACTAAAATTATATTAGGTGATGGAGGTCTGTTCTCTACAGATCCTCAAAGTATATCTAATACAGAGAATGCATTCCAATATGGAGCTTGTCAAAATAAATGGTCAGTAACTACAACACCATTTGGATTATATTGGATGAGTCAGAGCCAAGGAAAAGTCTTTGCATACGGTGAGGGCTTAGAGGAAATATCAAATGCTGGACTGAAATGGTGGTTTGCTTATTACTTACCTTACCGTCTATTACAAGACTTCCCTACATTTGCTTTAACAGATAATCCAGTAATAGGTATCGGCTGTCAAACAATATTTGATAACCAAGACCAAGTTGTATATTTCTGTAAGAAGGATTATAAGTTACGTGAAGATGCACCTAATCCTATAACCTATATAAGTGACAATATATTCTACCCCATTATAAATGGAAAACCTGTACGTACTAATATCTATCTAGGTGATCCTTTGTATTTTGAAGATGCCTCTTGGACTGTAAGCTATGACCCTAAACAAAAGTATTGGGTATCATTCCACGACTGGCATCCTGATTTAACTATGTCAGCACCTATTGACTTTTATAGTACTAAAGGTAAAGATATTTGGAGACATAACTATCGCTGGGATTTATATTGTAACTTCTATGGTCTAGACTACTCATTTGAAGTAGAGTATATAGCTCAAACAGGACAGATAGTAAATACCACAAGAAGCCTTGAATATATGCTAGAGTGTTATAAAGTAGCAGCTAATGGTATTGACCAATTTCATATACTAGATGGAAACTTTGATCAGGCTGTTGTATTTAATACGGAGCAGGTATCTGGATTATTAAACCTATTTATTAAGCCTAAGAATAATCCATTTGCAATGATTAGCTATCCTATTATTAACTTTAATAGTATAGATATCATATTCTCTAAAGAGGAGAACAAATATAGATTCAACCAATTCTGGGATATTACTAATGATCGTGGTGAGTATCAAGTGGGTGGAGTACTTGTACAACAACCTATTTGGGATACTCAAGAAAATGGCTACATTAGAACCTTGAATGCTAATAATATGAATTATCAAAAGCCTCCTTTACAGAGGAAGAAATTCCGTCACTACTCTAATCACGTATTGTTGATTAAGCAGGCACCAAGGGAAATGTTGATGACTCTTAAAATTACAAACAATAAACTTCTTTACTCACCTAGATAATGGCAGCACGGAAATTAAAGGTTAGCACAACCGGTTACAAAGAAAACAGCAAGGATAAGAACTTGGATAAACTATATGTACCAAGTTCTAACCTTACAATGACCGGTGTTAAAAAACATGTAAAGGCTACACCCGTATATCCAAATGATATGTATGGTAATCCTATTACCATGATACCGGGTGTACCTAGCTATACATTTCCAGGAGCTGTAGGTGTTATAGAAGAGAAGTTACCTCAAGCTCAACAAGGACTACCTAATGATTATGAAGCGTTTTTAAAATATAGTGAAACTGCACCTGAGAATAGAAGACCTGATGCTGAGTGGCAATATGGAAATCCTAGACAATATGATCACTATGGCATGTGGGATGCCTTAGGTAAACCTAAGAATTTTGAAGAGGCTTTAGCAAATTATCCTCAATGGCAACCGGATCCTGGTGATGGTTATTATCATGGTTTTAGCACTAACCCTAATACAGGTGTTTGGTTAAAGTCACATATTCCAGGAGAGAATAAACCTGGCGATACAGGTTGGATGGAGTATAAGGACTTTATGTTAAGTAATGATCGCAACTGGGGCGGTAAAAATCAAAACTTAATATTTGATCCTGAGATACAGAGAATGCGTTATGTAGAAAGAAAAAAACAAGGTGGTCCTTTACATAGGATGCAAATTGAGGGTCAATTTTCTAATCCTAATTTTAAACCTAGTTACGATTGGAGAAAAAGCCCTAAAGAAAATGCTGAGCTTAATAGAAGAGCTGAAGCAGCTGGTCATAACTCTGTTGGTGAGTATGAAGCATCAGGTTGGGCATGGCAGCCAGAGAAAACTCACTTTACTAAAGGACAAGGAACGGGTATAGGTATAATTAAAGCTCAACCAAAACAACAAACTTGGGATCAACAAGTAATGGAAGGTATACCTGGGTATTCTACACTACCTCCTAAAGCAAAATCAAAAACTACTACTTCTTCATCTTCTTTAAAAGCTGATATAAAAAAGATGAATCAGGATTTAATATCAGGATTTGCTGTAGCAGAATCTACTATGCCTGCTAATACGTTCAAACCTCCTTTAGAATGGGAAGGTAAAACTGGTCCGCAGATTTTAGCTGAGGTGAGAGCAGAAGAGGCACGTATTAAAGCAGAAAAAGAACGTGAAGCATATGAAAAATTAAATAGACATGATACACTCACCGCTAAAAGAACAACTCCTGCCCAGGAAACTGTTAATCAAATTTATTATGCTTTAAGTAATCCTATAGAAGCTGCTGGGCATGCAATGAAATATGGATATATTCCTCAAGGTAATCTTGGTAACTATGGGTATAGGGAAGATGGAGATGCCTTTTCAGATGTAACTCAATATGCTAATCCTTTTTTTTATGCAAATGCTGCTTATAGATTGTCTAATGCTGCACTTCAACCTGAGTCATGGACAACTAAAGAAGGTTTAATTAATATGGCCTCGGAGGCACTGGAGGCGGCCCCTATCGTAAAACCTTTGGGAATGGCCATAAACTCTGCAAGAATGACTGCAGGACCCTTAGTTAAAAGTGCAGGAAAAGTTTATAACAAAGTTGCTACAGGAAATTCTCGTTTAACAGATTTTGGTTTTCCAGCATGGAAAGTTGAAAGACCTAATTTTCCAATTAAATCTTCAGGCTATATACCAAAGACTTATACTGATGCTCAAGCTGGATTATTAGATAAATTTGGTAAGGGTATGAAATTAACTCCTGAAGAATGGGCACAAATGGAAGACTTTACAAGATCCGGCGCTACTGATTTTAGTAAAGCTGATTACCCTATTTCTAGAATTCTTGGTTATTATGAACGTGGATCAGCAGAAAATAAATTACTTGAAGGACTAAAAGCAGGAGATGTATTTAATACTCCTACCGAAAAAACTATTAGAACTTGGAGTGTGGGTACTCCAGGAGCAGGTGACCTAAGCGCTTTTGGAAATACAAGACTTGTTGTCCCTAGTAGATATACCAAAGGTTTAGGAAGTAACTTTGCCGGAATGCCGTATAGTGATAAAAGAATACCTTTTATCTGGAATCCTAAAACAGGGCTTAATAGTGGTGCAATTTCAGAAAAAGAAATAATGGGTAATATACCTAAAGGTTTTAAAGTTATTGGTAGCAGTAAGGAAAATGGTCTTAACAATCTTATTATAAAACCTCTAAAGGAAGGAGGTGAGCTACCTAAAGCAGAAGAAGGTGGTGACTTTGATTTTAGCTATGATTCTAGTAAATCTGTTGCTGAAAATATGGAACTTAATAGGCGAGCTCAAGCTATGGGGTGGAATTCAGTAAAAGAATATGAAGCATCTAATTGGGGTAGGAAAGGTTATGCTAGAGTACCTGATGTAATTCGTCAACAAAGAATTGCTAAAGGTATTCCTGCAGATCAAATACCGGAGTATGAGAAGATAGAAGAAAAAAAGATTAGCCCTGAACTTGCTTCTATTATAGATCTACAAGAAGGAAGAAGCAGGTTTGATAAAGAAAAGGTAGAAGAAGAACAGAGAAAAAAAGATATAAAAAACTTCAGACGTGCCCCTATTAATGATCCAGCAGGTTTACCAAGTGTTCCTATTTTTGAAAGTTTATTAATGGCTCCTGTTGCTCTTGGAGAAGCAGGCTTAGCAGGACTTGGAGAATTGGTATATGGTGCAGCGGCATCATCACCACTTGTTCAAGCTACAGTAGCTGGTGGAAGACAACTTCTAAATGCAGCTCCAAAAGCTGTTCCTTGGCTTAATGCAGGTAATGCTTTAACTTACGGATTTGGAGTACATGGTTTAAAAACTATACAAAGCGGTCAAGCTCTCGAACCTTGGCGACATGCTAATGATACGGGTAATCCCCTTGATTATGCAAATGCTTTTGCTGAAAATTTAATAACTGCTTTAGAAATAGCACCTTTTGCAGCTCCTGTATTAAAAGCAGGATATGAGCTTGCAAAACCTGCAATGAATGCAACAAATAATTTTGTAAGTAATATTTATAAATATAATCCTTTAGCATTTGATATTGCAAATGCAGAAAGTAAAATAGTAGGAAAAGGAAAAGAAGCATTCCTAGCAGACTCTGAAAGAAATTACACTGCTTATAAAGCGAAACCTAATTTTTTAATGGGGTATAGAGAAATAAAAGATGCATCTAAATTAAATTGGGATCCTTTAATAGGTAAAGTAAAGGCTGATGCAGAAGCTAAAATGCTTGAAAACTTTGTAACTCTTACTGGTGGAAAAGCAGATGATATAGATCTTGCTCAATTTGCTGATTATTGGAAAGCCTATAATAATAGATGGAGTGCGCAATATAAATTAGCTGAGGATTTAACTGATATAGGAAGAGCTAAAATTAAAGGTAGTCCTTTTGATACACGTAGCAATTTTTCTGATGCCTGGGGAATAGGCAGAGACCAAGCAAAAGAGTTTAGAACTTTGTTAGAAGAACAAAATATACAACCTAACTCTCCTTTAGGTAGAAGTCTTGGTAATGGTGCTGAAGGTATGGTTTTTGAATTAGCTGATGATCCAGGTCATGTTATCAAAGTAGGTCAGACATTTAAAACAGATAACGTTGACGATTTACTAAAATCTTTTGAAGGTGTTATAGGTGATAATATAGCTGTTGTTAAAAGAGCACATAAAGATGGCAGCGGTCTTATTGAAATAATGCCAAATTTAAATAGAACCGGAAAATTCCAAAACCTCACAAAAGAAGAAGTCCTAAATAAATTAGAAGCAGATGCACGAGATTTAATGTCTAGGGGGTTTTTCTTAGATGTTGATAATCTTAGAGGTAACTTTAGATACAATGATACAAAAAATGTTGTAGATATTTATGATGTTTCAAAACCCGCACAAGGAATATCATATCAAAATCCAGATCTGGTTATTGAAAAACTAAGAGAACATTTTAATGCATTTGATCGCATACCTGAAAAACACCCACTGTATAGATCAAATTCTGCAGTTTCTAAACCAGCTGTACAATTAACAGGAGCTGAAGCTACTAAAAGATTAGATGCTGCACGAAAAGAATTTGCCAGTCTTGTTGGAAGAGGTTTTGAAAATCTTACACCAGATGAGTTACTTAACTTATATAACCTTGAGGGTGAAATTTCTACGTTAACTAATTCTGTTAAAAAATTAGGAGGTACTGCTAAACCAAGAGATCATAAATCACTAGACAATTACTTTGAAGCAGCATGGACAAACTCTAGGAAAACTAACTAAATTTGAGTATCTTAACAATATAATGTAACTTAGCTGTATGTATAACTACGAGAACCTTTTTGGTGTCCCTATTGTAATGTCCGAGGGAGGAACTTATGATAGAAGATACTTCTTTATGCAAGAAGGAGGACCAGCTATGTACAACCCAATGGGTCAGTACACAATGCCTCAAGATCTGCCTAAGATGAAACTTGGCGCAGACCTCTTTACTAAAATGAAACAAGACCTTTCACATTACGGATAATGAGCATAAAACCAATAACAAAACCAGATGGCTTTTTTAAACAGCGTCTTGATAACTTTGTAAAAGGAGTTACCGAGAATAAAAAAGATGCTCAAAATAAAAAGCTTCAAGAAGAAATACAGAAGTTTGTAGCTTCTGCTCAAGGATACTTAGAACAAAATCATGTTCCTGAGTTTCCTCAGCAAATGCCTATGGGTAATTTGATGACTGCTGAAGTTAGAGGGCAAATTCCTTGGCAAGCTCCTTATGGCTATCCTGGTTTAGAAAATCCTAAAGTAGCTCATCCCGAGTTGTTTGTAACAGCAGCTGAAAAATATAAGACAAACAGTTTACAAAATATTGGTCAAACTTTAGTTGATACTTTTGTTGCGCCTGCATATTATCAATATATGTCAGCACAAGAAAAAGCAGCAAAAGAAGCAAAGGATAAAGAAGAAGCTGCTGCAACTCAACAAGAACAAGTTGCACCAAATGACTGGTCTATTGGTGTATCATCACCTGAGTACATTCCAGATGGTACAAATCAAACTAGTGGTGTAATAAAACAAAAAGGCGGAAAGACCAGCTTACATAAATATCAGATTGATGGACAGACATGGCAATCACAATTGTTTGCAGGCTTACCGCAAGAATCTCAAAATCAAATTATGCAACAAGCTAATGTTTCAGACATTAGTGAATTGACAAATGAGCAGCTTAATGCGATATTACCTGAGTTGTATAATAACTACTATAGTCAAGTAGGAGAGGCGTTTAAAAATAATCAAGTGCCATCTTTTGGTGGACCACCCGATCTTTCTTTTATAAGTAACTATCCTATAATGCAAGGATTAAAGATGCCTGGCACAGACTTAAGTGGTCCTGGTGCATCTCCTGAGATGCTTACAGGAAGAAACTATGCTCCATTTACCACAACTCAAATGGCAGCTCCTGAAATGGGTTTAGCTGACTATATGGGATTACGTCAAGGTAGGCAATTTGATTTAGATGAGGACAGTGTTAAATATGATCAGGGGTTTAGCCAAAAACTTCAAGAAGCTTTAGATAGTGGTGACTATGATAGAATTCAAAAATCTGTTACAGCAAATCCAACAGTAGCCGGGAAACTTCTAGATAAAATAGGAATAGGTAAAATGTTTGATACTAGAAACTATGATACAAGTATAACAGTTCTTCCTGAAGGTCAGTCAGTATTTGATAACTATGACTGGGAGAAAGCATCAAATGAAAAAGTATATGCGCAAAATGCAAAATCTCCAGGAGGAGGTTTAATGCAAACTGATCAACTAAGCCCTGATCTATGGCAAAATATTTCAAGGGGTGAGCGTCGTGAGTTATTAAATGAAGCTGGTATTGATCCTAATAGAAAAAATCTAAGAGGGATGGGTAGAAAATTCCTTAAAAATGAAGCTGCTATGATAGAGTCTGAAAGACCTATTGATAGAAGTGGTATGAAAAATATACCAGCACCAGGCTCAGGATCAGGTATGATCACTATACCTGGAACATCAATGCAGATAGATATTAATAACTTACCTAAACAAACAGAACCACAAGTAGATCCCTCTAAGGATGAACCACCTGTAAATCCACCAGCAGATGATAAACAAAGAGTTAGTTATCCGATAAAAGGACAACCTAATAAAAATCCAGATACGGAAGAAAGTTGGCATTCTTATATGCGCAAACAATACTTGGGTGAAAAGAAAATGGGTGGCTCACAACTACCAAGTTTTAAAGGTGATTATGGACCTAGTACTTTTGGTATACCCGATATTTTTGGTGGACCTGGTCCATCAACTGGGCCATTCCAACCTGGTAAAGCAACAGATAAAAAATCATTTTTTGATTTCATTGGAGCTAAGACAGATAATCCACTTATGGTAGGTTCTCAGGATCAAACTCTTAATATTAATGGTACCAATAAAGAAAATAGCTATGCGATGGGGGAACGTGAGGTTGAGAAAAGTGTAACAGCTACAGGTAGTGGTAAAGTTAAAAATCCATTTAACGCAATACCTACACTTAATCTTATTAACTCAGGTATTGCTAATATTGCGACACCTTTCTTTAATCGTAAGGAGAAAAGAAATGCTGATCTAGCTATGAGAAATGCATTTATGCCAGAGAACACGGAGTCTGCATCACCAGATGTAAGAGATGCTGATCGCCTTGGTTATAATACATTTACAGGAGCTCCTGAGGGAGGTGGTTTAGCGGGATCTCCTGTTCAGTTCAGCAGTGGTCCATTAAGAGCATTTGCTCAAAGAGGTATGCAAATGCCTAGATTACAAGTAGGTGGTTCAATCTATCTTACACAAGATATGATAGATGATATTATCAGCAACGGTGGTGAAATTGAATATGAAGATTAATAACTAATTACATGATACGTAAAGTTAAAATTAAAAAATTACCTCAAGCTAAAAAAGGCGGTAACTCATACCTTGATTATTATCAAGCAGCTCCCTCATTTATAACAAGTGATCTAGCTGATCCTAGTTTGGAGTTTAGAGATAGTATTAAAAAGGTAAAGCGTGAGGACGCTAATATTGAAGCTGAGGGTGGGGAAACTGCTGCAGTAATTGATAAAGCAACAGGTTTTTTAACTCAATATAAAATTAACGGACCTCGTCACAATGCGGGCGGTGTTCCTCTTAATGTTCCACCAGAGACTTTTATCTTCAGTGACTTTCATGGTAAAGACTTTAAGTTAGGTGGTAATAAGAAAACTAAAGATATGGATGCGGGTATTCTTGCATACTTTGGTTTACCTGATCGTAAGGGTGGTTACACATTTGCAGATATTGCAAAGAAGTATGATATTAATAAAGACATTGCTAACCTTATGGATCCTACGGAGACTAAGGATAAAATGACAATGGATACCCTTATTGCAAATATAAAGAACAAGACAAAGAAACTTGGTATGTTGGCTATTGCTCAAGAGTCCAAGAAGAATGATGAGATACCTAAGATTGCTGAACCAGCAATTGCTGCATTAAGTCTTGATAGACAAGCTATGGAAATTCCGGCTATGTCAATAAAGGATCTTCCTTTTTATCAGGACATGATAAACTCTATGGCTCAAGTAGACCAAGAGCAGGCTGCACAGTTTGATCAAAACATGACTGCTAATCCTGATCAACAAAATATGCCAGATGCCGAATCAGCTCAAATGGCTGAGCAAATGGCACAACAAGTAAATGATCCAAATGCAATGCCTCAAGCTATGTTAGGTTATCAAGTATTTTCAAGAGGTGGCGGATTAAATAGATTTATCCGTCGTCAAGAAGGTGGTCCAGGAATGATGCCACCAGAAGCAATGATGCAACAAATGCCTCAGGGAATGCCGCAAGAGATGCCACAAGGTATGCCTCCAGAAGGTATGCCCCCACAAGGACCTCCTCAACCACAAGGTGGAGGTGGTGGACAAATGGAACAGATGATGGCACAAGTAGCACAAGCATTACAACAAGGTGCACAACCTGAAGAAGTTGTTGCTGCTTTATTAGAGCAAGGTGTTCCTCCTCAAGCAGTAGCACAAATCTTTGTGCAAATTGGTATGCCTCAGGATCAAGTAATGCAACTTATATCTCAGGTGGTTGAACAAATGCAACAAGGTAGTCCTGAAGGAATGGACCCTTCTGCTCAACAAATGCCTGATGAGATGGGAGCTGAAATGGCTATGTCTCAACAGATGCCAGAAGGAATGCCTGAGCAAATGCCTGAGGAGATGCCAGCTGATATGGAAATGATGGCTCAATATGGAATGCAAGTATTTGCAAAAGGTGGAGCTGCTGACAAGTTAGGCAGATTTATACCTTATGCTAAAAAAGGTCGTAACAAATTTGATCCTGATAATATTGTTAAGCAAACATATAGCAGAAGAAAAGGCCTATATATATATGAGGACGCTGATGGTAATATCTATGAAACAACGGAGCCTAACTTAGGTTTTATTAATGATAGCGGTAGTGATAATAATAATGGCGGCGGGGGTGGTGGTTATGATGTTAACAACCCTAATGTTGTAAGAAGAACTAAAACAAAAACACCCGATAAAGTAATTACTAAATATAATATACCAGAGGGCGCTATTATTATTGAGAGAAAAGAAGATGAGGATGATGCTACCTTTAATGCCCGTAAAGAAAAAGAATACAGGGAGGCCACAGATAAGAGTAAAGTCTTTGTAAAGGGAGCTGATGGTAAGTACTTTAATTTTAAAGAAACTGCAGGTAAATACCCTGCATACAAAGGTTCTGATAAAGCTAAAGTATTTAATGGTAGTGATAAGTTTGCAGGCATGTATCAAATGCTTGAGGATACTTTCCAGGATCCTGCTATTAAAAAAGCATTTGCTGATAAAATTAGAGCTGCTGCTGATAAAGATGCAAACTATAAAGGTACTTATGGCATATCTAATAAAAATGCTATAAAAAATATGACTGATGATGAGTTAGTCAAAATTCACTTAAGACATCAAAAAAGAAACTTAGCACTTTGGGCTCATGGTTTTGATGTAAAAGGTAGTAATAATGCTACTGATGCTGATGGTAAGGATATTACTAATAAAACATTATATAACAAAGCTAAGGAGATTGGTGTACCCTATGAGGAAGGAGCTGATAAGCGTTTAGCTAATGCTGCAGAGCAAATGGCCTACATAGGCTATAAAGATTTAATGTTTGATAAAGCAAATCTTGCTCCCGAACTACAAACTAAATTAAAACCTTTTGATATTGGACAACGTGGTTATGGCGATGAATATATTGCTGGATCTGCAGCAGCAGGAATGATAAGTCCCGCTGACTCCTATAATACAAATACTACTTCAGGTCAGTATGATTTGATTAATATGGATCCATCATTAGAGATGACTGAGTTTGGTCCCGATGAAGAAATCATTCCAGGAGAAGCTGGAGATATTGAAGTAGACAATGATATTACTCCTTACAGACAACCTGGACCTAAACCTTGGTTACAAGATCAACTTAATATTGCAGCATCTGCATTGCAACCGGTAAATCGGTATATGCCAATACGCCAACGCTTACCACAGAATGCATATATGACACCACAATTTGAATCACCTATATACAGGGATCAAGTAGCATCAGGAATGGTACGTGGTATGACTGAGGGGGTTAATGCTTTTGCAAAATCTCCAGGTGCCGCAGCATCTATTTCATCAGGTCTTATGGGACAACTTATGGATCAGGCTGCACAGAACGCATCAGAAGTAGATGCAAGAAATATTGGATACTCTAATGCTGCTGAGGCTGCTAACTTCCAAGGTGCTCAACAAAGAGACCAGTTACAAGCTGCGGCTGATGCTGATTACTATACTAATGTAGTAGGATCTAAGGCTATCTATGATAAGAATAAGCAGATTAAGTTAAATAACCTACTTAGAAATACAGTAGCAGGAGTTACCAATATGATGAAAACTCAAAATCTTAATTCTGTATATGGTGATCAATTTTGGATACATCCTGAGGCTGGTGGATATATGTCTCAGATTAATGGTAAATCCCCAACAGGAGAAGCTACAAGTTCAATGCCTACTATTTTAGATCAATATGCAGCAGCAAGAAAGAATCCTAAGTATTCAAGTTTATCTAATGAGGAGTTGACTGGTTTATTATCAGCGTACTACAAAGGTACAGGGTCTAATACACCTAAAACAAAAGAGGCTCTAAATACAGCAATGCTTGCTCAGATGATGCAGGTGTATCCTGGAGCTTCCGCTGCTAATGTATATACAAGCCCTACTGTAAAGCCAAATAACTATAATCCATACGAGGAGGAATCCTAATAAATTTATGAGGTTTAGTAAATCTAAATCTTTTGTAATACTTTTATAACATAATTATGACAGCTTTTCTCCAAGGTATATCACAGTTTCTTCCAGAGATACAACCGTATCAACCTGACCTTAATTTCTTTGGTAATATGCTGCAAACTAAGCAGTATCAGTATGACCAAGGTTACAATCAGGTAAACAATCTCTATGCATCATTATTAAATGCTCCGGTCCTAAGACAGGAGAGCTCACAGCGTAGAGATGAGTTCTTTAAAAAGATCCAGAGTGGTATTCAAAAAGTATCTACCCTTGACTTATCATTAGAGCAAAATGTTAACGCAGCTGCTAAAATATTTCAGCCATTAATTGATGATGAAGATATTAATTATGATATGATGCGTACTGGTCAATACCAGCAAGAGTTAGCTAAAGCTGAAAGACTTAAAAACTGTATTGATCCTAAGGATTGTGGTGGGGAAGAATATTGGGAAGGTGGTGTAAGAGCTTTAAATTATTGGGCTCAAGATTTCTCTAAAGCATCAGCTGATCAAGCTCGTCAATATGGTAAACCTACTTATACTTCTTATGTTAATGTTGCTAAAAATGCAATGAATGATCTTAAGAAGATGGGTTTTGAAGATGTTGAGAAAGTAAGTTTTTCTTCAGATGGTAAATGGATAGTAAAAACTAAAGGTGGTGCCCCCATTGTATCACCCCTATATAATTATTTATTGCAAAGTTATGGTTCTGATCCAAAAGTCCAAGAACTTATGCGTACCCAAGCATACCTAAAAAGAAAGGATTATGTTGCTCAAAATTCTGGTAGTGGTGATCCCCAACAGGCTGAACTTGCGTACTTAAATGATATGACAACTCAGCTTAATGACTTTGCAAGACAACAAAAACTTCAAGCTGAATCTAATAGAGATCAACTTACAGCATCTAATACCGTTGTTAAAGATGCTATAGATAAAGGTATATTTATTAATCCTGAAGATGAATTAAATAAAGCACTTGGTTTAAATGACGAGCAGATTGCAGTAGAAAATAATGCAGCTAAGTATCATAATGAAACATTAAGCATTACAGATCCTGAAGTACTTGATGTAAATAACATTAGTGCTTTAAGAAATAAGATTGATGCCGCTGTATCAAGAGACATACTATCTAAAACATTATATGATACATCTGTAGCATTTGCGAGTGCTTATGAGAGTGTAGATCTTGAGGTAAACCCGTATGCAAAATCCGCATATGATGCTGCTTTAGATAGATCTAAAATGATGTTGCAATCTCAATTAGATGCTGCAAAAATGCAACTTGACTTTGGGATGGACATTGCCAAAGAAAATCTTAGAGCTCAGAATGATATGAAGTTGGCAATAGCCAAAGGTGAAGTTAAAGGAAATAATGGTGTTAATGGTGCAGATCCTAATGATCCAACAGGTCCGATGACTCCAGAAGGAGGAACTGATGGAAATTTATTTGATATAACTGCCGGCGGTGAATCTGACTGGAGATATGGTACACAATTATTGGCGGAAGATGCTATTAAAGATGCGGGAAATCCTAAAGAACAATTAAGACTTGTGTATACAAGTTCCTTAGCCTTACTGGTTAATATTGCTAAAGGTGATAATCCTAGTCAAGCTTTAATAGCAAAATCAGTTATTGCTGATCTATTGGGTGTTACAAATGATGATAAAGGAGACTGGAGAACTAGATTAATTAATTTACCAGGATCTCAAATAGAGGATTACTACAGATATAAGTTACCAAGTTGGCAAAAAGATAAACAACCAAAGGGTATGAAAGGTATCGATCAAGTAATGGCAGCATTTGATAACCCAGCTGCAGCTGCACTTCTTAAAGCTAATAAATTAGGAAGAGGTGATGAGGGTGATATATTTGCTAAAATATCAGCACTCAAAATTCCAATTGTCAACCAAGACCAAATGGAGAAGGATTTAGCTGCTAATAATGAAAAAGTATCTAAACTAGCATATACTATAACTGCTGCTGAAAAAGGAGGTGCTAATAATAGTAGATTAACTGATGAGTATGGCAGTGAGCTAATACAAAATTGGCTACAAAATCCAGTTTATTTAAAGTTATCTCCAGAAAAGAAACAAGAATCCATAAATAAATGGTGGGACCGGTACAAAGAAAAGCAAAGAGAAGAACAGTATAGACCTGAAAATGCTAATAAAAATATCACAGATGCTAATGATCACATTGTGCGTAAATATATGCGTTTTGATAAGGATAAAAATTCATATGTAGTTGATTATGAAACAACAAGATATACGCAACAGGGCATTTTGCTTGAGTCACAAGCTGTAGTTAATGAAGAATACAGAAAATTAAGAGGTGGTTATACAGATCTTAATTTAGATACGTGGAGTGCTTCTACAAATGCTGGTGATCTTTGGGATAAGGCTGTTGAAAAAGGTAAAAATTATTATGCTCAAAGAATGAAATCTATTGAGTTTGATGATAAGGTACAGGAATATACTTTAAACTATGTGCGTTCCGGTTATGGTAATAAGGGTTCTCTTTTAGGTTGGGCTCAACCAGAAAGAATTGTAAACTCAGATGGTACTAATATATCAAAAGAAAATGCACAAGACTGGATAGATAGGGATGACAAGTATGCTGAATTTTTTGAGCTTTATACTCAAAACTATAAACGATCCTATAATGCCTCTACTGATTTAAAACAAATTTTTCCAGGAATGGATACTCAAAAAGCAGGAGGAGGTATTGTATCAATTCCTTATTACTCACATTCTGATGCTGCAAATTATGCAGGTCCTGGAATGGCTCACGTTAGAGATGCTTATAGAAATTATCAAGAAGCTGTTGCAGTCGATCCTAAGGGTGTTAAAATTTTACCAGGTAAGTTATCATCATATGAAACTATATCTGACATGCTATCAAAAGATAATAGCACTATAGGGGCAGATGCTCTTAAACACTTTATTGAAGATATAAATGACTTTGACTCTAAATGGACTTCAAAAGATTTACAAAGACCGAGAGGAGGAATGACTACACGTCTTGTTACTTTAGGTAGTAAGGATTATGTGTCATTTGAGTTTTCATTAAACGGTGGTTACATTGCATCAAGAACTCAGTCGGGAGAAGCTGGTAAAAATTTAACAGAAGAAGAACAAGCTGCAATTGCCGCGACATCTAAAAAAGATGATGAAATATATACTGTTATTATGCCAGCATCTCAAGCTAATACTCAATTAATTAAAGAATTGAGAAAAGGAGATCAACTAGGTAATTATGTTAGAGGTGGTAATACTTATGAAGTTGATTACAATAACCCTATGCAAGGCACATATGCAGGAAAAATAACTTTTAGTCCTGTACCAAACAGTACTAATGTTTTAGTTTCAGGTGCTTATAATGCATATGATCCTTCACAAGGAAAAATTGTACCCCATACAAATGTATATCGTGAGATAGGTGTTGGTGAGAATTTAACTCTTATAAGAGATACTACAGAAAAAACATTGTCTCAGTTAAATAGAGTGATTATCAATGACTACCGTTCTAATCCACCAAGAAAAAAATAATGGCAGAAAACTTACAATCTGAGGCATTTAATCAAGAGGCTTTTGATATGAATGCAAATATTCCTGTATCTGAATCTGCTAATATGCTTAACAATTTAGCTTTAGAAGATACACCCAATATGATGGATATTGCTGAATCTAGTAATGTTCCTCCTTTAGTTACAGTAATTGATTCTGAGGTAAAAGCTGCATCTGATAAATTTAAAGAGAACTCTCCTGTTTTGGCTGCTGGTTTTGATGGAGGACCGCAACCTAAACCTACGTCATCTATGGCATTTGCTGAAGGAGCAGGTGCTCAAATGATTGCATCAGAACAATGGTCTAGTCCTACAAACTATCACATGGCAGGAGATAGAATATATGGAGCTAATGTTGATGGAAGAAGATTTGCAAAATGGTATAATCATAATGAGTTTGATGATGTGGGTTTTCACCCATATAGAAATAATAATGACTATTATTTACAATACACTACAGGATGGGATGATTTTCAGACAGCTGCTAATATGGAATTATTTGGTCGGGGTATGGCTGACCAAGCATCGAGCTGGGTAGAATGGAATAAAGATACAGATCCTTATGCTGCACAACTTTTTGCAGATCAATTAGATCTAATGCACTCTGATCGTGAAGGTTTTTGGGGAAGCGCTGCAAATATATTTGGTTCATTGCAATATTCATTAGGAGCTATTACTGAATTTGCTGCAGAAGAAGTTGCATTAGCAGCTCTTACTACAGCATCAAGAGGATCACTTTCAGAATTTACACTACCCCGAATGGGTAGAAATTTAATGCAGCTTAGTAGAACTTTATCTACAGGTTCTGAATTAATGCGTACAATAAAAACTGTAAATAGAGCAAAAGACTTTTATCAAGCTGCTAGATTTGCAGCTGTAGGTACTGCTAAAACACTTAATGCTTTTGCTAATCCTTTTTTTAGAAGTACTAGACTAGGACTTGACGCAATTAAAGGAGTAAGAGCAGGAAAAACAATGACTGCAATTGCACAAGGTCGTACTATATTTGGGGAGTTTTTCAGAGATGCCTCTGAAATAAACATGGCAATGTCAGAGTCTCGTCTTGAAGGAGGTATGGTGCAAAATGATATTATTAATGAAGTAACTAAACAAAAAGGAAATCTTACTGATCAAGAGATTAATAGATTAAATGAACTTGCTACAACTGCAGGAGCCGCCACAACAAAAGCAAATGCACCTATAATTTTTTACACTAATAAGATTACTCTAAACAATATGTTTAGAGGTATTGGTAGAGCATCTGATAGGTTGCTTAATGTTGGTGCAGCTGTGGGTGGTAAGGCCGTGAGAGATGGTGGTAAAACAGTGATCCTTGAAACAGGATTTAAAGCTGGATTAAGCAGGCTTAATCCTTTTGCTAAGAACTCAAGATTATACTATAAGCACATACTACAAACATCACCTAGCCGTGTAAAGAATATGTTTATTGCGGGTGCCCCTGAAGGTCTTCAAGAAAACTATCAGGAGATGATTTCTACGGGATATAAAGATTACTATACAAAATTATATTTAACTCCTGAGTTAGCTCAGTCTGCTGGAATGCGTGCATCCTTTCAAAAAGGATTAGATGAACAATTTACAGCACAAGGTTTAGAGACATTTATTAGTGGTTTTGCTATTGGTAGTGTTATGGGTAAATATGGACAAGCCTTAAACTTTGCCACACAGACAGCGCCTGCAATAGTTGCTGATAAATTAGGCATAGATAAAACATATAGTAATGTAAAAAAACAAAGAGCTGAATTCAAGAAAGATTTTATGGAGGTTGTAGCTGTAATGGATACAAACCCACAGGCTTTCTTTAATATGATAGACAGTGACCTAGCGCATCAGGTAAGCTTCTCCGATTTTATGATGATGGGTCGTAATGCGGGATCTGCCCATTCTCAATTAGAGGCACAAGATCTTGCGCTATTTAAAAAATTACATACTTTATTTAAGTCCGGTCAAACTGATTTATTAAAAGATACATTAAGTGAGTTCTTAAACTTAGAGGACAAAGATCTTCAGGCTGCTTTCCCTGGTGTAAAACTAGAAGCAGAAGGTGATAATAAAAGTTTAAGAGATAGACTTACAAATTCTATTGAAAAAGTAGATATGATGAAACAAAGTTTTGAGGAAGCTCAAAGCTTAAAAAATCATTATAATCCTTGGCAGTATGATCAAGTAAAGGACAAAGAGAAGTTTGAAGATGAGATGTACAAATACATTGCATTTGAGGATGTAAGATTTGACATGGCATTAATGAAGACTAAACTTGTAACTGCTCAAGATTATATTTCTGAAATTACAGCAAGAGCTTCTAAGAGCAAACCCCTACAATCAATGTCGGGTATCGCATTTACAAACATGATGACCCGTGGAGGAATTGCTACAGAGGTAGATTTACTAGCTAAAGAAAGACTTGTATATGCTGAGGCTGCTGCAACATCAGATGAGGCTGCTAAAAAGCTTGCGGAAATTGATACTGAGTTAGCACACTATAAAAATTACTTAGCAACATATGATATAGTTACAGATAAATTAAAATCGGCAGCTGTAGACTATGCTAAAAATAGAGATAAGATCCAAAGAGATCCTGTTACTGGTGATATTGTGGATCCTGTAACTGTTGATATAGAGAACGCTATTACCGATTTACGCAATTCTTTTTATACTTTACTTAAGTTTAAGGCCGGAGTAAATAAAGATATGGTTCTTGATGAGAACATTGACAAGGCATTTAACAACTTAGTAGAAATGATGCAACATGGATCAGATCTAGGTAATGCTGTTGATGCATTGAATAGACTACATGATCCAGAAGGTTTTAATATACACCACGGTAGAATTAAAGAGGCCCTTGAGTTTGTACATAAAAATAGCAAGCTACAAAGAGAAAAGATTTGGGATGCACTTCAGCACAAGAATGACTTAAATGCATTTCTTAATAACTTAATAAATAAGAAGATATTCTTTGATCCTAGATTTGTTAAAGCATTTGAGGATGATGGTATTTTACCAGACGAGTTTGTAGATGCGGAGAATATGGAAACTATTGACCATAACCACCCAAAGTACAAAGAGGTTCTTCAAGAGATAGATAACTTTGAAAGATCTACTGGTAAAACTTTAAGTGGTAAAACCATATCTGAATTTCAAGATGAGTTCTCTTTGAATAGACTAGACAAAGATGCTACAGATAAAAGAATATTAAAACAGATCTATGCACAGTTTAACCTGGACATTGATCAGTTTGATCAATCTGTTTCTTTGCAGGAGATATTAAAGGCTGTAAGTATAAGTGGCTTTGCTGGTAAGTATGATAAGTTCTTAGCTAAGAAGCTTATGAACCTTGTATCAGACAAGATCCAAATACGTTTTGTTAAAAATGCTACAGTACCTGTAAGGTTTAGTGATACTGGTGGTATTGTAGTTGATGCTCGTTTTGCATCATCAGATTATATTGGTGGTACTCTAAGATTAGAGTCACTTATCTTAAACGGTGCATTACAATACTTAGTTAACCGTCAGATAGATGAGAATGAGCAATTTGAGTTACAGATGACTCAGTTATTAAACTTAGCTAAATCTGAATACTATAAGACATCTAAAACATCTATCTTACCAATTGGTTTAGATGATGTGCGCACCTTTGTTGCAGAGGCATTGACTAATGGTACATTCCAAGCAATACTTCAAAACATAACCTATAATGGTCCTAAGTCTACACCTATATCTATGTGGTCTGAGTTTAAGAAAGCATTATTTGATTTCTTAAGCAAAATCTTTAGAATTAATCCTTCAAAGAATGACAGCTTATTGGATGAGGTAATTAACTTAACAGCTCATACATTTGATAAGCAAGGTACCTCTGGAAGTAATATGTCTGGACAAGGCGGCACAACCGGTGGCAACAGTCAACCAGGAGGTGTACCTATTACCCAGCAGACAGATATAAAAGAGATTATGGCTCTTACTGATCTTGTTACTAGTCTTCAGAATGTATATACTAATACATACTTACCTCAACAACAAGCTACAGGAGAAACACCAGATGACTTTGAGACATTTGTAACTACTAATCCTTTTGCTGCATATGTTATTGATCAGTTTAATATTACAACTGGTCGCACTGGTGGAGGTCAAGCACAAACTCCTGGTCAATCACAAGGAGGATCTGGATCAGTAAGTATTACACCTGAGATTATTACAGATGACGCATACCGTGCATTTAAAAATAATGAGCCGGTATCAGATCAGATTCTACTAGATATCAAAGTTGCCGTAGAAGCAGGATCATTGACGCCACGTCAAGATGAGATCTATCAAGCATATAAAGAAGCAATTGATAAAGCTATATCTCAGAAATCTGCTGTCGCTATAACCCAAGTTCAATTGATAAACTCAATGCTAAATGAGCTCGGTAATCTAACATTAGCTGACTTCTTTGGTAATCAAGAAAACATGCCTTTCTCTTCAGGTAAACCTGGTGACTTTACCGTTGTAACAATGGATGGTTTCAGCATTATCAGAAGAGAGGATATGGATACTTATCTTGATAGTCCTATAGATTTTATATTCTATCTTAATGGTCAGGTCAAAGCTGATGGTACTATTATAGATCCAAAGCCTTATGCTGCTTCTGCTACACTTAGTATACCTATTGATGAGAATACAAAGCCTAATGTAATACAGCTTATCAATAACCTAAGAGTAATCCAGAATAAGTTAGATGCTATTCAAGCTGAGGTTAAAGCAAAGCTTGAAGTACCTGTTGCGGAGTCAACAACAACTGATCCAGCTATACAAGCTCAAATTGATGATATAGAAAGAAGAAAAAAAATAAGCTATTCATTAGAGCCAGGAAGTCAATCTTCCTATGAAAGAAATAGATTTACTTTTACACATGTAAGACCTTTTGATTATAACGAGTTAGATAACATAAGACCGGTTGGCCAGAATGTATATATTGTAAATAACTATGGAGAACAAAAAACTTTTGACAGTTATGCTGAAGGTCAAAAATGGTTAGACACTAAATACAATGCAGAACTAGCTGCTTCAGGAGGTACAACAACAGAAGAGTTTGTACCTCTAGTTGTACCAATGGATACAGAAACTACTACAGATGTACAGGCTAATAGAGATACCGAGATGTTTCCAGAAACTTCCAATTTTGCGCAAGCTATTGGTGACTCTGAATCTGTATTAGAAAATGAAATAAAAAAAGCTCGTCTTGTAGAGAAAGATGAGCAAAAAGCTCAGGAGCTAGAAGCAGAATTAGAAAGAAGACGATCTAAAATATCTGCATATACAGAGGTAAATGGAATTGGAATGGCTGTGTATACCAATCCTATAAGTGGTGTTGTGGATGTTATCATGTCAGGAACAAGTGATAATGATTATGTAGGCTATGTCAGATTATATGTAAATGATAAGCCCACAAACAGATGGACATCTAAAATATCAAATGAGTCTGGTAACAAAGAAGCATTTAAAACTATGCTATCTGAAGTTCAGTCTAGACTTCCTGTAGATCATGAGTATACTGAATCAACTAATATATCATTAGAAGGTCTTAAGCTTTATGCTCAACAACTAAATAGAGAATATGAAATTCTTACAGATGCTAGTGGTAATCCTGTAATGAGCAGTATTAGTTTAAATGCTGCTTCAAAAGAAGGTCTTAGAAATGCCAAGAGTCAGCAAGAGAAAGAAGACTTATATAATCCAATAACTGTTGCAAATAGAGAAGAGTTTAATAAAATAAAAGAAGAGATATTAGCTCTTATGCCTAATGCTCGTGTTTCATATAATCAAGCTAACAACACAGTTAACATTCAACTTCCAGTACTTAAGAAAAAAGCCGGACCTGCAACTACAACTACTACTAAAGAAGTAATTACACCAGAAGGATTTACAAATAGAGTATTTGAAAGTAATCTGCAATTAGGTGAAGCATCTGCTGATGACCATATATCGGAAGAAGGTTATAATTATCGTACACTCTCACAAACAGAAATAGATGCAATTATAGAAAGTGGTGGTGTATTTTCAAGAGAGGGTAAACAAAGAGGTGGTAATAAAAATACTAAGTATTGGACTAAGGGAAATAATAAAAACTGGTACGGAGATAAAGACACTACTGAAACTATTAGAGTTAATCAAGCAAACTTTAAAGAAAATGAGGTTGTAAAAGCTAAAGATGTAGAAGTTTATAATAAACAAACAAAACAGTTTGAACCTTTATTAGGAAGAACAACAACAACTACTACTAAAGCAGAACCAGAGAAGACAGAAGAAATAAAAGGCGGTGTTAAAGAATTATTTGATGCTGATCTTGAATTAGCATCTATCGGGACTCTGCAACAATACTCTCAATACCTTACTACTATATTTCCGGATAGCCAAGAAAAAAATATTGTTTATCATGGAGGAAATATCGGAATAGAAAATTTAGGAAGATTTTATAAACCCGGAGAAGAAGGTTATAAGAAAAATGACTTCAATACCAAAGAGGGGATTTATTTTGCTTATAATAAAACAGAGGCGGAAGGATATACTAAAAAGTTTATTTTCAAAGATAAAAATAAAAAAGTTTATAGTGCCCTTGTAAATGTTAGACCCTATGATAATGTTAAGCAGGTAGAAAAAAGAAATAAAGACCAAAAAGAAATTGATTTAGTAAGCATTTCTAAGGAAGACGTACAGTGGTTATTAGATAATAACTATAATGCATTAACTAATAAAGGTAGAATTAGAGATCAGGATAGCCCATTTTTAGTTGTATTTGAGCCTGAACAAATTTACATACTGGGAACTAAACAAGACAAAGAGGGATTTAAAAAATTTGTTTCTGGGGGTGAGTCTATAAAGACAGAAGAGGAAGAAGTAGATGAGGAAATCAATAGCAACCCTGAGGATAGTGATGATGTTAAAGAAGGTGAATCAAGAATTGATGATACTTCTAGAGAGGTAGAACAAGAGATGGATGAGGCTCAGCGTCGTGCTAATGAAGGTAAAACTCCTCCATTTTCAGAGCTTGCTAAAGAAACAATGCAAAGTATTAAAGATGCATTAGGTTCTGTCCGTGATGCTATGAAAAAGTCTTACTCTAGAATGCCACAAGCTTTAGAGAACAACTATGAGAAATTACGTAGAGCATATAAGAAAACTGGCGGTAAGCTTAAAGAGAAACTAGCTAAAGTATTAGATTCAATTCAGAAGTATCTAAGAAAACTTAAGCAAATTTTAATTAAAGCAAGTAAGACTGTTGGAGCCAGAAGAGTCAAGAGAGGTGTACAGCCTAATGCAGGAACTCCTGAGATGTCATCTACTAAACCGCAAGTGGTAGATAATACTCGTGAGATACTTGCAGACTTTGTAGTAGAACAATTAACCCAGTATGGTTTTGTAAAGTTCTTTGCTGAGCAAGGAATGACTATTGATGCAAATACTATTCTTAACTTAGAAGCATTAGGTACCAAGCGTGGCGACAATGTTCTATTAGAGAATAGAAGTACTATGGAGAATACGCTACATAGAATTCTTCACATGTATATGGATAGGACTGGGCCTAAATCTGACAAAGATTACAATGCTCAGGCACAGTCTCTTATAAATATACTACGCCCTGTTCTGCAAGAAATAAGTAAGGCAGGAGGTGACCCTAATGTAGGCGTATATATTGAGAAAATTAATTACATGTTTGATAAGAATCCTGCACAGGAACTTGTTATTCAGTATTTGACTAATACACCATTCAGATCTTTTATATCTAGGTTGTCTCCTGAGATTCAAGCTCAGTTCCAAAGCCTAGCTAAGGAAATGGTTCTTTTCAAAGACTCTGCAGGACGTGTAACTTATAACAAGACTAAGTCATTTATCAAAATACAAGATGGTTTGTTAATGTCTGATGCTCTTTATGAAGAGTTTATCAATAACACATTACAGACGCCGCTTGATGTTTTAGGTGATGCTATGGCTTCAGGTATGGACCCAGTTACTTTCTTACTAAATAGAATAGCCCAACCTATTGATGTATTTATTGCTGAGGAGGCTTCAGCTGAAGATCTACAAGAGATTGCTGATGAAGAGGGTAAATCTATAACTGATGTTGTAACTAGTATTAAAAATGCAGTTCTTAACTATTTGAATACTGCAAACTTTGCTAGAAGTAAAACTGAAGCTGATAAAGCACCTAGAACAAAAAAGGATGGTATCATCAGCCGTATAATTAGAAAACTCAAGAAGATGACCATTGGGTTAATGATTGCCCTTTCTACATATACAGGTGTGGCTGGATTTGACTTTAGCGGAAATACTGAAGCTGAGATAGGTGAAGAAATGGCTGAAAGACCTGTATGGAGTATGGTCAATGTTATAGATAATACTATGTCAATACTACCTATATCTGATTCTTATAAGCAAACCATGTACAGAGGTTTAATTAAGTATGGTATCTATGATATTGCAGCTGTTAAAGAGGAGGCTGTTAACTATGAAATGTTATCTGATGCAAAAGCAATCATAGAATCAAATAATAAACTTGAGTATATCAGACAAAATACTTACTTCCAAAACTTAGGAAGGCTTGCTGATAGTCAAGGCGCTATAGGACCTGGAAAACAGTTACTAGATAGTATTATGATGTACCGTAATCAGTGGTTTAATGATGTAGGATTTGAGTATATTACAGGAGCCAGTAACAGTACAAGAGATCGTGTAGGTCAAACTACATATGATAACACTGTTGGTGTAGCCCACTTCTACATTATGGATAATACAGGAGGTGACCTAAGTCGTTATACAACAGTTACTAAGTTTAATGAAGCAAAGAATAATTTCAAATCTCGTATAGGTACATATGATGTTAAACCAACAGATTATGTTCCGGTATTTAAATTTAGGCCTAGACAAGATGGAGAAGATGTTGTTAATATGCAATTTAAATTAGCTTCTGAGCTAACTGCTGATGATAATGCAATTACTAAATTAATCCAATGGAAATTTGGAGATATTGATTTTAACTCTCAAGTTAACTTATATGATAAAGCTTACTGTTTAACAACTAAATCTGGTGATAAGGCTTATAGCTTTACCTTTAGTAAAAAGGCTAATGGTAAAGATTTATATAGCCGCTTCTCTGGATCAACTGTTATCTTTATCTTTAAAGATCAGAAGGGTAATACAATTGTTAGAGAGTTTACAGGAAGTATCAACGCTATTAAGCAGGAGGGTGAGAATATCATGCAGCAGTTTCAGGTAAAACCGGAAGACCTCACAATTGGTGCATTTGATGCCGGCTCATTTAGTGCAAAACCTGCATCTAAAAATGGAGTACTTAAGAGTGACCAGTGGGATGGCTTCAATAAAATACATCCTAATGCAGGAAGTGCTTTGATTATTTCGGTATCTAGTACACAAAAGGTTATCCAGCTTTCTGATATTAATCCTTCTGAAGAAGAAATAAATAACGTAGCTCAAGAAAAAACAAAATCATGTCAGTAAACTGCGCCCTTATATACGATGATAATGGTAATCCTGTAAACTTTGCAGCACCAAACGGTAAACCATCTGAGCTTTATCTTGATTTGCTACGTGCATATGACAATAATGCACCTGCTGCAAAGCGTGATTACTTTAAAGTTTATACACGTGCAGCTAATAATTTAACAAATGGGTGGAGTGCTGTAAGACGTGTTTACTCAACAGACGCTAAGTATAGCAATAGTGAGTTTAGTTATTTTACACAAGCTGCGCCTGAGACTTTTTCTGAAGACTATGACTCAAGTCAATTTGTTGATACACGAGGTAAATATCTTCTAGCAGCTTCTGAAGAATATCGAGAACTTGCTATAGATTTTGAGCGCGGTACAAAAAATAAAATAGACCTTAGAATACCCACTACTCAGAGAACAATTCCAACTAAATTTAATGTAACACCAGAAGAGTTTGTTAGATCTCTTGAGTCTAACAATGGTACTATGGTTGGAAATATAAAAGTGTATAAAGAGGGTACGGAAAGATCAGCTGTACAAAGAGATATAGATTCATATAATGAATATCGTGGTGGAACTTACATTACCCTGAATAAAACACAGGGAGAACTTAAGGACATTTACAGAACCAGGATACTTAAAAAAGCTGAACCTTTAGATCCACGTATAGTCAAACAAGGTAATATAGCTGCTATACAGAATGAGTTTTTTAAATATGTTAAAAGTAAAGGCTACCTGGGTATCTATTCAGAAAGCGCTAGTTCTGATGGGTTTGTAGTAACTTTTGATCGTAGCCAAGTATTAAACCCATCACAGATAAACAAGGCATTAGATGCTAATGGAGAACCTGTTTTGATACAGAGCAATGGGTCATTGTCTATTGCTGCGCTACCTAGTCCTCGTGAGACTGCTCAGTCTAGAAGTGCTAATTCAGATGCCCTAGCAGCAAGACTATTAAAGTTAGAACAAGAGAAAAAAGCACAAGATACTGGAGTTCAACCAGTTGTATCTAAAACTAGATCACAAGTTGCTGTTGAAGGTCTATTTGATAAAGCTAAAACCTTTGATGAAACAAGTGGCACATATAATGGTTTGCTATTAGACTACTTTAATAATTTAAAAGAATACCAGGATAATGGTGTGACACTCCAGTTTTTAACTAACTTATATGAAACAAGAAGTACTCCATTTGATGAGGTAATAGGTAATGAGAACCTTAATGAAGGTTCTTACTTTGTATCAACTGATGGTGTAACAGGAATGGTTGTAAAAAGTAATGGAGATAACTTTACCGTTATAACCAATGGTGGTATTATGCTTATGAAAAGAGAAGATATCCTGACTGAGTACTTCCCGTTAAGAGATACTGCTCCTAACTTTGTAAACGTTAGTGATGAGTATACTGAGATTATTGCTGAAAGTGATTCAGTAATGGATAAGTTCTTTAGCAATCCTGAGGCTGTTGCTAAAGCTGTTAAAGATGTTATGGAACACATGGATAATTTGCGTAAATTTGGATATGATTTTATTAAAACCCTTAGATGTTAAACAATGAGTTGTCCGATACAAAAACCTGAAGATTTTTTTAAAAAGGTACAAGCTGATCTCCTTATAGTTAAGGAGGCTGGTCAACCTTTTAATTTGCGTAATTACATTGGGCAAGTCTATGATGAGGTAAGTAATGAGATTAAGGAAGATCCAAGTCTTGAGGGAAAGGCAGCTGACATCGTAAAGAACCTACCAAAAACAGTAGCAATGGCTGCTGGATCAAGTGTTCCTCTATTTGGTTACTTAGCCGCTAATGGATTGGATTTCATTGAGTTAGCTAAGCTGACTGAAACCTTTGGTTCAATTACTCCACAAGCAGGTGAGACAATGGGTGAGGCTGTTAGTCGTGTATTATCTGATGTAGTTTTACAGTCTAAACCAAAGCCGGATGTTGCAGCTATTAATGCTGCAGTTGAGCAGGTTGTAACTTTTCAGGAAGTAGGTCTTACTAATGACTATGTAGCTTTAATCAAAGCAGCCGTTACTTATGAGGCTAAGCCGTTTACAGTACTTAGCACTATGATGAATAGTGAAATGACTTATACTGACCCTACTACAAATAAACCTGCTGAAAAAGAAGATATTAATAAAAGATTTTATACTGGTTTTATCAGCCACATTGCATCTTCAATACCTTATGCCAACACTGTAGATGGTAAAGTCTATTTGCCTGGTACATCAATACCTATTTATTTAACTACTAAATGGTTAGGTGCACTACCTGCAGATTCAATTTATGAAAGATTTGGTTCACCGGAGTATCAAGAAAACTTTGATAAGGTTCAAGTGATTACCAATTCTTTAGGGGAGCCTCTTTTCTTTGATGCTAAGTATAATGTAACATCTGAACAAAAAGGTAAAGCAATTTACTATAGATTCAGAAAGCGACAGACTAAATATAAAGGAGAGCTTAGACAGACATATCAGTCCATAGAAGAAGCTACAAAGAGCCATCTTAAAAGATATATCTATAATAAAGAGTTACAAGGACAAACGGTTACTGATGAGGAAATATCAGCAGAAGAAATATTGTTCAAGGATAGATATGCTTCTGAAACAGCTCTTGCTGAAAAGATAAATGATTATGTCAACCAAAATCATAAAGAACATTTTATTGTAAATGAAATTACTGGGGTATCTGAAGGTTTTATAGATACCAAGATTCAGAAGGTGACACCAATCCGTGACATTAATTTAGATGGTCAGCCTTTTATTGTAAGAACTGTGGAGGTTCGTCAGGTAAATAGAATTGCTAATGCTGAATTAGTATTAAGAAACAATAGAACTGTTGATCTATTTAACTATGGCGTACCTGCAAAGTATGTTGATTTAATTGCCAGAACTTTAGTAGAAGATACATACTACCAGAATGATCCAGAGTCTGAGACTATTAAAACACTTGATAAGCAGAAACTAATCAAGAACTTTATTTACACAATGCCTAATGAGTTTACTGTAACTAAGGTAGAAGATGATCAATACAATGTTACTCTTGGTACTACCGGAAGACAAACTCTTACTAAAGAACAAACAATCGCGGCTATTAAGAATTACCTTACGACACCTCTAAGAAATAATAAGAAAGTTATTCTTAATATAGATAAGAAGAAACTTGTAGATCCTACTCAATTTTTTGATTATACTTTACAAGATGATGGCAGTGGTCGCTATGCTATTGTACCAACCAACTTAGATTATAGTGAGTGGATTAAAGATAACTTCAGTGTACAGGCTGGTTTGGATGCTGAAGGAAAAATCAGAGGTAAGAACCCATATATTACTTTTTCTATCAAAGCTGATCAAAATATTAAAATTGGAGAACAACCTGCAGTAGAAACTAGTAATATTGACTTTGGTGCTATTCCTGACTTCTTTAGTCCAGCTGATGACAGCATTGAAGATGAGGATGACTTGTTCAACCAAATCAAAAGAAAAGGTCTTGAGAAAGCATTTGCACAAAAGGTGCTTAACAAAAATGAGTTTGCATCAGAAGAAGAGTTTAAAGAGCAAGTCGAACTAGTAGAAGAGTGGTACAATCAGACAGGTTTGAATAAGCACTTCAAGATAAATGTATTGTTCAATGTTGTTAACTCTAAAGCAGTTGCAACCTGGACAAGAAATGCTATTAATCTTTATGCCGGTTCTGATAAGATTGATATTTTCCACGAGGCTTATCACGGATTTACTCAAAAGTTCTTGACTCGTAATCAAAGAAATAGTTTATATAAAGAGCTTGCTGTTAATAAAGCAACCGAGAAGTTTACTACATATAAAGGCCAGACTAAAACATTTGGAGAAGCTACAGAAAGAGAGTTAGATGAATACTTGGCAGAGGAGTTTCGTGCTTATATGATCTCTAATGGTAAAGTGGAGATTGAGCGTAGAGCTGCACGTAGCATTTTTAAAAAGATATTTGATTTTATTCAGAAGCTATTTAGAAGAGGTGCAACCTACAAGGATGTACTTACTTATGATACATCATTACCGTTGATTAATGAGATCTTCCAAAAGCTTGCTCTTGGTGATATCTCTAAATACACTGCTGATAATGCCAATGTCTCATCTGAGATACTTGAAAAGAGTATTATTTCTGCGACGGGTGATGCTGTTTTAAATGATTCAGAGACCGATATGGTCATGCTATCAGCTAATTCTGTTATATCAAGTCTTATTGATAAGCTTAATGCTGACTCTAACACAAGCGCTTATACACAAAAATTACTTATAGACTCTAAGAAAGAGACTTACAAGTTTATTAAAAATGCATTTACAAAAAGACTTAATGCTATTGCTAATGAGTACAAAGCAATAAAAGATCTTAATCTTGATGCATCTAATCCTAGATATGATGAGTATCAAATGAAGCTTGCTACTCTTGAACATCAGATTTATATTCTTAAAACAACAGTTGACAATTTCGGGGACGTAGATAATATGTCAGAGACCTATGGATTTGTTAAACACTATGAAGATAATGGATCATTCTTAGCTTATCAGAAAATGCTAGATCAAGAAGATGATCTAGATGAGACTGTGTTTGTTGCTGAAAAGAACAAGACATATGACCTTACAGGTAATGAGAATACCATCTATGAGCAAGCACATGCTAGAACTATTTACTTAGTAGAGAGTTTACTACAACCTAAGTATAACAGCAAGACTCAGAAGTACGAGGATCCAAAAGTCAATACTAAGACTGGAGAAACTGAGTATGAGTATGAGAAAGACTATTTAGGATTTCCCAAGCTTGTAGACTTTGACTATGTATGGAACAAACTATCTCAAGTTTTAGATAACTTAGATCCAAGTGAGTCTGTATTTAGATCACAGTTAGCTAGTCAAGCGGGAGACTTTCCGTTTTTATTCCAGCTTTTGAAAAAGTTAGGTGACCCTGAGACTAGAAACCCTTGGGTATCTAAGATGTGGGCTAGCTTTGTAACTGACTTCAATTACATAAGAACTCCTATAGAAGCTCTTACTATTGAGTTAATTGGGACTAAAGAAGAGGAAACTAAAAAAGAAACATTTACATCTGGTGGTGCTACCTTTGGTGTAGCATCAAGTAGCTCTAAAGCTGCAGCTAGAGACTGGGATGATTACTTCCAACAGGTTAAAAATCATCCTTATATTAAAGAAACTATTGGAGCACCTAACCAACTTGATGTTCAAGCTGTATTAGATGAGTTCCAAAACAATTATCTTGGACGTGAGATTGAATTTTTCCATGCTTTAGGGATTAATATAATTAACAAACCTCAAGTAAGAGAAAGACTTCAAAGTAATGGTCGCTTTAATACCGGCCGTGTTAAAGACTTTTTAAACAATCTAGAATTCTTAATTGAGAATAATGTAAAATTTGTCTCAAGTATAGATGCTGTTGTTAATCCTAAACAAAAGGATGGTAAAAGCCTTGCTACTATATATAGTAATATCCAAGGACTGCATCTTAAATACACAGAGGACAGATCTGACTTCATGGCTTTACGCCCTGATGGAAATGCTCAATCTGAGTTTATGAGAAACAGTACACTTACTGTTAAAATAAGAGGTCTGAATAGCTTTGATACCTATGGTGAGACTATAGCTCAACCACATCTTAGTGAGTTTGACTATAGAAGAAACCCTTGGGTTAAGAGATTAGTTCTTATGAATGACCTCTTTAACTTCAATAGCATTGAGGGTGAGAGAAAGCGTGCATCGGCATTTGTAGATACAAAAGCTAGACTTGATATTACTCTTTTAGGTGGAACTGCTGTTATTAAAGATGGTATTGGTGAGGGTCTTGCTAACATTGATCTTGATGATTACAGTAAACTTCAACAAGACTTTATCACTGTAATTTTAAAAGGTGTTAGTGAAGGTACTCGTTCTGCGGGTAAACCTACATCTGTTATTCTAAAATCAAATACCAGAAAGTTTTATGTTTCGCCGGCTGAGTTTATTAGTAATTCAGCTGTTAAAGGAAGAGGATTAGATAAAGTTGTTAATATTTTTGTAGGATATGCTGCTGCGGAATTAGATAGAATCAACTGGTTAAAAGAAAACCCTAACTCACCTGAAGCATTAGCAAACGATGGTAAAAATACCTTCTATGATAGAGGTACAGTATTTACTTTATTTGATGATATTTTTACTGATGCCACAAAGGATAAACTATACGGTTTATCTGGAGAAAGCCTAGATGCTCTTATGGCTGATATAGCCTTTAGAGAATCTGAAGAAGGTGGTGACATTGCAGACAATGTAATAAAAGATATCAGAAGCTATTTGATCAGACAATACTCCAATACGCAGAATGCTCTTATTGGTGACATAGCAAAGCTATACCCTAATGAGAATCCTTTTATTGATCCTAATGTTATTAATACAGTTAGGAATGAGGCTTTGTCTAATGGTATAAGATCAGAAGTTAGTGACCAAGATGCTTACCAAGCCGCATTGCTGGCTTATGTGACAAACTCACTCATACATAATATAGAAACTACTGTTATTATACATGGTGATGCTGCGCAATTTAACAATGCGTCAGATGAATTCCATAAACGTAATGCCCCAGCACAATCATCTGGTAAATTCCCAATACTTAGTAAGGAGCGTCTTGACTATTTAAATGATTTCTTAAGTAAGCCATACGTTGATTCTCCATGGTTTGCTGACTATACTTATAATGGCGTAAAGTATGTAGGTGTTGAGCCGACATTTATTAAACCATTCAGTCAACAAGCAACTTTTGCTGTTTTTAAAGAAGCTAAGATTAAGTCAATATACTATGATATGATATTGAATAGTATTTTGGGTGATGACATGGCAGCACTTGAAGCACTAGATATGTATAAGGATGCTAGTGAGGAGGAACAAGCAGTTTTGAGGGAGCAGCTTACTGCAGAAATTACTGAAATGGTTGATGAAGCCTATGGTAATATGAAAGAGGGAGATGGTCAAGGTTGGGCAGCATTTGACTTCTATAGAGGTCTATGTGATCAACTTGATCAATGGAGCCCTGAGCAAGAAGCACTTTATAAAAAGATACTTAAGAAGGAGTACATTACAGAATCTAGATCAGATCTTTTACAGATATTCCCTATCCTTAAGATGCAATATGATGGTCCTTTATCAGGAACCGGATTACCTTTAAATGCACTTCTTAAGTTTGAGATCTTCCCATTGATCCCTAATGTTATTGAAGGTACAGAATTAAATGTACTTCATAACAAAATGGTAGAGCAGAATATGGATATTGCTACATATGAATCAGGTAGCAAGCTTATGCATTTCACTAATAATGGTAAAACAGATCTTTTCTATTCCGATATAGAAAATAGAGAGTTGGCTCTTGTTGATGAGAACTATAGATTCACACCTAACACTTTATTCTTACAGTATTTTAAGAAGCAGGCTGAAATCTCAGACAAGTACAAAGGCAAGACAAACCTTGCTACACAGATGAGAAAAGCCATCATTAATAATATGGATGAGTATGGTGTACCTGTTGACTTTAAGTTTGATGGTAAACCTGTTGATAGAATTAAAGCTTGGAGTGAGTTAACGGAAAATCAAAAAGAGAAAGAGTCACCAAAGTATGTGGCAGTTAATCGCTACAAAAAAGCATTGTTGTCTCTTGTTGCAGCTAATACTGAAAAGCTATATAAAAGATTTGGTGTAATAGACGAAGAAGGCAATAAAACCAATAATGCTAAAGGCATGGTTGAGTTTTTGAGAAATCAACTAGCTGTTCTCGGTTTACCAAGCCATATAATAAATGACATATCTTATGATCCAAAGACTGGTAAAATCAATAGTGATTTAAGTTTGAGCTTTGGTGCAGATGATATAGAAAAGCTTTTAATGAGCATGATTAATAAATCACTCATTAAACCTAAAATTAAAGGTGATCAGTTGGTACAAGTAAGTAACTCTGGATTTACCAGAAACTATGCAGAAAAGAAACTTAGATATGCTACTGAAGAAGAGAGACTCAAGTATCTAGGTACTGGTGACTTACCGTTTTATAACATAACAGAAGACGGTCACTTTACAAAAGCCGGAGCTAAAATGGGTATAAATGGTGACTTCAAGAAGTTACTTATGATGGAAGAGACTACCCAGAGAGTAGCTGAAAGTGAAGCACCTATTACAAGATTGCAAGCTCTTAATCAATTAATTAGAGAAGAGTCATGGTTAGCCAAGTATGAGGATCTTATTACTATAGTTACTGTACGTATCCCTACAGCTAAAGAAAACTTTATTGAGTACTTACAGGTATATGAATTCCTTGATGAAAATGCGGGACCTATTATAGTTCTTCCTATGGAAGTTGTAGGTAAATCAGGTACTGACTTTGATACAGATAAGCAGGTTAGTTACTTCCCTAACATTTCATTCCAAAGAGAGTTTGATAAAAACTATATTGAGGAAATGAAAACTCTTTCGCCTGACCTCAAACTGGATATCAAGTACCTTAATAAAATACTTGATTTGGTTGAGGAAGATGGTATTGCCTCACTTAAACCAAAGCAGAAACAAGTATACGCTGTAGCTAAAGCCGCACTTACTGAAAAGGTGTATATGGCTGATAAAGGAATGAGAGGAGTAGAGAATGAATTCTTAAACTCTGTTAAAGGTTTACTTGACCTGATGTCTTATTCTGACTTTGTCAGACCTGTTACAACTCAAACGGCATTACCAATTGCTAAGAAATATGAGCAATACGTTATGACCTATAATCATAAGTTGCGTGCAGATGGTACTATTGGTAAGACTACTAGCCCTACTCGTATCTTTGAAATCTTACATAACATTAAAAAGTTAAGTGAGAATAGTGTAGGTTTTCAATCTTTGGGTATTGGTGCTGTAAGTATTACAGGGGATGCTATGATGAACCAAGCTAACCTCTACCTAAATAGAGAGTACAAGACTGAAGGTAAGTCATCACAAAAGCGCATGTTTACTATTGAGTTTGACCACAACTACTTGATACTAGATGGTGTTCCTGTAGTATCATTAGCAGCATTACGTGGTAAAAACAACTACAAGAAGATTGTAAACCAACTTGAAGAATTGCTTAATGGTTGGGTAGACGTTGAGAAAGATGCATGGATCTTTTATTTAAATGGTGTTAAGACTGTGGCGCCGGTTATGATTGCAATGCTTCAAGCAGGTGTTGCTCTTGAAGATGTAGCAGCCTTTGTTAATCAGCCTATTATACGTGAGTATGTAAGACGCATGTCTATACTTAAGAGTCCGTTTGCATTCCTTAGCAACATTGCACCTGAGAATGCTAACTTCTTCCGTGTAAAGTCTCGTAAAGACATGTTGATTTCTGAGAATGCAAAAAATACACTTGACTATCCTATAGATCTACTTAAAGCTTTAGAATTAGAACCATTAAGTATTGATCCTAAAACCGGAACAAAAGAGAGTTCTGGTAAGTATAGCTTAGGAAACTTGACCTATACTTTTGGTCGTGAGCTTATAGATAACTACAATACAGAGAGTCTATTTAACAAGGATACCCTGAATAAAAAAATCTTAAATAAGAGCACTGAATATGGACCAGAGGACTATGCTGTATTATTCCATTTTTTTGAGATGGAGGACGTTGGTAAAGCACTAGCAGAACTTAAAAGAAATACAAACTTTGACGTTAAGAAAGAGTCTAGACTATTTGCTACTATGCAGAAAGATTTGTTGGCTAAAGGTATGCTTGAAGATGCAAGATTTAATCCTGAAGGTCTTGACCACATGATTAATAACTCTGTTATATCATCATTCCGTATTGCAGATGTTGCTAAAGACTTAATAGGTGGTTTATTTGGAGTAAGAGAAGATAAAGATTTCAATGACATACTTATAGCTGAGTGGTCCTCAATCAAAAGCATTGATAAGAACACTTATGATGACATGGAAGTTACCCTCAATGAACTTAAAAATCAATATATTCAGTTCTTATTGCAGAACTATTTAAATGATGTAGACATTGATACTATAAAAGAATTCAAAGGTCTTGCGGTAAATAATAAATTACCTGTAGCTGAGGCAGCTGGTCTTAAATCATTTGGTGCCTATGTATTAAATGGTATTCTTTATGTATCAAAGGAGTCTATAAAGAATAACTATGCAACTCTTGTAGCTAACCATCAAGACATAAGTAATGAGCAGGTACGTACCGCTAAAATAGATACTGATCTTTTCTCTACTGAGAAGGAGTATCAAAACTTTATTCTGAACAGAGAGATATTAAGATCAATCACAGATGTTGATCAATTAATTACTACTCCTGAATTTAAAACTAGACTTATTCAGAAGAAAAAAGAGTTGCGTGCTCAGAACTCACTTACATTAAATGCTCCACTTGAGGTTAAGCAATTAATCACAGACGGTAGTGCTGGTATAGGTAGGCTTACAATGGACCTTGCGGATAGATTTGGTTATCAACTTGATGGTTATACAGGAACCGGTGAAAATCTAAATGATCTTGCTGGATTTAACATTAAGGGAACCGATCCTAAAAATGTATTACGTTTAAACATTGAGCTTGCTGATGCATGTGTTATATATGGTGTGGCTGATGCTACTAAGACTAAGAGAGCAATTGAGATAATTAACTCAAGAAAAATACCTTACTTGCTTAACCCTAGTGCTCAGCAACTAAGAACTTTCTTATCACAAGGAGCTCATAAAAAAGTTAATATAATAAGTGCAGCAGCTGCTACAGCTAATGAACTAGAGCAACTAAACAAAGTTTTAGGTCCAGCACTTATTCCTGCAGAAAAAGAAGGCGCCGCAGCTATGCGTGAGGTCTATGAAGAAATTTTAAGAGATAGGACTTTAGATCAAGTATTTAATATTTATAAGTTATTTAGAGGTATTCCTAATGGGGAGGCTAGCTATGCTATGCAATTTGAAGCACTTAAGTTAAAGTACCCTACCCTTCAGGAAATGTACCCATTGGTAGATCTGCTAAGAGCATCTGCAATCGGTAAAGGTTTATTTTCAGGAGCTAATGTTCTTATCTTAAAGACCCGTAGACCTTCAAAGCCACTTAAAGAAAAGCTTTATCAGAACTTCAAAGAGTTATCTAATCCTACAAGTATAAGATTAAACATTCCTTACCAAGAGAAAGAAGCTATTGCTAAATTCTTTAGCCGTCTACCGACAGTTGTTTTACTTGCAACTGGTATTTCTGGTAAAGGTGAGAATGCATTATGGCAATTTGTAGACAAAGGAAACTTAAATCCTGTGTTAGAAGAAGCTGTTCAGGCTGCTAGTGGTAAGACTAAGAAAAATATTATACGAGAATATATAACTAGGTTCCAACAGGCTAACAGTAAATCTAGCTTTAAGTCTCGCCGTCAATTTAGATCTTACATGGTAGATGGTACCTTCAACAAAATGGGTGCACAGACTAACTCTAAAGCAACGGGTATAAAAGAAAGTGCCGTTACCTTCTCTGCTGGAAACAAGTATAGTATCAATAACTTAGTTAGTGCCGATATTAAGAAAGTATTTGCTAGCCAGGAAGAAGGAAACATATTCCTATACAACGGTACTACAAACCCAGCGTGGAGTTTGTCTACCTTTAATAATGTTGTGGGTATCCTGAATGATGTAGGTACTGATAACTTGATACCAATGAGAACTTATAATATGGTATACAATAATGATGCGTCTTTCACAGATGCAAGCTATGATACCAATGTTATGATGATCAATGAGGACATAGCCCGTATTAAAAATAAGATCCAGGAGTTAGTTGACAAAGGTGTTAGAAGAGAATCTATTAGAATCTTTACTCCTAAAACTGGACTAGGTCAAGGTATGATTGGAGCAAGTGATTTCACAGGTGGAGCCATGAATAAAATTAAGGCTAAGGGCACTAAAACTTTCTTATATTTGTCTGAAGCTCTAGCTCAACTTGGAGTTGTAAATACAAACTCTGACACTGTACTAAAGACTGATAAACCAGATGTTACACCAGCTCTTAACATAACAGATGATATGGTGCTTGATATTATAGAACAAAGAACGTGCTTTAAATCTTAATAAATATGTATTGCGGAGTAGATACTAGCAGCCCGGAATGGGCAAAATTAAAGTCTGAAACTGAAGGTGTAGGTTTATTTGAAGCAGTAAAAGATGCTGTCTTTAGATCAGGAGGTGTAGTACGCCCAGTAGAAGATGTTGTTAGATCTATTATGAAAGAGGATCTTTCTAAAGTTCTTCAATACCAAAGCCGCTTTCCTGAGATTGCGTCTGAGTTTATTACTCCAGTTAGGACGGTGTCAATGTTCCAAGGTTTTAATGAGCTTGACAACCGCAGTGTAAATTACTTTACAATGGATGCGGCTGAGGCGCAGGATTATGGAAGTAATGTTAGAAGAGTTACAATTGACTTAGCAGGTACGCTTGCCGGTGATACTAAAATATACCGTCAGATGACAACTGAGTTCCAAAACCAAACTGGCATTCAGTATGATCTTTTTGATGATGGCGTTGAGGGATTACAGAACCAAGCTAAGTTCTATGACTTCCTTAGGGATAAAGGATACAAGGGTATAGACTATACTATGTTTTCTGATAGTCCGTATGTAGTTTTGTTTAGTACAGACAATATATTAAGTGAGGGAGTAACCCGTGATGCAAGTGGTGTTATGGTTAATGAGCTAGATCTATACATACAGTATGAGAACTTCAAAGCTAATGAGTCAAGTCTACAGAATACAGCAGCAGAGTTTATAACTAATAAACCTAACCAACAAGTAAGAGCTCTTATCGGTACCCTTATAGATAACCTTGGCAATACTGCTGAGGCTAACTTTATTACCGTGGAAGAGGCTAAACAGATTCACAGAGACCTTAATCAACCTTACAATAACCAGCCCGCATTCTTTTGGAATGGTGCTGCATACTTTGTTAGTGACAATGTTACACCACAAATGGCATTTCACGAGTTCTCTCACCCGTTTGTAAAAGCATTGCGCGTAAAGAACCCTAAGTTATATAACACATTAATTGACGACTTGCTTTCTTCACAAGAAGGGCAACTTATATACAATGAAGTTCTAGCAAGTAAGCCTAATGAGTCTGAGGATTCTCCTAAGGTTTATGATGAGGTTATAGTAAAAGCTATGACTGAAGCATTTCAGAATAGAACAGAGGGTAACACAGAGACGCCGCAGTTTAAGACAGCAATTGGTAATATACTATACCGCATTAGACAGTTCTTACGTAAGCTGTTTAGCAAAGGTGATACTAAAGTAAGATTGGATAAGCTTGGTTTAGATACCACTATTAACGAGTTAGCAGAGATGCTCTTGAATAAAAAGATTGCTGACATTACAGCAGAAGATATTACAGAGCAAGATGTTATTGACTACATGGAAAACCGCAATGATGTTGTGGAAGACTTACTTAAATTAAATAGCAATACCATTGCCAAACAAGTAACCTTTACATATAATTCGGCGGCGGATTACTTACAAAAATTAAAGGACAACGGTTATACAAAAGAGATTGCTAACCTACTTAAAGATAGATTCAGTAATAATGAGCTTAGAGAAATTCAGAATAACCTATACGCTCAGTCGGATAAAATCTATCGAGAAGCAGAAACAGTAGAAGCAGAAATGCGTCAGGCTGCAGTAAGAGCTGAGGTATTTGCTACTAACTTATACAAGCTTCAGAATATTGTAACAAGGATCAATGAGGATGCTAGAAACAAAGCAGCAGATGCTGTTACACCTGAGAAGTCTGTAGAGGCAATGTATGCTCTTACATTCTACAAAGGTTTTGCAAACTACTGGACTGGTTATATACGAGTAATTAAAGAGGAGTTAGACAACCCGCAGATTGCCGGGGCGTATATTAAAACTAATTCACCACTATACTCACTTATATCAAACATCCAAGATGAAGTTGATCAGCTGAATAAGACAATTAACCGTGTAGATAGAGCAGCTATTGGACCTGTGTTGTATGAGCAACTTATGCCTATGGCTGCCGAGATTGATGAGAAGTATACTAATATCATTGATATTCTCCAAAAGAGAATTGATGCTTCTGACGGTAAGAAAAAAGATGGTTACATCAGACAGCAAGAAGATTGGAAAGCAAAGTATGAAGCTATCCGTTTAACACCAGAGAAGTTTGAAATGATCTTATCAGGTAAACTAGGAGACGGTAGCCAAGCAAATAGTTTCTTAGAGAGTTACCTTCACAACCAAGACCCGGTTGTGTCAAGTATTGCAATGTTTGTTAAAAATAGATTGACAGATGTAGACTTGCGTACTGCAAAGTTCCAAGATAAATTCAATAAGATAATAGGACCTAAGCTCCGTGAAAATGGACTAGACAAATCATTAAATCCTGCGGCGTATGGAGAAGCTGTTACATTTTTAGATGAGTCTTATGAGAATGATAAAAACGGTAACTTAGTTAAGTTTCCTGTATGGACTATACTTTCTCCACATAAAAATTATAGATACTTCAGAGCACTTCAAGATAAAAATATTAAAGAGCTTGCTGACATTGCTGAAAAAAGCGGTACACAGGCAGACAAGGATAACCTTAGACAAGCTAAAGCTGATAAATTTAACTATGAGCTTAAGTATTTCTACATGGATTTTGATGTTCGAGTATATGCTCCAGACATCAAAATAGATAGTACACCTGAAGGACGTGAAGCAAGAGAGGAGTATAGTAAGAAGTGGCAAGAGATTAACTCTTTAGATAAGTCATTCTACAATGATCCTAATGCATATACGGAAGTTCTCACTAGAAAGAAACAAATATTAAGAGAGATATCAGAGTTAACATCAGATAAATATATCAATGGTGATCCTAAGGTAGATACAGATACTAACAAACCTCTTACTAAAGCTAAGTTGCTTAGAGAGTGGATGAATGAGAAGAGGCAGTATAAAATTAAAGTAAAGAATGAGGGAGCCTTCCAAACTGCTATTACTGACTATATGCAGAGATTAATCAATAAAAATATTGATCCTGCAAGTGATGAGTTTAAGCAATCTGTAGATCAGTTCCTTACAGAAAATACAAAGAAAAGAACTACCAAAGAGTTTGATGATCTGGTAAAGGAGTTACTCGAGCAGAGAAAAGCAATCTTTGATAAAATTCCTGAGGAGAAGCGCTCAACCATGAGTGATGATGAGATATTCCTCCGCAATGTAAACAAGGCATACAGAGATCCAGACACTGGAGAGTTACTTGGATTAGATGTACCCGATGATATTTTAGATGAGGTAAGACAAGCTCAGCAAAGAATCAATGAAGAAAAATACGGAGGTGGTAAAAGATATGATGGTCTGACTACTGAAGAAGCTGACTTCTATGCTGATATAGTTTCTAAGTTACAGCATAACAAAAATAATCCTAAGGATAGACTTTTTATCAGTAAAGAAGACATGGATAAGAAGGTAGCTTTAGATGCTAAAAAACAGGCGGGTGATCCGCTTAGCAAAGCAGATAAGTTAGCTCTTAGAATGATACGTCAGCAGCTTGAGCAATTACGAGTAAAGCAAGCTACTGATCAGTACCTTAATACTTTTAATGCATTATTAGAAGGACTTGATACAGATAGTGTTGTAGCTCTGATAAATAGCACAACAGTAAATAGAAAAAACATTGAGATTCTCTTAGAAAGAAAAGATATAATAGATGAGTTAGCTCATCAAGGTAAAAAAGATGGTACTCTAGAAGAGCAGGAGCTCTATAAAAACTCTAAAAAGTTTGCGGCATTCTTTGCAAAGAACCACGTAAATGGAGTTAAAAGAGATGAGACTACCAAAGCAAATTATGAAGTTTGGGAACCTCTAAATGTTTGGCGTGAAGTAATGCCTACAGAAGAAAAGTACTATGAGACCCTTACCTATGTAAACGCAGAAGGTGTAGATGTTACAATTCCATTTGCACCTAGTGATGCTTACTATAGTAGTTATATAGATCCTAAATGGAGAACTGAAAAGATTGTAGGTAAAACCGTAGATAACAAATACAAGTGGTTACCACGTGTTAAAGAAGATGCGCCGGCTGATAGTCCTTTCATCAATGAACAGTACTATGAGATTAAGAAAAACAACCCAGCTTTATTTGAATTAATACAAGCTACTACAGAGTTGTATCTTGATGCACAAAACAAAAAACCTAAAGGTTCTAAGATGTATCTTGATGCACCTAGATTTAGAATTGAAGGTGGGTTAGTTGGAGGTTCTGTTGAGAGATTCCGTACTGGTAAAGATGAAAATCTTATTAAGAGATGGTACCAGAATGCACGAGATTTCTTTAAGGATGCTAAAGATGACTATGATCAAGGAATAGTATCAACAACACAAAGAAGATTATCCGTAGGAGATTTTTTTGATGATGACCGTGATGGAATTCCTGTACACGGTATTTCTAACTTAGAGCATCAAAATGTATCTCTTGAGCTTAGTTCTACTATCTTAAGATATGCTTACTCACTAGAAGTACAGAAGGAGTTACTGGACATGAACCCTATTCTGAAAGCAGTTAAAAATGCAATGCGGGATCCACTTACTGGACAATATAACGCTATTCAGCCTATTGAGGATATGAATAAGAAGATGCGTAGTGCAAGAAGTAAATGGTTTAACAGAGGCGGTAAGCGTGAAAACATTAGAGCTAAAACTATAGATAACTTCTATGACTGGATGTTCTTAGGACAAAACAACACGGGAGTATTATCTCAGAAATGGATTGTCAATCTTACTAATAAACTATTTAAGAGAGCATCATTAGGATTCTTTGGATTAAATATAGATAGTGCCCTTGTCAATTACTTTGACGCCGTGTTGCAAAATAATATTGAAGCAGCTGCAGGTAAGTATCTTAACTTAGTTAGTTACCAAAGAGGTTTAGCAAGATCTGGTGGTGTAATGGCTAGTATCAGTTTTTCTTTATATGCTGATGAGAAAGACAAATCTCTTGATGTTCAAGTTTCTATGGCATTTGATCCTACTCAAGGATACTTCCAAAAAACATTAGGCAGATCATTAACTCGATCACTTGCACGTGATGCAGCTGAGATGACTTGGTTAACAAGTACTCGTCAATGGCTTGACATGCAAGCTTCTTTGTCTGTGTTGTGGGGAATGATGGAGCATAAGAAAATCACAAGAACTGTAGATGGTGTTCCTATAACTATCAATTATGCTGATGCTTGGGAGAAAGTAGATGGTCAACTTAAATTAAAAGATGGTATTAACCTAGAATACTCACACGAGAAGGTAACCCATGATGTATTACCTGGAGAAACACTAGATCAAATTGCTAAGAAGTATGATGTTACAGTAGATAGAATTAAAGAACTTAACCGTCTAAAGTCTAATGACTTAGATCAAATAGAGCAGCTTAAGATATCTAACTCTGAGGAATTCAAAAAATTCAGAAACCGAGTACAAGGAGTTATTACAAACATCCAAGGAGCATTTGCTAAGTTTGACCAGCCTGAAGCTAACCGTTATGTTGCATATCGCTATATTACATTCTTACAAAAGTATTTTACTAGAGGTTTATTAAAACGTTTTGCTCATAGAGGTAAGTTCTGGAGCCCAGAAGAGAGATATGATATTGGAACAGGAGACAGTGAAATGGGATTCTATGTTCAAGCTCTATCCGGTATTTTGCGTAATGTTAGAAATGTAGGCAATGGTGCTATGTTTATGACTGATGAAGAGAAAAAATCTACTATGCGTATGGTGGCAGAGGCAGCTCAGATTCTTATCAACTCTATCTTAATTAGATTACTGTTTGGTTTTGATATGGGGGATGATGATAAGTTCAATAAGATCAGAGAGCGCAGTGGCCCATTACCTGGTTTATTTACAGATGAGGATAACCCTGACTTTGACTTTGGTGGATGGCTAGGCAATCACGCCCTATACCTTTTATTAAAAACAAAAGCAGATGCTGAAGCTTGGATTCCAATCCCAGGTTTAGGTTTAGATGACTACACTCAGAAGTTAGCATTAACATCTGCAGTATACGGTACCACCTTTGAAGCATATAGTAAAATCTTAGGTATGTTACCTGCTACAATTGCAGGAGATGATGCAGCATTCTATGTAAGAGATATTGGTCCTTACAGCTGGCAGAAAGAAGGGGGATCTAAAATGATCAACTATACCATGAAAGCTATAGGTATTACTGGTAACAACGTAGAGCCTGGTTTAGCTATCAAAAACTTTGTACAAATTGAGAAGAAGAAAGCTCAGCAAAGTATTTTTGATATTTTACTTAGCAACCTTACATTTGGTAATTCTTATGAGAAAGGAATAGAAAACAAAAGAAATTAATTAATATATTAGCAACATGAAAAAATACTCTTACACAGAACTAGAAGCAAAGTTTGCTGAACTAGGTTACCAATGGCCAACCCTACATATTGTAGGAGTAAGGTCTAAAGCAAATGAGAAGAACAAGTTTGATGATACCTTTTACTTAGTAAATGGTCCATTGATGCATGTATTCTCAGGAACAACTAATCCAGGTACACACTGGTTGAAGAACTTGCTAAATCCAAAAGGTACAGCAGTGTTAAAGCCAGGACAATATGTTGATGCTTACCAATTAGGATTACACCAAGGTAAATACAAAGCATTAGTGCAGCGTAAACCTGTAACTGTATACCGTGATGGTGACAAAGATGATACTGCAGAAGAGCAAGGTAAAGAAGATACCGGTTTATTTGGTATTAACATACACCGTGCTAATCCTAATGCTGTATCTAGCATCATTGATAAATGGTCAGCAGGATGTCAAGTACTTAATGATCCTAAGCAATATGCTACATTAATTACAACTTGTGAAGATTCAGCTAAAAGTGCATTTACTTACACTTTACTTAGAGAATTCTAATGTTTAGTCACGGAAATACAATGGTATTTGGGGTCATATTTGGTATGGCCTTTATATCATTATTTGTTTACTACATTAATAGACTATTTAAAGCTGATACCAAAGACATATTAGTAAGGTTTATCTTATTAATCTTTGCATCTTTGGTAGGAGTATTTATAGTAGATAAGGTAGTAGCATTTGGAATGCCATTGCTGAGTGGCCACCAGAACCAAGAGTTATTTGACTTAATAAAAACACTAACCCTAATGATCTTCTCGTACTACTTTGGTACACAGAAGGCAGAAAAAACACAAGTATGAAAAAGTTTTTCTATGATCTATTTAGCAATGAGTCTTCTCTCTCAAGTAAGAGAGTCTTATCTGCATTCACATTATTCAATATTATTATCTTAGCATACGTTGCTACTTTCCGTAATGATGATCATATCACCCCGGAGTTTATGTTTGACGCTCTATGTCTAATAGCAGGTGGAGGACTAGGCTTAACGGTTATTGAAAAGATTTTTGATAAAAGGAAAGAGGTACCAGCACCAGTACAACCGGCTCCTGAGCCACAACCTGAGATCAACTATGACAACACGCCAACTGAAGAAACTGTATAGCGATATAGCTGTAGCAGTAGCCCTTGTAATTATTGTAATCTCTATCGCAATATTACAATATAAGAATAAGGTAAAAGATCTTAAGATAGAGGATCTTAAGCGTCAAGCATATGCTGGTGATGTACGAGATAGTATCTTAGTAGATTCTTTAAAGCTTAAGATACTACAAGACAGCTTGGAGATTGTTGATATTCAACGAGTTAACAGTATAAACACTATAAACAAACAAGATGACAAAGATAAAGGTGATCGGGATATACTTATTGCTATTATCCCTAATGCAGATGATGAGCAGCGTGACCGTATATGGGCAGCTTACTCCCCAAAGAATTAATTATAATGGTGCCAAAGGTATCTTCTTCACAGATAAACAAGAGGAGTTCTTGCTTAAATCTATTGTGGACTATGACTACTTGCAGAAAAGTATTGCAGGCAAAGACCAGATCATTAAAACCTATGAACTCCGCATTCTTGATAAGGAGTTTGAGATCAAAAAAGTGGGTGGATACCTGGATGCAGCAAACCAAAGAACAACAGAGTGCCTTGATAGAAACTTTGTTTTACAATCAGACTTGGTAGTAGCAAGAGACTCAATAGAAACAACACAGGGTAAACTGCATACTTCTAGAAGAAATAATTGGATCTTTGGAGGAATATCCGTATTTTTATTAGGTATCTTTATAATAACAAACTAAATTATATATACAATGGCAAAGGTAAAGAAAAACACAGCAGCATTTGTAATGCCTGCTAAATCAAGTAACTCTCGCGTATTAGCAGGAGCACACTTTAGTAAAGGTGGTACAGCAAAAGCAAAACCAACAATGAAAAGAGGTGGGGGTATGAAGAAAGGATGTTGATGGATAACAAGTATCAATTTCTTAAAGCTCAAGTAAAAGCATTTCATCCTCAGTGGTCTGAGGAACAAATAGATGCTGAGTGCAAAAACATATTAGCCGGCAAAAGCGAAGACGCAGATGATGGCTGTTTATACTGTGGATCTTAAATAAAACATAAAACAATGGCTAAGAAAAAATTACCAAAAGCTCAACCTGGAAGAGAGACGGAGGATACTATAAGTACTCCGGCATATGATCCGATTAAGGTCAACCAGCAGAAACAAAAGATGTTAGATCTTCTCTATGGTGTTCCTACCACTCCCCGTGAATATATGCCCAGAATTAAATCTCGTATTAAAGCAGATACAACACCAACAAATACAACACCTGGCCCTAGGATAAATCCTGATACAATGCAAATACAAATGGCACCAGGTGAAGCTAAAAGAGGTGGTGCTATTACAGCTATGGACCAAGTTCAGAATTTCTATAAGACAAAATTAAACAAAGGAGGTAAGAAATAATGAAAGATGATATCCAAACTCTAATCAAGAATATGCCTACAATCATGACATACATGACTGAGTTAAATGTACTTGTAAATAACTTACCTAAGGATACTGCAACAGATTTAACAGTTACTATTGGCAAGTCTAACTTTAAGCTTAACAAAGATAAAGATAAAGATCTTTACTTTAAATTTTTAGAGACTGTTAGCGAAACCTCTGTACAAAAAATCTATAAGCTTAGAGACATGATTGATAGTTTAATGTATAACGGCGGTGATGCAGCAGCCGCAGAAAAATTAGGATAATTATGGCAAAAGTAGCAACTATAAAAAGCAATTCCCCTAAGCGTACTAAAGTTAGCCGCCCAGGGGTTATTGCAAAAACAAAAACTAGTCGATCAAAGACTAGTAAGTTATACAAGAAAAGTTATAGAGGTCAGGGTTAAACTCCTAGTATCTTAGTGATATTAGGTTTAAAGTAATTCTTACCTTTAAGGATCTTCCCATCTTCTCTGAGGATGGGTTTTCCATTTTCATCTAGCTTACTCATGTTGGACCTATGGATTTCTGTGAAGACTTCTTCAATCCTGTCTTGTAAGCCATGCTTAAGAATAGTCCCGTAAATGATATAAAGCTGGTCACCAAGAGCATCTGCAATACCCACAAGGTCATCATCACCGCAAGCTTCAAGGTACTCGTTGTTCTCTTCTTCCAAGAGCCTGTGACGTAACTCATATTGTTCTTGTGTTAGTTGTTTGTAATCTTGTGGATCAGGCATGTTAAACGCGGTATGGAACTCCGCTACCATATTGATATACTTCTTCATTAATATCCTTTATCTCCGTTACTATTATAATTTACTTTATCTATATCATGGTCAGTACCATTCTTAGACATGTTTACCAAGCCTAGCATATCTGTATTCTTAGTATAGTCACTAGTCCACATAGACAATCTATCTACAGATTTGTTATAAAGCTTATGCTTAGCGTATGCTTCTTTAAGCTTACAGTGTCTTTCACCTTTCTCATTTAACATAGCCTCTAGTAAGATAAGATAGTTTATCACATCTCCAATCTTTTCAGACACTAGTTCATTTGTAACAGGTACATTATCAGATACTATATCTTTAATAGAAACTAAATGCTTAGTCATATAGCTCCAGAGAACTTCAGCTGATGTGCTGTGGAGGGATAATCCCCCCGCAGCTTCATCAAAGTTTCTGAATACATTATCATCTTTAGCGTACTCTTTATGTTTAGTTAGTAGAGATTGGCGCACCAGGTCGATGCGCTTCTCTACTCTTCTGCTAAAATCTTCTCTTGTCATAAATCAGGTAAATCAAATGTGGGTAATTCGTCACCGTCAAAGTTAAAGAATTCTACCTTCTCCTCAACAACTTTTTCTTGAATTTCTTCCACTAAAAGACTTAAGTCATCTTCTATAACATCTGTAGGACTAGTAAGCTTAGGCTTAGTTATCTCAGCTATTACTTCAAAGATGTCTAGTTGGTTAGTAGGTTGTACTTCCTCCTGTACAGGTTCTTGTACAAACTCCATATCGCAATCCATCTGTGTTAAAGTAGTTAACGCAAAGTATTTGTTAATAACTTTGTGGCATTCTGATTGATCCTCAAACCAGTTCTTAGGATGTGACATGCGTAATGCGGTAGCTACACAGTTGTAGAAGTTCCACGCATTAGTGTGGTCCATGTTGTCAAATAGGACAACTTTATTAAGGAGACGGTCCCTTACTGAAGAGGCTTGCTCTTTATTAAGACACTGCTTCTCAATAAACATCTCACCTACTAATTGCGAATAAGTATGCAAGCTAGCCGTCTGATTAATAAGCACATCTCTTGATTCAAGTAACTCAGCATAATGAACATTGGCCATATTAAGTTGAGTCTGAATCATAGAAATAGCTTCTTCATCAGCTTTGCCTGTATGCTTTCTAGCATAACTAGATAGGTCACCAGCAAAGATATAGTTACCAGTCTTTGGTATGTATACACCTATGCCACACTTAAATCTCATAGACTTATCATAAGAGTTACCCCAGATAAACATCATCTTCATATCAGGATCTGTACCCTGGTCTAGTATATATATACCGTTTGCAACATTACCGCCAATACTTGCGCGGTATAATTCTGATTCTACATTAAAGCCACGAGTAACAAGTTCTTCATGAACTTTATCTATAATAGACTTGTGGCTAATAGGAGTATAGCGCCCCCCGTGGTTAGGGAGGGCTATACTTTCTAAGTACTCTCTGGTTATACCAGTTGGAATTCTTTTACTCATTTTAAAATAAATTTAGTTGGGCACTTGCATTTTTCTTGTTAATGTGTTCTATCTCTTTATAGATCTTCTCAAGATAATAGTCATCATTAACATCATAGGAAAACCAAGGCTTGTTAACATACTCATTGAATACAGTCTGCATCCATTTACCAGCCTCAGCTTGGATTTCTCGACCATCAGCAGAATTAATCTTAATGATTTTGCAACCATGATTTGATACATAATATCTTACCACGTTCTGCAGCTCATTGTTTATTCTCTGGCCTTTTACAAAACAGGTCTCCATAAAAAACCAATCTCCTTTCTTCTTTACACCAATACAATAATCAAAGATGTTTCTATTGCGTTGCAGATAAGCTTCAGGTACTATGTTGTGAACAAAATAATAATAGATAGCCTTAGATACTATAAGTGATGACTTGTTTTTATGTAAAGCGAGATCGCTAAACTCAAACCGGCCTTTACACTTAGTAGCATTGTAAGTATATACATCATTGTTCTGTTTGTATACATAGTGGGGATTCTTAACTTTAAGCTCTTCCCACTCTTCTTTAGTTACCTTCTTATCCTTTAGTACTGCAATGTAATTGTTGACATCTCCGATGATCATTCTGGAATATTCATCATGCTCAAGCTGCAGATTAGTCATTTGCTCCCACTTAGTACATACGCCAAGATAAACTTCACGCATGTTAGCAGGTATCATCATTTCTAGACCATCTGTATTTTGCATGAGAGGAATACTCCCAGGTATAGCATCAGATAACATCTCATATAACATAGTCAAACTAAGCTGACCGTTGATAGTGATGCGCATAGTGAATTCAGGATCATACAAGAAACAGTTCTCGTCATTACTTAAACCATAAGTACTGTTAAGTATAATCTTATATACATAGTTCTTTGGATCCTTCTTTGGAATCTTCTTTCTCTCATCAAAGAACCACTCATACTGCTCACAGAATTCTGCTTGCGGGATATGCGCAGGTGACCAGCCATTGCGGATAGCAAGGTTAGGATAGAAACTAGTAACGTCAGACGTCATTATTATCATACCATTACCTGCTTCATACACACCAGCCTTAGTAGCACCATGCAAACCACCCAAACCATAATCAGTTTTAACACCTTTGTGAGTCAGAGAATACTTGAACCCACCTTTAGTCTCATTAGTATTTATAACTAGAGATTTAAACTTCTCGTGGATGTTTATAAACTCCTTACGTTTAAACTTGATATACGGTAATATGATATCCCCTACATTGATGCTTTCTCTGATTGTCCTCATCTGCTTAAGATCATACTTGTTCATCCCTGTTTTCTCAGAAAGGAAATACAGGAACAACTCTTTAGATATCCTAGGCTCTGAAGCACTCATAAGATTAATGTTATACTCTGCAGTAAGAGATTTTCTGAGCATGATTTGATCTTTACTCAGTTCCATAATCCGCTTAGTTGCAGCTACGTCATTGATGCAATAACTTATAATAGTATCTATTTGATCTTGGTCATTGATATAAGTACTATGGTGTATTGGCATGTCTCGGACATTGTGCCAATCCATTGAGAACTCAATCCATTTAAGACTAGATCTTTTAGCAGGATTATCCCAGTGGTTAAGCTTGAAAACATCTAACTGCTTGATATGTAAGTCTCTTTCAGAGAACTCACTAAACTCATTAGCATTAGAGCGGTCAATAACCTCCTGTGCTTTTAGATATAGCAAGTGTGCTATTTCTTCAGCGGGCATATTCTCTAACCAGTCATAGTCACGTATCATATACTCAGTAATCTGAGAGTCAAAGTGAATACCGTTAAAAGAAATATGGAATTGTTCCTCTACTATATTATCATTTAGAAAACTTGCTAGAGCAGTAAAATCATTACGACTACTATGGATAACAAAGACATGTGTCTCATCTGTCTTGTACTCAGTAAAAACTGCAACAAAACAATTGATTAGGGTCTCGTAGTCCATTACCCAATTTTTGCTCATACATTTACATTTAAAAAATAAAGGGAGGACATGCCTCCCTTGTATAAACTTTTTTTATTTACTAGATGGTGGTGTTAGCCTCAGTTGGCGCAGCATCTAAAAATCCAGTATAATCATAAGAGTCTGCATTGATAGCAAACAATTTGATCATCTCCTCAATCTCAGAACGCTCCTCAATATAATATTCTTGGAAACTTTCTAGTGTGCGGCGCTCTTGTTTATAAGGGTTACCGTCTTGAGCAAGAGTTTTACGCTTTTCTGGATCACCATTTGGATCAATCTTAGGAACCATGTGAAATACTTGCTTCTTAGTATCGCTTATCATAGCTAATACTTTAACATTTGGGTCATAAATACCTTCAATGAAAGGACACTCACGTGTAACAGGCATTAACTTAAAGGTTTTTTGATTATTCCATTGACCTGTGGTCAAAATCATAGATTTATTTATACTCATCATTATTTGGTTTTTACAAATTTAGTTATTTGTTTGAGAAATCCAACTCTTTTTTTAAGACAGTTAGTTTTTCTTTCTTTAGATTTGGTGGGCTACACAATTGCCCCACCTCTTGCAGCACAGATTCATCAATATCTAAAGCTCTTGCGTAATCCCTATAATACTTTTCGGGATACAAATAACTTTCAAGATGCTCTTTGTTAGCTGTTGATATGCCGTGACATTTAATAATCTTGTCCTTGTATACATCAGGGAACTTGCTATAGTTGCCGGATATGAAGGCATCCCATATAGGTAAGCCAGCCATCCGAAATATATAGGCACCTCTTCCATTTGACAGCTCATAATAATCCTCAAATAATACATGATTCATAAGGCGAGCTTTTTCAAACTGATGAAATTCTGGTGTAGACTGTAAATCAAACACACAGATTAAGAACTTTGCATCGAGATCTAATTCATTATCCCATGCAACATATGTCTGATACGGCATAAAATTAGACACATGTATGTCTAATGCAGGATATAAGAATATCCTAGACTTTTGAAAATACTTACCATATACATTTTTGATCATACATTATAAAATTACATTACCAACCTCATATTCATAAGGTAAGTCAAATTTTCTATTTGTGTAATGATAGTCTGCAATTTTCATTATCTCATCAAGCTTATCCATCCAGCTATTAAGAGTTACTTGACTAACTTCAAATGCATAACACTGGGTGAGCTTGTCAACCACTATGAAATGAAACTTAATCTGATAATTACTTAAGCCATAGTTAGCTCTTACTAATTTACAGTACACTGCAGCTTGCAACCAGTACTTATAATACTCTACGGTCTCCGGGAAATCTTGTAATAGTTTTCCACTAGTCTTGAGATCATTAATATAAATCACTTTGGCACCGTGATCAATGTTAACATTATCTACAAAACCCCTAAGACCAAAGGCATACTTTGTGTCCATTACAAATGGCACCTCACTCATACTAAAGGGACCCCCTATATTGAGTAAGCTTGTAATCTTCTCATTAGATCTTACGATCTCAGCATAACCTTTTACTTTGTTCAGGGTTTCCTCGTCTATAACAGCCTTGTCACCCTTTGTAGTTAAGAAGTTATAGTAACTTATACTTGCGTCAGTTATTACTTTCTCAACTCTTTGTGCATCAGTCTTGAGACTCTGATACAGATTGATTTCCTTTAATGTATCAAGGATCTCAAACTCATTCTGCTCCAAAGATAAGTCAAGATTGTTATTAGCCCAGGCTCTTGTGAATACCTTGTCAACAACATTCTTAATGCTGTCACCCGGTAAGTTTACCGGGGACACCACATACTTATCATGAAACTTATCCTCTTCTAGGAGAAGACAATGAAGCAGGCTACCTTCAATCAGGTGCTGCTCCATCTTGTCCTCTCTTTGGTTTAAGATGTAATGCTTGTAAAAAGCACTAGGGGCAAACAATAATTTGTTGAACCCGGAATAACTAAAGTGAAACTTCTTCTTGTAGAAGTTCTCCTCCGCTTGGAAATCTATCATCTTGTTTATTTAAAAGTTTATCTACCTTGATTTGCATCTCTGCAGTTAATCTAATATCTACAACCTCAAAGTTGTCACTATAAGTTCTAGACCCACCTAATACACTAGCCTTAACAGTATCCAATAGTTCTTGAGTTAGTAACTCTTTCTCTATAGATACGTCTAGGATAGCATCTTTGTCCCAGCGGTACTTGTTATAACCAATCCAGTTAGTCAAAGACTTAAAGGCTACAGTATTTCTATACTTATGATTATAGATAGCGTTTCTACCAAACTCTTCTAGGAGTAATGCTAGATAGACAAAGCTTTTCTCATAGTTACATCCGGCCATAATGGTCATAGCAACTAGGTGATTATCTTTATCCCCACTATTTAGCATAGTTCTCAAAGATTCAAAGGCATCTCTATCAATAACAGTGTCACCAATAAGATTATTAAATACTTCTTGTGAATAAACATTACTAAGGTTTGCACCAAATAGTAAGAAGTCATCTGTTACAGTTGTTATATACTCACCATAGTAGTCCCCACTTTGAAATGATTTACCATTTAAGCTATTACCATAGAGATTTTTAGTAGGCTTAATGTGATTATTTATATAAAATGGTTCAACAACAGATCTATTTATAATAACATTTTTACCAGTATAGGTAGATAATTGCACTATAAGATTATCTATATCAGCACCAGTTCTAAAACCTTTAACAAATGGGATTATATCAGAGGTCTTTACATGATATAGGTGTTTAGTATCTAGACCTGCCTCTACAGAATCTACAGATGCAATTATTACATCTGCAGTATCCCTATCTCTAACAGTCTTGATCTTCTTTTCCTCCAAGAAAGGCTTAGCCTTATCTCTAGGAATACTGCACTTAGGTGCAAAGTATATTGTTTTTACATTAGTGAGATCTAATTTCTTATCAGCAGTTGACTGCTTAAATACTTTTAGATACTCCTGTTCATTCCAGCGGTAATATAGATATTTTCCTTTATCATCCACTAGTACGCGGCTAGCTTCAAGTACCAGCTCATTATTACTTACAGTAAGTGTTAGTTGTTCTTGTATCATAATTAAAATGGTAATGGAGCTTCAGTTTTAGGCTCCTCTTTAGGTTTATTTTCCTCCATAAACTCTTGGTAAGTCCTGGTCCAAGTAGGTGTAAGTTTTACAAACCTTCTTGCATCATCAGACAGGTTATCTTTAACACAATCTTCAATTGTATCCGCAATAAGATTATCATATATCTCCTCATTTAACCAACCCTTCTTAAGGAATAGTTTTATAGCAGCAGGATAATCTTTATGTCTAAGACTACTTAGATCTAATTTACTATTCATAATATTATAATTATTAGTAGTCATACTATTAGTTATAGTATAGTACTCAGCTTTGAAAAGCTTATAGATATAATACATAGAATTCTCATAGTTACAATTGAATAACATCTCTGCAGCAACGTTGCGGTTTTCTATGTCAGCGTTAAACATACTAAATAGAGTATGATATACAGACTCATCTATGGTGACACGCTCTATAGAATTAAAGATTAACTCTTCATCTATAACAGGTGTCTTCATAGATAGTATGCGGTATAACATCTCTACAGTTCTTGAATGCAGGAAGTTATATGTCCATTCATTATTATGTAGGGGTGACCAAGAATCATAATAGCGGTAATATGCTTTAGAGAATACCATCCAGTTCTCAGTATCCATAATAGTATTAAAGACACCACCTTTCAGTTTTATCTTCTCTCTACTAAAGTCATCAGGCATATCATACCTCATTACAGAGCAATTGCTAGCTACGAGAGCATTAGGAACTTGTTGATCTGCATTACCTCTACTCACATTATTACTATGACCAATAAAGAAATCTGCTTTAGATGCATCATTAGTAATGGTCCAGT